AATTGATCCAGTGGTTGAGCAGGTGATTGACCCGATGATTGATCCAGTGGTTGAGAAGGTGATTGAGTCGGTGATTGACACTATGTCTGAGTCGGTGATTGACCCGATGATTGATCCAGTGGTTGAGAAGGTGATTGAGTCAGTGATTGAGCCGATGTCTGAGTCGGTGATTGACACTATGTCTGAGTCGGTGATCGAGTCGGTGATTGAGTCGATGATTGAGTCGGTGATTGAGTCGGTGATTGAGTCGATGATTGAGGTTGAGCAGGTCATTGAACGAGCGACTGAACCCGTATCGGAAATGGCGGAGTCGGGTCTCTCCGAACCTACCCTCGTTCCGGTCGAACCTAAATCAAAAAAGAAACATAAAAGAAGATAATTGCGTATAGTATGACCATTATCCTAAAAAATGCAGGGTTTGACCTATTCTATACATTAACTCCCGCACAAATTGCCGCCACAATCACATAATACCCTGAGGGTGTCTTTTATTTAAGTAACAATACCGATGGTCTCAATCTAGGAAACAATACGATTGTACAAACCGACTATCCGAATATCAATGTGGTCAACGTAGGGAATCTATTAAGCTTTCCAAATCGATTCGTATCTCTTGGAGACAAACATTTACAAATTTTCTTTTATTTTGGGTTCAATTCTGGCAATTTCTCCTTTCCTATTTCGGATGTCATTCTTTACAAATCAAGACGATTAACTTCTCCGTATTCACAAAATGAGTACCAAGGCCAATGGACCGTCGTCGAGAAAACGTCCAATTTTGACTTGGTCTATACATTAACTCCTTCACAAATTGCTGCCACAATCACTGCATTCCCCGAGGGAATCTTTTATTTAAGCAACAATACCGATGCAGTCAATCTAGGAAATAATACTATTGTACAAACCGACTACGCGAACATGAATGTTCTCAACGTAGGCAATCTATTAAGCTTTCCGAATCGGTTCGTACCCTCTATTGGGCTCAAAAATTTACAAGTTTCCTTTTATGTTGGGTTCAATTCCGGCAATTTTGCTTTTCCTATTTCGGAGATTGTTCTACACCAATCCAAAGTGTTGCCTAGACCACCTACACCAATACCACCGACGCCAACCCCAAGACGGTTTAATCTGCAATTTACAAACAACGCAATGGTCTATTATAAATCCCATAGTTTATCCGTCGGTGGCGGAAGCGGTGTACGAAATGCTCGTCATAAAAAACGTAAAACTTAGGCAAACACATATTTTGAGAAACAGTGGATCATTCGATTGTATTCAATCGCACATTTCGAGTATTTTGTTTTCATACACGATTTGAACAAACGTTCTTGTTCTTCGCACATCTTAGGTTAGAAAACAGATAGGTTTCTGTTTCGTTTTTTTGGTTGGAACTGGATAAGTATCGTGTGTGGTTTCTACCAATGTATATCCTTGACTGTTGTAATAGGCTCTTCTTTTTTTCCATTGATTCACAAATGTGGGATGACTATCCACAATGTCTATCACGAGCGGCGCTTCATGCTTTACACGTAGGATTCTACCTACTGCTTGGGTCACATCCGTTTTTGGAGTGGCTAGAATCAATGTCGTCAATGTTTTGATATCCAGCGCCTCTTCTGCCATGGCAAACGTAGCCAATACAATTTGCTTGGCCTCGCTTTCTTTCAATGCAGACTGCTTCATTCCACCCACATAATACCCCACCGTCCCTAGTTGTCGGTATTCGATGGCATCGTGTAAGAAAGATAAGAGTTGCTTCGTATGAGACAATATCATCACTTGTTTCGTGGTTGGAAGCTTTAGAATTTGAGTTAGAATATTCAAGATGCATTCTTTTCGTGGATTGAATTCACTGATTTTTTTAATCATAGAGGTGTAATTGGTATCCCCCTTGAAATTTTTCACTACGGTATTGTATTCTTCATTGTCTGTACTATAGGAAACTTTATGCACGTACACTTGAGTTCGTTCGCGTTGAGCAGAATAGACAATCTCCCCTAGAAAGAGTTTGAAGACTTTGGTCAATCCATCTTTACGTTCCATCGTCGCAGATAATCCCAACATACACGGAGTGACCAACTGAAAGAGCGCATTGCTAAATACTTCTGCCGCAATGTGATGGGTTTCATCAATAATAGTAAATCCAAATTCTTGAAACACTTCTTTCGGGTACGATTTCATTGAAATGGATTGAAGCATACCAATCACAATATCTTTCCCAATATCTATCGTATCTCCCTGGATACGACCAATCGAGGCATTCGGTAGAAATTCACGAATTCGTTCCACCCATTGTTCTAGCAAGAATTCTTTGTGTACAATGACAATGGTTTTACGTTGAATCAAATGAATCAAATATAATGCCAAGATGGTTTTTCCGAACCCACACGGCAGTTCAAGAAGGCCCTGTCTGGTCCGCATAAAGGCATCCACTGCATCATGTTGGTCGGGTCGAATGGTACCACGAAATTCAACGTGAATGGGTTTACCTGGATACAATTGTTCGGGTACATCCCCGTATTTACGCAATCCGTAAAATCGGGGAGTATAGAATTTATTCGGAGATTCGCGATACGCATAAAACTCTTTGGTATCGCCGTATGAGTTTGCGGTTTGTGGAGAAAAGGTGAGCTGTCTCTTTAATTCTTGTTGTTGCGTGGCCGTTAGAAGGTCTTTAGGAATAGTGTATCCTTTTTGTCCGATGAACATACTACTGAAAATAAATAAAAGCAGACACATCAATTTTTAAATAATCTCTATAGTATGATTGTTTTACATGGCGTGGTCCTTGTCCTACTTTGTGTGATTATTTTACTCAACATTACACTGCCTCCTTCCATTCGTAGCTTCGGTATCGTTCCGGTCACCATCACTTTGATGTTTATGGTCATGTATTTGTTTACCCATTCGCCTTTATTAGGCATCGTGGGAATCGTCGCGGCATATACACTCCTACAATCTTCGAATCGTTCCATCCCATCGTTACCTTTCGATAGCGAGTTAACCCCAACCAATCAATTTCAAGAAACATTGGAAGAATATATCGTCAAGCGCATTGTCCCCATGGTTCAATCCACGCCCCATTTGAATGTCAAATATGCTCCAGAGAATACGCATAACGCGTCCTCTCTCCACTAATTTTTACATTCGGTTACAGTATGAAGGCAGAGTTCTTATTGTTTGCGGGCGCAACCTTCTATATCGTCGATACGTTGTATGACGGGAAATATACGAATCAACTCGCACACTATAAAAAGCATTTTAAGATTGCCACCATTTTGTTTGCCGTGTTTTCAATGTACCTGTTTATTCGAAAAAATCCAACCGAATCGAAGAATATGATGGGTCATTTGAATGGAATGATACGATACATGCCGATGGATAAGCAATCCAAAGATTTACTGACCCCCTTTTTAATATCCAATCAAGAACAACGTATCGTAACCTCTGGGAATGACTCCACTGCACGAAGTGTGAGTGGTACAAAGAAAAAATGGATTGCGGCGCAACAAGGCTGGAAATGTAACGATTGTCAAACACAATTGGATGCCTGGTTTGAAGTGGATCACAAAGTTCGATTGGCCGATGGAGGTTCAAACAATGTAGATAATTTAGTTGCCTTGTGTAGAAATTGTCACGGGAAAAAGACGACCCTTGAAAATTTATAATCTATTGTAGAATCAATGAAAATGGTGGATATATTAATGATTGTTGCGAGCTGTTTCGTGTGGCTAGTTGCCGTTTTTGTATTTCAAATCCTCTATATGGCTTGGTATATTATTCTATTGTCCGTGTTAGGCCTATTCATTTTTTTGTTCATCGTCTATTACGTTCCTCTTAAGAAAAAATATGATGAGACGATTTCCACCGCACAACAAACCTATCTGGACAACAAGGATGTTATCGACGAGGTGTATGTATCACAGCTCAAGGATGCGTGGACCAATGATGTGGCTGGACGCAATCTTTACTATTTATTGATGTTTGCCGTGTTTTGCTATACGCCTGTCTTGTATTACATCTTTTATTTGTTGTACCACGATCCGAAACAACCGACTTCCATCGACGGGTTTATGAACTGGTTCACGTTACTGAAGTCATTTATATTGTTGTTGCTGACCGCTATTCTGATGCTCTTGATTTTACTCATTTCTACCATCGGGTTTACGTATTTGTTATTATACATATCCGTACCCGTGGTATTCTTAGGAGGGGTATGGTGGACGGTCACTCGTAGATGGTTGACACTCTATACTGTATTTCGACTAACCATTATCGGGTTGCTGATCGGAGGCGGGTTCATCGTTGGATGGAACAATCTGCTTTACACTATAGTCGCAGGAATCATGATGGCCATGATTGCTTGGGGGGTTTTCATTCAATAATTACTTCAAGAGGGTTAATGCGACTTGCAACATGATATCGGCTGGATTCGTAGACAATTGTGTCAATACAGATTCAACCGAATGCAACGCCATCATTATCTTTGAAAACAACGGTGACAAAGCAAGACCGTGAAGACGAAGTTTTTGGTTCATTTCGAAGACGTCACATACCCGAAACGTCTGGTGTACTTGAACGGCCTGTTTAAATGTATGAATGATAAAGGCATGTAAATCGTCCAATACTTCATCCGGCAATTCTTTTTTACGGTCATTGGGGCCAATCAACCGAAAGGTATAAATCGCGGCATTGTCAAAATCCTGTACCGCAAAAGCTTGAATGATGTCCGTCATAATTTTTTTTTCTTCTTCCGTCAATGAAATCATCAATCCAAAATCAATCACACCAAGTGATTTTTCCTGAAAAATTAAATTGCCTACGTGAAGGTCTGCGTGAACAAAGCCTCCTACCAATAAGCTTTGCATAAGAATGTCCATCAATTGACTCGAATACATCTTTTTCTGTTCAGATGAACATTGTGATAGTGGTTCACCTGTCAAACGCGTCATGACAATCTGTTCCGAAGTACACAAGTCTTCTAATAAAGTTGGACATATGGGTTTAGTGAACATGGCCTGAAACCGTTTGTGATTTTCCACTTCTTTACGAAAATCCAATTGGGTATAAAAGATATCGGTGATTTCGTTCAATGCATCGCACAAGGTTGGTATGGGATAGACCCAATGAATCCACTCTACCCATTTATGAATGGCCAATATATTCTCCGTAACACGCTGGTCAATATTCCGGCGTTTGGTTTTAATCACGACAGATTGTCCACGGATTTGTCCTTCGAATACAATCGAGATAAGACCGGAACCAATCACCTTCCCTACGGCAAATTCCGGGATTTTCATTTCATCTTCTGTATAGGGAATGTTATGAACGGCAGAATGTAAATTGTATTTGGAAGCAACGGCTTGAAAAAATTTGGTATACACCAGGTTTACGCGTATGCATTTCGTCCAAAAGGATTCAATGTCGAATTTACGCGTAAACGCATATTTTCCGAATTCATAGGTGGCAATCCAAGCCAATTGTATAACCTCCATAGCGTAAATGTCCCTATGAATCTTTATACCGTTTTTAGGAATAGAACACTAAAATTGAAACTACTTTCAACATTTGAAGTCATTACAGTGGACAAAACGTTCACAACATGGCGCAATTACAGCTTTACCAAGAGCATCTTGCAGAAGTGAGAAAATCGGACCGTAAACTAGAACTTGGATTCTTGGAGGAGCGGAATCAGCAACGCGAACGTGAAATCCAAGAGTATCATAAGGAGAGTTTCCGTCGCTTCGGCCACCTCCACGGCTGGCGTCCCAACGATTGCCCGCCTACACGGATCGATGATGACCTTCCGGATGAAATTTGCGAGTACTATCAATGGTACTGCGAAGCGCTTTACCCGGGTTGGTTCAACCCCGACGAGTTTATCGTGACAACTGAACAAGAGGGTCTTTGGCCCGAGTTCCGCGCGACGTTCGAACAAGGTGCTGAACCAAACCCAATCGAGCTACGCATAGCTTGGAAAGCCTTCCTTGCGAAACGCGATGTTTAGAGATTAAACACCCTTTTTTACATTGTATTCAATAAAATTGAAATGTGTTCACTATAGATGAATAATTACAGTGACTAACTCTCACAATGGCACATCTACCACCGTTCAACGATCAGCCTTTGATGCGTTCGGACTCTTGGCGAACGATTGCCCCCGGTAGCGCGGAAGCGACTCCCTCCCTCGAAGGTCCCATCGAGACTCCCGAACAACGCAACGAAGCAGAAGAAGCCGAATTCTTCGCGTATTTTAAACAAAAGAATAAAGAGGACGACATCGAACGGCGCAAGCAGAAAATACGCGAACAACGTCCTCGGGACTATCCTTGGCTCTATCTTGACCAAGACGATGAGTCTGCCCTGATGGCGGTTCTATATGACGTGTGCCCGAATGAATTCCCAGATGAACTTCCAGAAGAGCCATCAGATTTGTACGAAGCCTATCGAAAGTTTCGTTGTATACGTGACTCAACTTGGTGTGACGACGTCCTACCTCTGCACGATGACCTACGCAAATCTCGGGAAGCATTCCTGTTGGAGCGAGGCCTCGTAGGTGTTTAGAGAAAACACCCTTTTTTACGAAAGCATCTGGAAAAGTAAAGGGAGAATGACGACCCAAGGAAAGGCGTGTCGTACCCTTTGTTTGAATGTCGCACGTTTGAAATAGTGTCCCATTTTTCCACATTTCGATTCATCGTATCGAACAGAGTCTGCATAATCAAATACGATGTCGCCCGTATGTAAATCCTTCCCTCCAAATTTAGTGCACTTATTCAAAATGGAGGTAGATTCAATCTGATAATAAACGCATTCGACGCAAGAAGGTTTTTCCATATCTCGAATGAATGGATTTGTATGCATACTGTAGTCTATATATTAAGATTCAATGAATTCAAGTGGTCGTCCGTCACTATACACGTGCATGTCTCCTAATTTAGTACGACGTGGATAATATCTAAAAAATTCAGATTCAAGTAAATTAACCACGTACCTTTCTAACACATTTTTCATGTCTGTAACGTCGCATATAGTTGGTATTGCACAGGTGCGTTCTTTTGTACCAAACGTGCCATCATACTTCAAATTACTTTTTACTTCCTTTACAAATCCAGTAATCGTTGGAGATAAAACTTGGTTGCCAATTTTGCGTAATAAATAATAAACAAGTCTTAAATCGTGACTTTTATTGGGGACAGACGATATAAGGTAACTGGTTGTGTCTCTCGGTTTTAACAATCTAAATCCGCTTCTCGAACCACACGTACCACTATTCAATGTATTGCATTCGGGTTCTGTGCATACTTCAGTATATACTTTTTTGGATGAATAGGCGCCATCTTTAAAATAACTTCTACCATAATCTATAATTTTAGCAAGATAAATGGATCTGAATATAATGACTTTAGTTGGTGTGTGATAATGATACTTTATGTATTTTTTTTTTGAGGGTTCATATAACAATACATTTTGACCGTGTAAATCATAATGCGTAAATACATCTTTCATGCAGTCTAATACAAAGTAAATTTGATATAAGGTTGAAATAAACTCATAATTTATGGCAGCTTTCGAAGAATGAATCAAGTCTTCCATCAAAATAACATCCTTCAAATGTTGAATTAACACGGCGACTTTGACGGGCGACTTACATCCTTCTTTTAAACTGTAAACCTGAGGCGCTACGTTTTTTTTAAATACAGAAGCTTCCATTACTTTGGTGTTTTGAACGAGTTCCCAACCATTCGTTGTTGGGTACTTCAGTAATTTATAGGTTTCTACGAAACACGGAAATCGTAAAGACATTTTATTTAGAAATTGTCCAACTCTATATTCATACATTAAGTTATCCGAAAGTTCCCGTACGGATGATTTTAATATGGCATACGAAGAATACCCTTTATGTGTAAATTTAAGTTCATTCACAAACCCGTTTACCGATACAGCTCCGATGCGTTTAATGGGATATTTGATGTAATCAAAACTAAAATTCCCGAAAAAAGCCTTTATTTTTTTGATTTCTTTTCCAAATGCAATACATACCCCGGAATCGTTACACACTGCATTTAGAAACGCTGCAATACGTTTGTGTCTGGTTTTCTTCATAAATCGTTGAATAATTGCTGCATTTCTTGCACGAGGTGTTAAATTGGTTCTTGGTATTTCGCGAATTCTGCGAAACCAACCAAGATTGTAAAACCAATCATATGGTTTAGGTACTTGCACGGTTACCTCTTCACAATCACTTCGAGTGCCTTTGCATCGGAGTTTATTTTGAGGATAGGGTTCACAGTCACCCGTTTTTTTGTTTCGTCGAGTACCATTTCTGCATCGTCTTAGTTCAGGATAGGTTTCACAATCACTTGTTTGTTTGTTTCGTCGAGTGCCATTTCTGCATCTCTCCATTCTATAGATGGATAAAATTCACGAGACTAAAATTGAAGTTGTAATCACACATTCAATCATCATAACATGAAATGCGCTAAAGAAGGATGTCAATTCAAGAAGGGTGAACTCAATGCCTATTGCGGAAAACACCAGGCAACCCACTTTTTAGAAGTGACCCAAGAAGCTGGAAAGAAAGTGTGTTCAAATTACGCCCGTGGTTGTCGAGCACAACTTGTTATGACCTACACACGATCCAGATGTGAACCGTGTCTGAAGAAAGACCGAGAAAAAGACAATGCTGCACGAGCAAAGAAGGTCCTACAAGTAACTCAGGAAGGAAAGAAAGCGTGTAACACCTGCTTACAAGTAGTTTCATTGGATTGTTTTCAAGGCATACATGGCGAAACACTGACGTGTAATGTATGTCGAGATACAAACAAACGTGCGGATGCCAATCGAGACAAAAAACACGTTCAGGCACTTGCCCGTAAAAATGCCGCAAAACCGGAGCGCAAGGAAGTCAAACAAGCTTGGAAGGAAGAGAATTATGATAAGGTTGCCACATACTGGGTCGATGCGCGAAAGCGAGCGATTGAAACAGACTTGGAAGGATACCTCAAGAAAAATGCCGAACAAGCAAAGAAGTGGCGTGATGCGAATCCAGAAAAGGTCAAAGAAATGAAACAACAGAGGGTCAATTGCATGGAAAGTCAGTATGGTGTCTATCAAACCTCCGCAAAAATGAAAAATCTAGAGTTTACGATACCCTTGGAAACTTTTCTAGAATATGTACAATTGCCTTGTTATTACTGCGGCATTATTCAAGAAAAGGGGTTCAATGGATTGGACCGATTGGATTCAAGCGCCCATTATACGGTCGAAAACTGTGTCGGTTGTTGTGAAATGTGTAATATGATGAAAGGAACGATTAGTCCTTCTGTGTTTGTGCATCGGGTTGAACACATCTTGACGAATTTACGTCTTATCGAAGGTACACTGTATCCAACGGAATTCTCAAATACGAAAGGATGTACATATTCTAGTTATAAGGGTAGAGCAAAAGACAAGGGTCTTTGTTTTGAAATTACGGAAAAACAATTTTCAGAGAAACGTCAATCCCCTTGTTACTTGTGCGGAAAAGAACAGAGTGGTACTCATAAAAATGGACTAGATCGTATGGATAATTCAAAAGGATATACTGAAGAAAATGTGCATAGCTGTTGCGGAGATTGTAATTATTTGAAACGAAATTATGAGTATGACACTCTAATGACAAAATGTCATATGATCTATGCATATCAGAAAGTATATCCAATCGCCGAACATAATATGAAAGTCATTGAAAATATAGTTACTGGAAATAAATTAACCAATGAGAAAAAGACTGATAATGAAGTCGCTCGGAAGAAAGTAAAACAAGAAGATTTATTTGAAAAATACACAAATGAATTCGCAAGAAAGGAATGGATCGGTTCAATCGTTAAAAAAAGAAAGGAACGATCATAATTCATTATCAAGTAAAATATTGTAATGTTTTTTCCAAACTCGTATAAAATAAAAATAACCATTTTTATTTTATGTTCGTAATAAATATAAAGCCAGTTCTATTATGTATGCTAAACCATCCATACAATACACGATACTAATTACTGTACGCGAGCCCCCCCATACCGCTCATAATTCTGAGCACGTTGTAGTTGGTTGCGTAGACGCGCACCTTGGCGGTCGAAGTGCCTTCGACGGTGGCGTTCGAGAGAACGAGCTGGAGGGTGGCATTGTCAATGCGCGAGAAGTTGCAGGTGCCCGAGGGCTGGTGCTCCTCAGGGCGGAGAGCGAAGGAGTAAACGTTGATGCCAGTGTCGGGGGTGCGAGTGTGGCTGAAGAAGGGCTGGACGAGGTCGAAGTACGACCCTTCACGCTCAGAGAAGCGGTCCTGACCGTTGAGCTGGAGCTTGGCAGTGACCACTGGGTTCTCGCCCCAACAGTGGAGGCCGAGCGCGGTCTCGGAGAGCACAAAGGTGCCTGCATCCGACACGTAGGATTCTGCGAGAGAACCCTGTCCGACCTGAGGCACAAAGTTGGGGTCGGTGTAGTAGGCAGTGGAACCGCTTGCACCAGAGGAGCCCCACAAACCGTATAGATTGGTACCACCGAAGGCATTGCCGGAGAGGTCCGCGTCAACCGCTCCCGCGTTCTGGAAAAGACCATCCGCGGTAATGAAATCAAAGTTGTTGGAGCCACTCTTGCCGGCATTACCGGCTACCGAGTTAGGACCGCCGAACGCGTGGATGGCATTGGGGAGCGCATCAATTGAATCGGTGTAGTTGAAGGGCTGGGCTCCAAGCACGCGGTTGAGGAGGGTACCCGACTCGAGAGACGAGCAGTAGTCCACGTTCGAGTCTGGCTGTACAACCCAAATGAGTTCCTTGACGGGATGGTTGAAGTTCAACTTAATCTTGTTCGAGGACGAACCGACCGACTCATCACCAGTGAACTGGAGCTGGTCAATGAGATACTCGTGCGGGTTCTGGGCCATACGACGGCGCTCATCCGTGTCGAGGAAAACGTAGTCTACGAAGAGAGAGGCGGCGACGAGCGACTGGTTGTAGGCCGCGGATACCTTGACGGAACCGCTCTCCGCCGAGAGGGTGTTCACTGCCCAAAGACATTCATCAATGGGACGAAGATCAATGTTGACACGAACCTCGTGGTACTGGAGGGCAATGAGGGGAAGGGCGAGACCAGGGTTTTTACAGAACCAGAACTGGAGAGGAATGTAGAGAGTGGTTTCCGGGAGGGCATTGCGAGGGGCGCAAATCTGGCGAGGAGCGTCCGACTGACAAGGACCATCGACGTTGGAGAAGGCAGGGTCCGTGAGGTACGTGAGCTGGGTGGTATTGCCAACCATCGAGTAGTAGCCCTTCTCCTGTCCAGCGGACATGGTGAGCTGGTTCCAGATGTGCATCCAGTCTCCGTAGTGGCGGTCGATGCGCTGACCACCAATCTCAACCTCTACCTGGGCAATGAGTTGCTCACCTGGGAAATCCAACCAACGTGCGTGAACACCATTGCCGTTATTGAGGTCCTGCCCAATTTGAGGGAGAGTGACTTGAAGAATGGTGTGGTAGGCAAGGTCGCCGTTACGTGAAATGGTACAGGTGACACGGCGTCCGAAATCAGCCTGACCATTGAAGGTTTGCTCGATGGATTCCATTGCAAAGTTGGTGTATCGTCGATAAGTAACTTTCCAGTAAGTGATCTGAGGGTTACCCGTAAGGTAAACATCCTGGGCACCATAAGCGACTAATTGCATTAAACCTCCTCCCATGCTATACTATTGCTAAAGAAAAAAAAACTGGGATTATTTACAATAATTCCGAAGAAACCGTCCTAAAAATAGTGGATCAAAGTATTCCTTAAGATTGTGATGTCTTTTTGAGAACGTATAGGTATTGTTTGTTTTGGTCACGGACCATCCGTCTTCAATGGCATTCATAATAATCCGTGTTCGAACACTCATAAGATGATTCTAGAAACAATATACGTATTTTTAATTTAAAACAGTTTTGGCTGTACTAATTAAAATGCCATTTAAACCTAAACCTACCAAGAAAATAGACGATGTAGTCGTGCAAATGTTGGATACGAAACATAGAGAATACGTGGAGCGTTTCGAGGCAGAAACATCCGTGATTATTCCTAAATTATTAGAAGAGGCATCCCTTGAAACCAATCCCGCCAAGGTTGCACAACTTCACGATACAATTGATAAAATGAGAGAATCCCAATTAAACTATTATCTGGATAACAGTAAGCACATATTTGCTTATTTTGAAGATAAAAAGAGTATTTCCGAAAACAAATCCAAAACAACGGTATTGAATAATTTCTTCAATATTGTTCGCACAGGAGATGCTTCTCATAAAATGAATCGTCACGCGGTTCAGTACTTACGCAATGTAGACGATTCATTTTTACCTTCTGACCAATTTGTGTATCCAATTTCCATTTGTACAAAATGTGAAAAGGGGGAACTGATTCATGTAGATTATGAAGGTATGATGATTTGCAACAATCCATCTTGTGCGTGTCAATTTCATGTATTGATTGAAAACGAACGTCCGTCTTACAAAGACCCCCCGAAAGAAATCTGTTTCTATGCCTATAAACGTATTAATCATTTTCGTGAAATTTTAGCACAATTCCAAGCGAAAGAAACGACACAAATCCCATCCGATATTTTAGAAAATATTCAATTGCAAATTAAAAAGGAACGTATCCAATTGGAAAGTATCACCAATAAAAAGACGAAGGAAATTCTAAAGAAATTCGGGTATAACAAATATTATGAACATATCCCTTTCATCAAAGATAAGTTAGGCATCAAACCGCCAACGATGAGTCCTGAACTCGAAGAAAAATTGTGCAATTTATTTATTGAAATTCAACGACCCTATGCCAAATTTTGTCCGGATGCTCGTGTCAACTTTTTGAACTACTATTATACCATCTATAAACTATGTGAACTGTTAGAGGAAGATCATTTCTTACCCTTTTTCCCAATGTTAAAAGACCGTGAAAAACGAATTGAACAAGACGAGATTTGGAAAAACATTTGCAATGATCTAAATTGGCAATTTATCCCCACGATTTGAAATACATTGTCTTCCCATTTCAACCAATTCTTCTCGAAAAGGTTGGTTGCACAGCACCTTTCCGATATGGTATGGATGAATCGAACCGATGGGTGTAGTAAAAATATACACAAATTTGCCATTAGGCACCACAGTATTCGAACATACAATATCAAATAGTTTGACAAAGATATGCTGCATAAATTCGATAGGGGAGTCCAGATTTACAGTTCTTTTATGGTCAATCATCACCACCAAAAGGGTATCTTGCTCTACATCGGGTATCGGACAATGTTTCACCAATCCACCATCGATGTAATATTCCCCCTTGTATACAATAGGGGTGAATAAAAAGGGAATGGCAGAGGACATGGATATTGCCTGTATCACGGGCAATTCTGGAAAGGTTTGATGATTGACATCCACCGAGTTCATATGCGTAACGGACGTGGTGTAAATATGTATATTCATACCGGAACGTTCATGGAACTCTTTCATCGTAATGGATATGGGTATATCGTATGCATTAAAAAAAGGAAGAAGAAGTTCTTCAAAACAAGAAGAATCTACAAACCCTTTGTGAGTAAACATATTTTCCATATCTATTTTGAACCATTTGTCTAGAGGACGTTGGATGAAATAATCTACCATTTCTTGGATTGGAACACCCATAGCAAGTAACACGCCTAGAATAGAACCCGCCGATGAACCATGTATACTTTTCAAGGTGGATATATCTAAGATAGATTCTTGTTGCAATTGTTGTAGCATACCTAATTGAATCAATCCATCGGGACCGGCAGATGAAATGACCAAATGTTCAATCATTAGTATAGTTGTGACAAATAAAGTGGCAATCCACTGCAATGATATCGTAAATTTTTAGTCTGTTTTTCGTATATGCAGGCAACGAAAATCAATTTAGACGAACTCTTTGAATTTAAGAAAGAACAAGATTTGAATACCTTGAAGACCTACAACCTCTTGTTGGAACGGGTCCATTTGAACATCAAACGTACTTCTAGGCAAAAAAACGAGAATCAATGCTGCTGGTATGTGGTTCCTGAATTTATTTTAGGGGTACCTCGATATGACGTCCGTAATTGTATCGCCTACATTGTACGCGAATTACAAGACAATGGGTTTAAAGTGACCTATACGCATCCCAATTTATTGTTTATAGTATGGTCGCATTGGGTACCGGATTATGTAAGGATGGAATACAAAAAACAAACGGGTGTATCCATTGATGGATATGGGAAGGAAGTCAAACAAGAGGATAAACCACCATCCATCATTAAATCGACCTCAAGTTACAAACCGTCTGGACTCATTTATAAAGACGACTTTATTCGTCTAATTTAAATTCGGAATGCATATAAAAAACGTTGTAACCAACGCGATTCTGTCTTACCAACCAGGACCAAGAGGTTTCTGGCACTCTATTTCTAGGTGTTTGGGCATCCCATTTTCATAGGGCCAGACAAGTTCAACTCGCAAGATTCTGGAATCGAACGCATTCTCTGATCGAGATACACGCTGCATCTCGACATTTTTGCGTCGCTTCTTGATTTTATTGCCAGAATACTTGGTCTCTCGGGAACCTAGCTCTTTTCGTGAAAAGCCCCCAGTTCGCTTGACGCGGTTCTGGTTTCCTTTCACGGTTTTGACGAAGGTGTCTGTTACTCTCAGCATTCTGTAAATGGATCTACAAATCTCTGTTATATAAATAGATTCAATTTTATTTCATGTTATTTGAATTGTTCCCATTTGATTGCACCGTATCATCATTTAACGACTTTATTCGAAGATGCCGTTGTTAAAAAACTCGTTTTACCGAGTCACAAGGCGCATATCCTCAGTGTTCACTTACCTCGAGTGGTTCGTCGCCTTCGGATTCAATATCCTCTAGCTCGAACGTCTCCGAAACCCAGCGTCCCATCTTTTCGATACGTCCAATCTCAGTGAGCTTGTCAGAGAGATCTTCAAACTCTAGTTTGAGAACGGGGAGAACGGGGTCGGCTTCGGGTTCGAGAGTGAACAACGCTGTGTTCTCATCACGAGATGCACGGTGTCGAGCCTTGCTCTTGATGGCACTCCATTTACGGCTTTCGCCATACTTTTCAGGTTTCTTTTCACGATGCTTCGCCTTGGAGGGGTTCACCTCCTTGGAGGGGTTCACTTCCTGCTTCTTCGTAGTAGGATTCGTCGACATTTGGAGGGCCTTTTACCTATCTCTTTCTATAGAATCAGTTTCAATTTTATGTGAAAAAAAGCGGTCCAGTTGGTATCACTCATCCTTGTGTGGTCTTATGATTGCACACTGAGTCTAACCGATTTGTGCATTTAAATCTCTCCAGACTCTCTCCAACCGCGTCACTTTGGGTAACATTTTTGGATAAACTCGGGATTGCCGCGCCCGGTTATTGTCCAGCCGACCCTTGTAGATTGGCTTTTTTTTCGCGGGGGCAACCATAACAGAACGTTGTGCCATTATGGATTTAGTATACATCTATTGATCTAAATATTTTGATTCAATTTTATGAAACTATTCCTATTTGACTTAAACCTTTGTTATAAGGTTATCTAATGGAGAGATCAGACGATGATATTTCAGAACTTACCTTCAACCCTTACAATCCGTGTAACAAAGAGATTAGTTTGAGCCAAGTTCAAACTATTCTATCCAAGTATGGGGTGAACGAACAAGCCATCGATATAGAATTGTATCGACGTGCATTTACACACCAATCTTACTGTATGCGTCCCTTGGATCAAAGGATTCAAATTGCAGTGTGTCCTCCCAAATGCATTCCCATTCAAGATAAATCCAATGAACGTTTAGAGTTTTTAGGGGATGGCGTGTTAGAATGCGTGACCAAATTTTATATGTACCGTCGTTTTACGCGTGAAAACGAGGGATTCATGACCGAGAAAAAAATCGCCTTGGTGAAAAACGAGTCCATCGGTTCTCTTGCGTTACAAATGGGATTGTCTGAATGGTATATTCTGTCTCGTCATTCAGAAGAAAAAAAATTACGTACCAATTTGAAGAAACTGGGGTGTTTGTTCGAGGCCTTTTTGGGGGCTATTTTTGTGGATTTCAAAGAACGAGGGTTCCAAATCGCTCAGACGTTCATCGAACGCGTGTATGAAAAACACATTGATTGGACGGAACTTATTTTATGTGACGACAATTACAAGAATATTCTACAAGTCAGATTACAGAAAGAGTTCAAAACAACCCCTGAATACTTGGAGATTAGTCATAATGGTTGTTATCATATGGGCGTCTATTTGTGTTTAGGCCAACCCATTTGGAAAACATCCATTCAACAATCGATTCCATTTCATCAGTTTGAATCCTTTGACAAAATACACGCGTATCTGCGCACTCATTCTCACGTCCTTATCCATTTAGGAGAAGGACGTCATAAAATTAAGAAAAAGAGTGAACAATTGGCGTGCGAACAAGCGCTTCAGTGTATATTAAAATACACACGATAAAATATCTACCTATTGTATGTATCCACCTATACAACCGCATAAAAAGGAATGGTTATGTACGGACCATCTGTCCACTGGACAACACGTAGAAATCTATGTAGAATGTAGTGGAAATCCAAAGGGTATTCCCGTCATTTATTTACATGGAGGACCTGGGGACCATAGTATACCTCGGATTCGCAGACTATACGACCCGAAATTCTACCATATTATCTTGTTTGACCAACGAGGATGTGGAAAATCGTTACCTGCAAATCACACGGAAAAAAATACAACCGAGTATCTGATTCGTGATATAGAATCCATTCGGGAATGGATTCATACACCTAGTATGGTGGTAACGGGCGGAAGTTGGGGGAGTACACTTGCCTTGTTGTACGCACAAGCACATCCTTCGAGAGTGGATGCACTTATCTTACGAGGCGTGTATGATTTGACCAATGACGATGTCTTGGACCACATGTACCCAGAACAAGAGGATATAATACAAAAATTTATCCAATTAAAACCATCGGAGGATGAAGACACGAAAATTCAACAGATATTGTCCCGTAAAACAAAAAAACGCACGGCATTGATTCGGCTAATGTCAAATGAGCCTCAAATGCACGTCACAACAAAAACCACACGGAAAGAACCTTTTAAAGAGAGTGAAACCCTTGCGATTATTGGCACGCACTATGGTGTACATCATCATTTCGCTTCAAAACATCAAATCTATAAAAATATGTATAAAATCAAAGACATTCCTACCATTATGGTGGAAGGACGATATGATATGGTCACTCCACCTAAAATGGCATACACTCTCTGTAAACGTTTTACCGATTGCGAATTGATCATGGTTCCAGCGGGTCATTCCTCGTCCGAGCGTGAAGTGACGCGTGCACTGGTTAAGGCATCCAACAAATTAAAAACGATTTTAAAATAAGAAACTAGGGTATGAAGCTGATTCTTATTTTGTTCTGGTTGTTTGTAGGCATCTGTATACCGATTGCGTATACCGATAGTTTAACACCCATTACACGGGTGGAACAACCCGACTTGAAAGTAAAGCTGGTACAGGATGCCTACGATACCGTCCAAAATCCATACACACCACCCTTACGTTATCTAGATACAGAATCCTATAAACAAATGGGCTATTTGAAACGTCAATCGACACGACTTCCGTTTTTTGGTAAACCTGCGAATCTTCGAAGAGATATGTGGTATTATTACACGACGATGGATGGGATTAAATTACCGATTACCATCAACAAACGTAAATGTTCTATTTCACCGGGATGTTCTTCAGTTTCTTCTGGTGATACGGTTCACGTAGAAGGGAATGTATGGACGGTTGAACTCTATGAGATGGACATGTATTAATTTACATTGTTCTGCTCATCTACTTTTCCAACAAGTGCCATAGAGGCAATTAAATCATTGGCGCCAATTTCTTTTGCATCTTGTTGGGCCTCTTTTAAAACATCTGCTATAACTGGTTTAATATAATAATTATATTCTGAGCTGCATAGAATGGCAACCCACATAACTTTATATACTTCAGGAGTAAGTATTTCAAATTTTTTAAAAACGGTATCCAAATTACTTTTAAGTAACACGATATAACTATTTAGGATGGTTAATATTTTGTTAATCTCATTCACATAATGTTTTCCGCCAAATCTTCTATCATAATTTCTAGTCATTTTACTCTTACTAAAATAGCCGATAACGCCAGCCTCCTTTTTTCTTTTGGCATCTTCAGATTGCAACAATGTACCAAACGCATTATCTTTTAAGGTTGAATCTGTCATTAGCATATTCAGAGTATCCGTTTCCATTAAATGCATTAGAACGTTAATTAACTTTTCTATTTGATACTTTAATTGAGCTTCCATAATTTGGTTGATTTGGTATTTTCTCACACGTTCTCCTCCGTCCATCCTTTCCCTATGATCCATAAACTGTTTTGCCTTTGACATCAATTGTTGCAATTGATTAGAATCCATCGGTTTTGGCCTCATTTTGTCATTTAATTTTTGCTCATTGTCTAACATACAGTCATTATAAGGATCATCATATAATCCAATCACATCATAAGATTTCTTGATTAAACTGAATAATAAATAACAATCCATAATAATAAATATAGCATCTTGCATCAATAAGCGTAACATGAGATTGTTCCTGATCAAATCCAACATTTTATTTGCAATGAGTAATGTGCCAGCCAACAGCGCGGCGACCGGTATACCAACCCCAGAAACGGCGAGATTAGAAATAACAGCGGACGACACTGCAGTAGCAGTATATGCGTTATCAATTAACTGTTGTAATTGTTCTTGTTCACCTGCTAAACCAGTTGAACTAGAAACAATCTCTTTTGGTTCTACAGTTTGTGGTTTTGTACTTTTAAACATTCCAAGGCTGGGCCAAACACCTCCATATTTTTTACTTATACCTTTTCTTGTCTTTCCTTTATGTTTACGTTTAATCGTTTTTCGATGCATATTCCTACTATATACAAATAAAAACATATCATTTATCAGGTACGATGTAATCATCAACCAGTTTACCAAAGGTTGTTTTAACGAATAATAGGTGATGTAATACAACGCCAAGTATAAAAAATCCTATTGTAGTAGGCAATAATTTCCACACTGTAAAGCGTGCGATGAGCCACGCACCGATGAAGGTAGCGATTACATCAGCGATGGCAATTCCACCAACGTGTGTATGAATGCCTTCCCCCGGTACACCTAAGCTATTTCGATACGAACAATCCATACGGATACATAGGAAAATAGTGTTCAATTGCGATTGGAAATGAAGCGAAATTTGTATTACGATTCATGTTCCGATAGATCACGCGTCCATATTTGCACAATGGTATCTATGGACATTAACGAGGGAACCCAACCATATTCGCACCGATGCCAAATCCCGCACCCGTTCGTGCAGTTACGCCCATACTGGGAATGTAGGTATCCAAAATGGAAAAGGTTGCCGCCGCAGTAAGAGCAATGAGAGCGACTTCGTCTAAACTAAGTCTTCCTTTAGGAATGGCGTAAGCGGCGATAGCGACCATCAAACCTTCCACTAAATATTTGATAGCTCGTTTTATCAATTCACCTAAATCAAACATAGATTTAGAATAGAAAAAAATATATCCAGAATAAAACTTAAATAAATGCGGGTAATTGGCTGTATGTCGGAAAAAAAACAATATGTAGACTTATTGGAGGAGGACAAACCCATCGCACAACAAAAGTTTGTATGTGTTTCCTTTGTTTCGCCTGAAAATATCATTCAACGGAAGGAACATTTTTTTTTCGACCGATTCGTGAAGACATGGGACTTAGTCAAATCGATGCAAAAGTACGCACAGTTCACGGCATTTCTAGCCTACAAGTACAATCTAGATCCAGAACAAGTGACCACGGATTTGAATGAGTTCTGTAAGGAGGAATCCGTTACTTTGGCTAAAGAATCGGTTGCGGATGATTATAAAACCTATCTCGAGAAATATGTGGAAGATTTAGAATTGGAGTACAACAAGAAGAATGATTTCCAGACCAATACTCGTGGCATTAAAATTCGAGGTGTATTTCCATCCCAAGAAGAAGCTGAAATACGTGCAAAGTTATTGCGCGAGAACGACCCGCATTTTGATGTGTATGTAGGACCCGTAGGCGTTTGGATGCCGTGGGAGCCTGACGCGTATAGAACCGGACAGGTTCACTTTTTGGAATCACAGCTCAATGAGCTCATGTCCAAGAAACAACAGAACGAGGCAAGTGCAAAAGAATATTTCGACAAACGTGTGAAAGATGCCAAGCGGAAAGCCATCGAAGAAAATGTTCGGAAAGCAAGAGAGAGTGGCAATAAGCTTTCTCAGTCCATTGATGCAAATGATAATTTGGTCAATGTGAAGAATGTAGAGGATATTCAGAAAACTCTGTTTGAAACGGAAAATGTAGTGACAGATAAAAATTCAGACCATGGATTGTCTAACTTAAAGACATCCCTCTGAAACTATTTTATATCTATAAAGAATGGCGAATCAAATCAAACGTCCTTGTAGAGGAAGAAAGTCGACGTGCAAGCGCGCACCTGTAAGCTGTGAAAACACTAGACGTAGTCGTACACGACGAAGTTATTGCAGGAAAACACATAATCGTAAATCGTTTTAATCTATTCGTAATATAATGATGAAGGCCGTTTTAGTGGAGTTTATAGGAACCTTACTTTTCCTATACGTGATTATTGCAACCGACAATTCCGTGGCGATTGGCGCAGTTTTATCGTTGATCGTTTATTTAGGAGAACCCATTTCAGGAGGTAATTTTAACCCAGCCGTCACGGTCATGATGGTGGCTGCAAAGAAGCAAAACATAAACACCGCGCTACCTTATATTGTAGCACAACTTGCCGGAGGTCTTGTTGCGTTGGAGATCTATAAGCGCATTCATTAACTTAAATAGTATTTGTGTGAATAGACTATGAAGGTCTTGTCTATCGACATTGGGATTAAGCATTTGGCACATTGTCTTTTTGATGTATCGGATACGCTTCGTATTGTAGATTGGGATGTCATCGATTTAACGGATGAGTATGTATGTGCATGCTCCAAGCCCGCGACGCATCGATTCCATCAAACCTATACGTGCAAAAAACATACCTATCCGGAACTGTCACTTGTTGAATTGATTGCTCAATGTACAGGTCGATCGATTCCATTGGGTACCAAAGCGGAAATGAAAAAGAGATTGTTTAAAGAAGTCAAGCCGATTCCGCCACCAACTTTGGTGGATTTAGGACAACAAATTATGAAACGTTATGCACGATTTTCAGAAGTAGATGTCGTGTTGATTGAAAATCAAATTGGTCCCCTTGCCAGTAAAATGAAATCGGTCCAAGGACTGGTTGTCCAATATTGGTTGATGAGGGGTGCAAAAGTCGAATGCATATCGGCGTGTAACAAGCTCAAATTGTTTCATTCAGGAAAAACGACCTACGCTCAACGTAAAAAGTTGAGTATACAATACACTCAAGTCATGCTTGAACAAAATGGATTGGTGACAAATTTCTCCTCTCATAAGAAAAAGGATGACTTAGCGGATACTTTTTTACAGGGGGTTTGGTATTTCCAAATGAATAATTGCGGATTACTTAAAATTAATTGTTCTTAATCACATTATGGAGGTTATCAATTTAAGCGATACGCCTACAGTCAGTTTTGGACCAGGCATTGAATTGTTGATGAATGATAAGCCCAAAAAGGAAACAGTTTCGGTTACGGATTTGGATAAGCTAGAATCAGAATTAAACGATCTTTCACGTTCCTCGATACCTACTTCAGCACCTCCGTCCACACCCGTTAGTTTTCCACGTATGGAAAATGTAGTCATTGAAGAATTACCTTCGGTCAAATTTGATATTCCAGAGAAACCCAAGGACCCTATGACGTGGGATGGGTTTAAACCATTCCAAGGTGACCCTGATAAAGTGACCGCAACAAAAGATAGCTTGAAAGAACGTTTTTCCTATTTACGAAAATTAGAGGACCTTGAACTCAAGGGTGTACGATTGACCCGTAAATATACGATGGATTCTTCACTTGAAGAAATGAAAGGAGAATACGAGAACATCATTTCTGAAAAAGAACGAAGCAACAATGTCAAGTTTCAGGGTAAAATGTTGATGGCCTTGATTACCGGGGTGGAATTTCTCAATTCCAAGTTCGACCCATTTGATGTCAAATTGGATGGATGGGCTGATCAAGTCAATGAAAATATTTCAGATTACGATGACATTTTCGCAGAATTGCACGAAAAGTACAAGAACAAAGCTAAACTGGCGCCTGAACTAAAGTTGATGTTCCAATTAGGAGGAAGCGCCATTATGTTGCATATGACAAACACCATGTTCAAATCCTCTGTGCCTGGAATTGACGACATTATGAAACAAAATCCAGAATTGATGCAAAAATTCACTCAGGCGGCCGTGAACTCCATGGGGGCATCTCACCCTGGTTTCTCTGGTTTTGTCAACTCTGTACAGCCCACGAGAGAAAGAGAACCGCGCGAAGTACGCCGCGAACCACGTGAAGAAAAACGGCCGGACATGAAGGGACCGAGCGATATCAATTCTCTTCTAAGTGGACTGAAGCCTAAAACGATTCAACTCGATGAAGGAAGTACAGTAAGTTTGAGTGAATTAAATGAGATGAAGGATGGTTTGAATTCAGCAAAGAGAGGACGAAAGAAACGATCTGAAAAGAATTCAATGAGCCTAAACCTGTAAAACTTTTATGACGTGAATGTATGTACTTGAATAATATACGAACTCATTTTACTTCTATCTTAAGCTTATTTTTGTTGTGCACCACATTGATCTTGCCGATTCTCATCTTTATGAAACCCATATCGTCTTGGTTGGCAGGGTTTGACAATATAGATGGAATTGTAGAGGCAACACCTGCAACAGGAGGCACCTTTTACACCATTGCCTCAATTTTGAATTTACCTCTTTTTTTCAATTTATTGATTCGACAATCCAATACCCGAATGATCAACCAGATCTATACGGGATTGTTTTTCTTGTTGTCTATTGTTCTCGTCGTATTCAATCCAATGGGGGTGTTAACGACGGCGTATAGTTTACAAACCATACTCTGTATAACCGCAATTGTCTTTGTTATACTGAAATATGTTAGAACCGGAATCCTAAAACAGGTCATCTTAATCGCCATGGTCATCACATTAGGGGTATGTGGTGAGACGATGGGGGTGAACTATTCGGGATTGCACCTCTTGTATTATCTGTTGTTTTATTTGATGGGTTATGTGTGGAACTTTTTCGATTTCAACCTATCCGGACTATCCAGCCAACCGATCCAAAGTGTATACGATACGGCATCCTACCTCTATACACAACTTCCTGGTATTTCCCTGATATTTGTGATTGAGATTTTCTTGATTGTTTTGATTTTATATGGTCGAACATGGATCAAGAACTATTATGGAGGAGAATTGGTGGTTCATAATCCGATTGATTTAAACAAACGATCTTCGTATAACGTATCCAATGTACATCAATACACCTATACATTATCCTTCTGGGTTAATCTAGAGGCCACCTCTCCTGGATTTTCTTCCTCCTCCAATGAATACACGGATGTAGTGATGTATGGAGGGAACGTATTAATTGCGTATAATAGTTCACTCAATATAATCCGAACCGTGATGAAAAATGAATCGAAGAAGACCGTCTATGATATGAACGACATTCCATTACAAAAATGGAATCACGTGGTATTATCTTACGCAAACGGCACTCTTGATTTATTCTTGAATGGCGAATTACAAAAAAGTACAGTTGCAGTACCCCAATTGACAACACAAGATATGATTGTTGGTGCGGAACAAGGTGTGTATGGTAAATTATGTACAATGATGTTTTACAATAAGGTGTTGACGATGGAAGAAATCCAGGCCTTGTATACCCAATTTAAAGACAAGAATCCACCAACCCTCTAAAAGGTACTTCCTGCATAGTTGGAGGGGAGAGGTTCAAAACTATCGGGGGATTGGGCGTTTTGAAGTGGATTGTTTGGACCCGAAAACATGGAGTTGAAATCAGGTTCAGGAGAATTCATTGGATTTGCGGTACTACCTCCTTTGGGTAACAACGGCGGTGTTTGTATTTGGGGTTGAGACAAAGGTTGGGTGTGTTTGACGCGAACGGGTTGCGGAGTCGACAAGACACGATCTATCAAAATCGTAACCTTGTCCCCCAAGGAAGTCATCATACTCAACAATACAATCAAGGTCGGTAAAATAACAGTAATGATATTTTGTTCGGCATATTTTATCCCGCTGGCCGTGGGGATAAAGGTAATAATGCGATGAATGAACATAATGCCTATAAACAGTACAATACATTGAAGCGTAATTTCTACAAAAATGGCTATACTTCCTTTATCTCGGTCGACAACAGGCGCATAATCCTGAATGGTTCGGTTCAGTAAAGAAACCAATACAATGGCGAACACCGTATACTGCATAATATTCACCATTTCCTGTCGACTGTCTTGTTCAAAGTTAAACACGTGAGAGAAAAAATTAGGCGATTCTTCCATTGGTCTATCACAAGAAATTAATATTAGTTTAAAAAGTTAAAAATTAATGTACTTAGGTGATATGTCTAAACAAAAGCCTGTTCCAATGCCCACCAAAATATCGATACCCGACGCCGTATTGAATTTAGCAAGGCGAGTGAAGGGACTAGAAGACAAGAGTATGTCCCAATTAAAGGCAATTGAACAAAAACTAGGGGACCACGAAAATAGGTTTATTGAAGACGCACCCGACATGGACCAAATTGCCGAAATGTTTAAGCTGATGGGTTCCAAAATCGATGGATTGATGGAACGTTTAGTAGAAGTGGAAAAACGGAATGACATTAAACCTCCTAAAAAGAAAGGAGGTACCGTAAAACTGGCTGATTTGGGGACAGAAGATACCAATGGGATTTCATTCTCATAATCCATATAAAAAGATGACAACGTCAACTAGTAATGAATATTGGTATCCTTGCTACGATATGCATTGTCACTGTATTGTACATTCATATTCATTTTCAATTACATACAAGCAATGATTTAGAAATTTACGAGATTGCCATGCCTACCAAAACCAAATTAGAAGAAGTGTGTAACTTCAAACAACCCGTTTTATTTGATTATTACGAAGAAACCATTTCACGGTGTACACTCGATTCGCTCGACGAATACAGTGCGTTCGACGTAATGGTGTTTGATGATACCCACGTAGGCATATCGTTACCCTTGGAAAAGGCCCGCGAATTATTCAAAACGGGCCGCCACGCCACGTTACACAACGGAACATTTCTTCAAGAAACAATGTTGAAGCGATATTATGATTTGACGGATTTAGCGCTTCGTCCACCGATGGTTACTTCAATGACTCACGATATATTCTTTGGGTCATTGAATTATACGACTCGTCTTCAATATCACACGTCATGTAGAAATTATTTCTTGGTCACTCAAGGAACCATTACGATAAAATTAACTCCACCACGCAATACACCCTTTATGAAAGAAATCAAGAAATACGATACACAAGAGTTTTTCAGTGATTTAAATCCATGGACCGATGACCCTAAAAAGGTCAAATTTTTAGAATTGGTTGTTCCCGTAGGTAAATTGTTTTATATCCCTGCTTATTGGTGGTATAGTATTCGATTAGAAAAAGATGCATGTATATGCATGTTTCACTATAAAACGTTGACCAATTTAATCGCCACGTTACCCGACATTGGAATGGGTATATTGCAACGTCATAATACAACTACAAAGATGTTACCGGTGGTTCAACTTTAGTCTCCTTCATTCTGTGACGCGTTTCGCACATCAGAGGGCCTCCGCCCACACCCGTCACATTCACTGCCATACACTTGTGCTGGTTGTCGGTAAGCTCCTTTTTATGAAAATTCACATATTCACCTTGAACAAGGTATTTGTATACATTAGGAGACACAACCAACTGCTGGTAATGTACAAATATATCTTCCTGTTCATGATGAATGAAACCATACCCGGATTTATTGTTGAACCATTTTACGATTCCCGTGAACATTTCTGGCATTATATAAATAAAGGTATACAATTCTTTATATCAATTCCAAAATAATATAAACTCATAATGGTATACGATGTATGTGTGGAATATTTGCCATTGTCAATTCAGATATGGACAACAATCAAGTCCACGCGGACTTTATGCGTGGAAATCGTCGAGGTCCCGACCATACTGCTTATCAACAATATGGATACGTTGGATTGGGATTTCATCGTCTCGAAATCAATGGTCTAGATACTATTTCCAATCAACCCATCTCCATCAACGGTATTCATTTAATTTGTAATGGGGAGGTATACAATTATCCAGAACTCTATGAAGCACTCAACCTGACTCCCACGACGAATTCAGATTGTGAAATTATTGTACATTTATACCGTGAATTCGGCATTGAACATATGTTGCATATGATAAATGCATCTGAGTTTGCCTTTGTCTTGTATGATTCTATCAAGAATATAGTCTATGCCGCTCGAGACCCGCACGGAGTGCGACCCTTGTTCAAAGGAGTACGGAACAATACACTTTGTTTCGCCTCGGAAATGAAAATGATTCCAGAAGGAATGACCATTACGCCTGTTTTACCGGGTACATATACGGATGGAACACGCGTGCATACGTATCATTCGTTACCCTCGATAAACCCAGCATTGCTTCGTCCTCAATATCTCATCAAAGAGACCCTGTATGAGTGCGTGCGTAAGCGTGTATTGCATACCGACCGCCCTATTGCGTGTTTGTTGTCTGGAGGATTGGACAGTAGTCTCATTGCGTCCTTGGTTACCCAATGCCTTCGAGATTTGGGTAAGCCTTCACTCGAAACCTATAGTATTGGACTGGAAGGTGCAGAAGATTTAAAGTATGCATCTATGGTGGCCCGTTATCTGGGGTCGAAACATACGTCCATCGTACTAACGGAGGAAGAATTTTTAGCAGCTATTCCAGAAGTCATTTATGCAACCGAAACGTACGACACGACGTCGATTCGGGCAAGCGTAGGTAATTTCTTGGTAGCAGATTATATCAGCAAGCATAGTGAGGCCAAGGTTATCTTTAATGGAGATGGGGCAGATGAAGTATGTGGGGGGTACTTGTATTTGAAAAATGCCCCCAATGAAGTCGAATTCGATAAAGAGTGTCGTCGGTTGGTCAAGGACATTCATTATTTTGATGCACTTCGTAGTGATCGATGTATTTCCTATCATGGATTGGAAGCAAGAACTCCTTTCTTGGACAGGGCCTTTGTTGAACTGTATCTGTCTGTTCCAGCGAATCTTCGTTATACCCAATGTGAAAAGGAATTGTTACGAACGTCGTTTGAAGGAATGCTTCCGTGGGATATTTTATGGCGAAAAAAAGAAGCGTTTAGTGATGGAGTGAGCTCTCTACACAATTCGTGGTATTCTATCATTCAGCGATCGATTCCCGCGTCAATCCAACACGAGTATGCAGCACAAACCACATTGTTGACCCAAGAACAATATTACTATAAAAAGGTGTACGATTCCTATTATTCTACAGTGTTGCCCTATTATTGGATGCCTAAATATACAAACAGCAAAGATTGTAGCGCACGAACTCTAGAAACGTATGAAGATTAAACGCACGCTCGGTAATAAAATGTACTGACCGAGGTTTTACTTTTTCGAGTAATTTTACACACCATACCTGGTCTCATACACAGGACCAATGCAACGGGATCATACCGACTAATGGCCGGTAAATCTGCAATGGTTTGAATATTGTGCTGTTTAAACAGTTCATCCTCTTCTTCAACCGTCAAAATTTCATGTTTGGGTACTTGGACGTGTTTCAGAATATTAAACTGTAAACGTTTGATGTTAATGACGGATGCGTATATTTGAGAATCGTTCCACAACGTGTTTAATGCAGCAATCTGAGCATCATTGGGGTCCATCTTCACAATGATCATCAAATTGTCCTCTTTGTTTAAAATGGGTGGTTCGTCTTCATTACTTTCGTAAAAGGAACACGCTTCCGAAGCTACATTCAACCGTCCATCCAGGTAGAACTTGATGAAAATCTTTTTACCATTTTTATGGGTCAATAATAAATCCAATTGTTTTTGATCCATCATTGCACCCACCTGCTGTATTCCGCAATGGGCATACTCGGAAACATCGTATCCGGTTTCTTCCAAGATGGCGAGAAGATTATTACGAGCAGAATAAATGTGGGTAACACTAACCGTCTCCATTCTATATGTTAACTCTATACTAATATTTATATCTCAATTTTATGAATATTTGTCTCATCGGTTAAGGTATCACTCTTATCTACAATCTCAAGATTATCTGTCTCTGGTTCTGGAATCGGCTCCATTTCCGGTTCGGATTGAACGGGTTCAGCCTCTATCGGCTCTGAAACAATCGATACGGAAGGTGGTTTACTATTTGGTGCCGGATTTAATTGAACAGTAATTTTACGCACGTGTGAATTGATCGCAATGTTGTTTTCGATGACGTATTGCAACGAGTTGACGCCATCAATCTTCCATTGAATGTCATCTAAGATGAGTTGTTCAATCTTATTTCCCTCCATACGGTCCTTTATTTTGTTGGGGAGGATATCATTACGTGTTTTCATTTCTATACCTTTTTTGGGTTCATCGGGGCGGTACACTTCGGCACCCCCGATACGGTGAACCAAGGCATCGTCTTCTCCGCCCCATCCATAAAAGGTGTTGGGGAATCCATTCATTTGTTTGAATTTGGACTTTGAAATACGCAAGACTCTCCCTAAGAAGTAATCCTTTTTACCCGCGGTGTATTTATCGTCTTTGATCAATCGCCCCAAATGTACAAGGTCCTTTCCATCCTCCCCATAATAACGATCGATGATATCCTCTGGCATAAGTATGTCTACATCGTGTACCACAAATGTATCGACATTGGGTAATTCCCTTGTAAGATAATCAAACCCAATATTCAACAACATCCCTCGATTGAATTTATCCGCCTCACTTTGTTCTACCACGAGAATGTTGATATTCTTATAATGTTCAATGAATTGGGCGAGTTGCTCACCGCGGTCTTGGTCACCGGAATCGCGAAAGGGCACAATAATGACCGTAGTACTGGTAGGTACCGCATTCGTCTCTTTGTAGGATGTGAAGGTCAACTCGTGTTTCGGTTTCAACGATTCTATCAACTTTCCGTTGTCGACATCATACATATTTTTCTGAGGTTGTAAAATCCCCGAGATGGAATTGCATAGATCCGAGACATAATCATAGACAAACTCTTTGGTAAAGTATTTTTCGTAGAAATCCATTCCGTTTTTCGAAATTTGTTGACAAATCTCATCATGGTCTAAACACCATTTCATCGTTTCCGCGACTTCGGCAACGGTATTCACGAGGATACAATCTGCACTACCAATGTCAGGGTCATCGATGGTTTTCATCTTCAACATCGGTTCAAACCAAAGCGTGTAACGCGATTTGACGTTCAGTACACAAAATCCAAGCCCTAACAATCCTCCAAATCGATAGGCGGCTGAATTCCCTTGCACGTTAAGGGTATATTTAAACTTGACTTGTTCGCTCATTTCCATTCGTTTTCCTGTATTCTTACGGTCTTTTGGATTAATGTACTCTAAACGAAGTGAGTCGTCTACATTCTTTCCCTTGATGCGGTTTGTGAAATTGACAATCTTTGTATCCATAAATTCTTCCACCAGTTCATTGATATACATTCGCGGATTGGTACTTGCGTCGTTTCCGCATCCGGTTCCTTGGCCTCTCCAAACACATTTATTCTCGCGAGTTTCCCAGGCAGGTAGATTTTCTCTGGAAGGACTTGTATTTTTACAAACAATACCCTTATGACCACGATCGGTTTCCAATTTTGCAAATTTCTTTTCAGGACAGATGATGTTCCAATCGTCTCCGGTTGGAAACGTAAAATCTGCGTGGTCTACTGAGGTGGACTGTCCTACGACTGGAATAAACGTCTTTTTGTCATAGGCGGACATGGGAACGTCTCCGTAAATGGCATCAAACGATTCTTTCCAGTCTTTTCGTAAATGAGGGAAATCTTTGCGAGAGAGAAAAAAGACACAATCGTTCACTTTACGATGACTACACGTGTCCACCAGCATATCATACATTTCAGACAAATAATTATCGGTTGGATCTCGGTCCTCTTTTTCCGTCCGAAGTAAACAATTGGTTGCGTGCCACGTCTTGGGGTCTTTCGAAGTCTCTTTCCGTTTATTCGAAGGTAGAGATTTCAACAACATTTCCAATTGAGCCTCCTCTATTAAAGTGTAAAAATCATTGGTAAAGTTGACATTGTACAAGGGTAAGAAATTAAATAATTTATTATTTTTGATACGCACGAAAATAGCCGTCTTCATTTTATTCACAAAGTAGGACAAGGTGGTGTCGAAATTATCCGGGTGGGGTTTATAAATATCTAGTTCACATCTTTCCTTTTGATACTCGGATGGATAAGGTTTAGGTTGGATCGTTCGAGCAATCGAAATACGTTCAAATTGACGTGTCACATAAGGGAAAATCATTGGATTTAGACCGTGTGCGTTGATAAGGATGTCACGACAAGGTGTGTTTCCACTCGCAACATACAGTGTATTTTCCAACAGAGCGTATAGGGTAAGTTTCAAGGATGAAAAAAGGACAGTGGTCAGAGTCTGCAATGCCTTGTACCGCATATTCTCAAACTGGTCGACGGTATCGGATGTAATCAATCTTGCTTGTACATTCATGGTGGCCAATTCTTGGAGCAATAGTTTAAACGCATAGGGAACATTCAACGCACTAAACGATTTCTTATGTTTAGGCACGGTAAGCAATGCCTGATTTTCAAAGACCATGCCATCTATGGATGGACTTATTTGTAAATTGGTAAAGTCATCGTAGACGGCCAACAATCCAGATGTATTGTCGACATAAATCCGATAAGGAATGCGAGAATTGTTGACCATCATAGTTCCGTCCCCACGATCCATCAAGGATTCGCGTACAAAACTAGCCATTCCATTGGCAATGACGCCATCACGTTCCATTTCACCAATACGCAATCCGCCTTCATTGGAACGACCCTGTACAGGTTGGCGAGTGAGTGCCGTATTCGGTCCTCGCACACGAAAGTTAATCTTATCCGCTACCATGTGCTTCAATCGCAAATAATACGTGGGTCCGATAAAAATATTACTTTCAATTTGTTCTCCTGTAAATCCATTGTATAATAATTCCGTTCCACTGCTATGATAACCTAATTGTGGAAGTTCACGACGATAGGTGTCTACGAGCGTTTCATTGGTTTCATCCATGTTAGTGGTGTTAAATGCGGTACAATCCCCCAATCCTCCATTGTGTAGATGAACCTTGCCAATAAGCGATTCAATCAATTGACCAATGGTCATTCGCGAAGGAAGTGCGTGCGGATTGATGATGAGGTCAGGACGGATTCCATCTGATGTAAAGGGCATATCTGACTCATTTAAAACAAGTCCACACGTTCCTTTTTGGCCCGCGCGGGAGGCAAACTTATCGCCAATACCCGGAATTCGTTCATGACAAATGCGTACTTTAGCAACACGATTGCCTGGAGTATCTTCACTGATAAAGGTTCGGTCCACTCGTCCCTCTTGGTCCCGATTGGGATAAATGTTCTTGATACTTTCTCCTTGTGCCATACGCATCAGTACCGTATCCGGACGAACCTCGGTATTCATTTGCACGATTCCGTTCTCGTCTGTATTGGTACTCCCTTGGAATACCAAGGGGATATCTCCATTCGATTCAGACACTTCATATGTTTTAAAATAGCTCGTGTTAAACATACCTCTTTCTAAGGACGAACGATTGAATAGAATAGCGTCCTCTGTGTTATATCCCGTATAACACATAATGGCGACAATCGCGTTTACACCACAGGGTAAGGATTTGAAGGGTTGGAGAAAATTACTTTGAATCAAGGGTGTCTGACCATTGTTCAGGACGACACCCATTGTATCCATTCGATTTTGATAATTGGTGTGATACACTGAAACGGCCTGCCTCGATTGTCCACACGAAAATGCATTTCGAGGCAATGGGTTATGTTGTACAAAAATGGTTTGATTTCCCATAAATCCAAGTAGAGAAGAAGCGTGAATTTCCACGTGAGTGTACAAGGTCTTTTCAAAATTCTCTAATGGGTCAAACCCAATCAAGGATGAATTGCTTTCATCTGCATCCAAATATTCAATCATACAAGGCTTTTTGGCATCACCGTGTGTCATGTCCACCCACGAACCAAGTCGTTCGGGTGAATACGAAAGTTTGCGTTTGTGATTCACATAAAACAATGGGCGTTGAAGACGACCCGCATCGGTGTAAACGTACAAGGTATTTTCACCAATATTCCAACTAATGCTTGTAGTAGAAGGAAGGATACCCGTTCGTCTGCACTCCACCAATGTATACAACGTGATTTCGGGTTCTTCTATACATCCAACCCATTGCCCATTGAGAAAGAGTTTCACCAAGGTGGCGGATTCTGCTGTCAAGGTATGTAACGGAAGGATGAGGAGTTCATATTCTGCCATCACGTCCAATACACGTTTTTTGGGAAATCCATCTGTAATCCGCGAACATAAACTCAGCTGTTTGTGGGTACCTACATCTGCGCCGTCACTGTCCACTGGGTCAAATAACCCCCATTGAGAAGAATGCAGAAGACGAGGTGCAATGACTTTTGCACTATCATCGATTTGAAGTACACATTTTCGTAAATGAGAGATGGCAGAATTGAAACTGAGACGATTGAGCTTTTGAGACACGCCCACGAGTTGTGTATACTCGGTCGCACCCCACCTTCCTTTGAATCCGGTGATCAATCCATTCTCGGTGATACGTTCTTCGAAAAACTGATGATAATTTGCCAAAAACAATGTGGGGAAGTTGGCTGGTTCATTGAAAAAATTCTTATTCTTATTATGGGCACGGTCAATTTCTACGCCTACGTGCTCCAACTGTTTGTGGTAAAAATCGTGAAATAAATCATGTAGTAATGCACCGGAGGGTTCTACGCGTTTCATTCGAAACGAATCCCGATCGGACACGGGGTCAACCCCTAATGCCATTCGAAGAACCTTTTTCACCATATGTCCCAAGAAAAAGGCCTTGTCTATCAAGTGGTCTCCCATATGCGATAAAAATAATTTGACTAAAATATGAACTGCGTATTGTAACGACTTGTATTTTGTAAAAGAACCGATAAATTCTAGGGCATGATGTTGGGTATAAATACCCATCGCATCACATACACTCTCGTGGAAGTGTTCTCGAAAGTTGTTTTCTCCCAACAAACACGTTTCAATGATTTGTTTGTCGGTTAATACACCTAATGCTCTCATAACTACAAACAGTGGAATGGGTAGACGTACATCAGGTAACTCGACCACCATTTCGTGTAGGGTAACCCCGTCATTGGTGCGCACAGAACTAGATGCATCCTCTTTGGTGGCAATACGTACAGCAGCCACGCGTGGGAATGTGACCCCGTCATCCGAATACGATTTAATGTCTGCACTATAATAATATTTGTCACTGTATTTTTTAGTCGTACAAATGGTGTTTCGTGCACGACCCTCTTGACAAATGATCACCTTTTCACTACCATCGATGATAAAATAACCACCCGGGTCACTTCGACATTCCCCCATTGCAAATCGAACCTCTGGAGGAACATTGTGTAAAATACAGATTTCAGACTGTAACATAATGGGGAAATTACCAAGAAATACCATGTCATCTGGCGTATGTTCTTGCACGACACCATCGATTTTAATTTCAAAGGTTATTTTTGCGTGAATACTGAAAGAATAGGTGAGGTTACGAAGACGAGCATCATTTGGATAGAGTGGTTTTTGTAGACCATTCTCCGTGAACACGGGTACACCAAATACAAATTCGGAAGATGTTTTGGTTCCAACCCATAATCGACATTCGTAACGAAATTCATTTTTATCATCTTTGTTCTTTAGGTTGATCAATGGGTTTTGATTCTTGATGATTTCAGGAATCTGTTTCACGAATTGATTGAACGAATCCAAATGATGATTTACTAAAAATCCGGGTTCTTCTAAAAATTTATGTATGCACTCCATATATTACTCTTTCTATTTATATTTATTGTGTTTTGGCAAACATAATAGATATAATTACATGTCCAAGGGAACTTCATTCATTTGAAACGTGTAGTTTGATTTCTTGTATTGCCTCGTTTCTTGCAATTTTTCCTGTCTTGTATCAAACGATTCTTTCAAGTCGCTCGAATAAGAGGGTTGTAACGGTACATACGCATAGGGGCACCCGGTTTGCTGGCACGCGGTAGACTGGTCAAAGGCAATGATGGAATTTGCATTCTTCTGTAAGTATTGACGATAGTCCCAATTGGTTTTAAGATTTTCACGAGAACGTATCTGGTCATTCAAGACCGCCGTAGGTTGCCAATTCGAAAAAGATCGTCCATCCGACATTAGCGCTGGAAAATCTTGATGGAAATTGTTCATAGAGAGAGTTTAGATTTTATTTTGTAAGAACTCAATCAATTCCTTTTTGGTCTTGAGTTTAGGTCCATTCAACTCCGCTACTTTATCCTTTAACTCTTTCAGGGTAAGAGAATCAAAGGGTCCGACTTCTGTTTCCACAAATTCAGGTACAATTTTTACATCGGGTTCAATCATTTTTTTGACCTCAATCTCTTCACATACTTCTTGAGCTGGCAAGGATACTCTTTTCACATCATCATCAGATACTGTGACTCTTTCTGGGGTACGTTCACGCGACTCATAGTCGAGGTGTACATCCGAGCATTCACTCGTTTCACTAGACTCATCGGATTCTTCATCAGATTCTTGTAATGCAGCTCGTGTAACCCCTGCCATGGTTTGAATGGTCTCAGACATTAATTCCAGACGATTCTCAAAAATAAAGAGTTTTTGACGGATATAAAAAAAGAATACAACCATCAGAATCAGTGTAATGGCCAAACCGATCATACTTTTCTATAGATTATATATACGTTCTTTTGTCCGCATTCTCGCATCCTTTACAATGGAAGTTGGGTAAGCTAACTGTTCAAGCACGTTTACACCTCCACGGTCATAAGATACGCCTTGTCCTAATTTATAAGTATTTCTTCCATGGACGGTTTTCATATGAATCATCTCCATGGTTGAATTTGACTTTAAATTCTCGCATAACTCAAAAAAATGCGTGGTTAACAAAAATTGGAAACTAGGATAATCTGTTAAAAAAGACAAGAGAGAACCCGCGCTTGCAACGGCTTCCACGGGATTGGTGCCAGAAAAGAGTTCATCGAATATACATAAAATACGTTCCTTCTTAACGACTTCATTTAAGATTTCTTTACAACGCCTCGCTTCGGCTTGAAACAAACTATCGCGTCCAGACGTGTCTGGAATATTAATGTAACAATAAAAGGCGTCGTAAGGACAAATGGTAGCAGATTTGTAAAATCCACGACCGATTTGTTGCGATAAGAGTACGTTAATCAAGGTTGTTTTTAACAGTGTAGTCTTTCCAGATGCATTCGGACCCGTCAAGACTTTATTTTTATCCAAAGAATACGTGTTTTTCACGGGATGTTTGGTTGGGTAATAGGCTCGCACAAAAGAAGTTTTCTTTGAAAACACACACGGGTTTATTTTTTTCTGACGATTCAATTGATAGATATTTTGCACAAATCCGTGGAAACCAAAAGAATAGTGCAGGGTTGTTTTCAGTTCAGCATTGTCATACAATTGATAAAACAAAGCTCTCGCTTCACCACATCGAAACATACTTGTATTCAATCCGGACAATTGTGTCTTAAACTGCGTCAATCGTTGCTTGTGTTCTTCCAATACACGATAAAAGGATTGGTAGGTGGGTAATGCGCAAATACTCTGTTGAACGTGGTTCATCGCGTTCAAGGTATGGGTTACATATCGCCCGGCTTCTTGAAATACCGTATGTACCGTGTTAATATTGGTGTAAAAGGTGTAAAACGTGTAGATATTGGTATACAACTGTACGCAGAATAAAAGTGCTGTGCCTACAAGATATGCTCGTTGTTTGACATCCGCATCTTGAAACCCAGTGACCAATCCACCAATGGCGTGTTGTTTGAGTACTTGCTTCAAAATTTCGAGGTAAGTTGACCACGAAAGTTCAATGCTTTTCATACGAAGAATGACAAATGGGATAATGACCATAATCAAGGGAGTCAACAAGAAGAGAATCGGAGAGGTAATGAAATAAATACTAATAAAGGTTAGAAAAGAGGAGGATTGGTTCAACATACTCAATCGTTCGGATTCGATATACTGATAACTGATTTTGAACTCTTTATTGTCCTGGATTCGATTCCAATGTTGTACAAATGCATCAATGGGAATGGGTTTCGGTGCGTTTTGAAATAAGACAGCCGATTCCGTTAAGAATTCCGTATTCGTGGTATAGTATTTCGCCCATTGGTGTGCAGTTTGTTTAGACTCGTTTGTCGTGGGTTTGAACAGCTTGTCATAGACCGGAATTTCATCGGACTGTACAAGTTCTAAATCCTTTAGTATATGGGGGTTCACTTCTTTGTGTGAAACATATTGAATGGGTAGCTTGAAGATTTCCATATGGAAAGTAGGTACTAAAAAACACGACTTTATACTTATAAATAATAAATAGATACTGTATGAGAACGCCCAGAAATAAAAAGAGAAGAGAACCGTGAGAATTAATAAATTAATAGGTGGTAAATTAACATTAATCAATACTCTTAATGAAATCAACTTATATACCTTAGATATAGATGGATGTACTTATTATATAAGCAATACAAATAATGATAATATATGTAGGTAGATTCCGCTACACCGTACCTATTAAAGTTTGAAGATGATACTCCGAATGAGGACCCCGAAAATATAGAAAATATGAAACGAATCATACAAGATAATCTCAACAAGAACGGTAAGCCTAAAATAGTAACCATATGTAGACTATTTCATCAACAATATAATGTTTTGTATTTTGTTCAAATGAATTGTTTTAAACCACTTGATCTAACAAGAGCACACGAAAAAATAAATGCAATGAATGATGCCATAAAGCTAAAAGGTCTATTTATAAGTTTGGATTATGTTTATAATATTACCCCCCCCCAAAAGGTAAAACGTTGTTAAGCTGGTCAGGTCCTACCCAATTGGTTTTGTGTTTGAACAATGAGGAAGGCTGTATAGCATCGATTGGATTAGTTCCTGATTCAGATTCCATCACTATCAATAGTAAAACGAATCCTGATTATGAAGGAAAAAAATATAATACTTTATTAAGATGTGCTGTTATGTTTTTAGTCCCATTATTGTCAAGTGAATTTAAATTCATAAAATCAGAAGCAAAAAATCCAATATCTGCTTATTTGCTTCTTCAGAAATTTGACGGATTTATTCCAGATAACGATTATAATGAAGACATTACTGCATTTTTATCAAGTGCTAAATCAACTGATGAAGTTAGAGATTATAAGGCCCTATTACACGAATATAAATTATCTTTAGGAACAAATTCATTTGGTATAGAAGTTTATTGTCCCGTAAATGAATACACAGTAACCAAAAATGAAACAGCCTTTTATGTCTATTTGGACAATATAACATAGAAGTGAAAAAAATATTTAAGTTAATAGATATAAACGATGCTAAGGCTATTTATGAAATGAAGATGCATTTATCTATGATGCTTCGTCTCACGACCATGCAACAAAAATACATGTATATCTTACAGAATCCGGCACATTCGCTTGTGGTCTGTACAGGACCGGCTGGGTCGGGCAAGACGGCATTTGCGTGCAAAACTGCAATATCCCAACTTGCAGAAAAGCAGGTGAATCAAATTGTAATTACCAAACCGCTTGTTTCAGTGGAAGGGGAAGACCTTGGGTTTTTGCCAGGGAATATGAGATCGAAGATGTCTCCGTGGATTGAATCGTATCTGGATATTTTCAAAGAACACTATTCCATGAAACAATTGGAGGAGATGATGAAAAAGGAGGTTATTAAATTGGCCCCGTTAGCCTATTGTCGTGGAAACACGTACACCAATTCATTTGTCATTTGCGATGAATCTCAGAACACCACGCCTAAACAATTAAAGATGTTGATGACACGTTTGGGTCAAAACAGTAAAATGGTGGTGATTGGCGATTTGGACCAACAAGATAGCCACGGTGCATCTGGTCTAGAGGATTTCTTGCAACGATATCCAGGTGGAAATGACGAAATTGCGTTGGTTCGTCTGACAGAGTCCGATGTGTGTAGAAGTTCTTTTGTGAAGTACATTCTCACATTGTATAAATAGTCTCAGGCTTTTATGGAAAATCGTGTCTTCTTCCTAAATGACTTATGCTGTGTTTTTCCATCACTTCGGCGCGATATTCTTGCGTGTAACGGACAAATACATACGCCTTGGGGTCGCACCAATCGCTAGATAATCGGCAATCACTTGGTCTATGGTGAGTTTCTCATTGTTTCAGATAGTTTTTTAAACAGGATATCAATTTTAAATAAAAAAAAGGGGTTTCCCCCAAGGCTGTCTGCGCCTAGGCCATCCTCATCAGGTCGACCCAAGCATTCTCCGCTGTGTCGCGAGTGTACGAGTCGAGATTGTCGACCGTATCCAAGTAAGCAGCCACATAAATGCGCAGCGATTGCATCATTTGTTCGGCTTGATGCGTGTTCAGTTTGTCTCGTAATCCGCGAATTTCATAGCCCTCCAAGATGTTGATAAGATTGGTGTATTCGTCCGTGAAGTCCATATCGGGTATTCAACGAGTGTGCAAAAAAGTATTTCTATAAAACGAATCAATTTTATGTCGCATCATCGATTTGACCAAGCAAGGTCAAACTTAACAAAAATATATTAAATTTGGCTCATTTATCCGTGTTCTGAATGGTAAGAAGTCTATATGAAGTGCGCGATGCGGATGGAATGGCCTCCGCTCATGGCGAACAATTCAAAAGAGACGCAGAATTTTCCTCGTAAATTCAGAAAAATTGAAATAGATAATGTTGCTTACCGTTCTAAAGAATGGCGCAAACACTGGTGCGAACGTGTCGACCTAGGAAACCAGAAATTGGATATGCTCGACAGTCTTGTTGTCCGGAACTGACGCGCGCCTTTCGAAAGGAAGCCGAACTCAAGCGCGATCTTCATTGGTTCAATTGGCAGTTACGGACAACCACTTTTCACGTTAAGAATTATCGCAACCATCGAAACCAATGGAAACGTATTATCCGACAATTGACTAATTATCATCTTCATTATCATGTCACCACCTGTATCATTCTCTCTTATTTACCGTCTTATGAATTACCTTGTATGCCTAGGTTTATGCGTAACGAACCATTGGATTATACATCGATAGATATGTCGCGCGTGTGTCGAATCATGACAGAAAAGCTTGTATCGCTTGGCTATCCTAGGGTCGAATGTGTCGATCCAAGTGAAATGGATGTTTATCTTTCCTATTACAGTTCATCGATTGACTTCCCTATGGATATGGATTTCTTTCGTCACCTCTATCGTATGCTCCAAGCCAAACAGATAGAACATAAATGGCGGATCATTTATTCTCATATGATGAAGGGATTGTCTTCATGTTACAATTATAGAGAAGGTTATTTGAATACATTCTACAGAAGTGATAGAGCAGATCACTATTTTAAACTTTGTCTTGAAACTAAACTTGTCGGGGAGCCATTAGCATTGGTGAAATCCTGGTTTTCACGAATGAAACATCCATCCATCCGAGTATAAACAGCGTCTATCTTTTACTTTTTTTTCGGGTACTGCTCCAATATATCTTAAAGACATACGATGCTATTGAATATGCACAAAAAAAGATATTGTATTATTCGTAACTGGAACGAGTTGGGGACTATTGGGTTTCACCCGCGGTTTAAATTCGTATGATTACAATTATACTAAATTTAAATCTATCCACAAAGAAACGTATCTATATATCAGTAAAGGACAACAAGGATTATTGGGCATATTTTTATATATAAATCCATTATTTTTACCCATTAGTTTGTATAAAGAAATGTACAGATTTGAGGTGAGTATGAGAGGGTTAGAAGAAGAGAAAAAAACAGATTATTATAATAATATGTTATAATCTTCGCCGGGTCTGCAATGCCAATTCTTTTGAACACATTTCCATCTTATTTTCAAAGGGGAGTAGCATGGGTATTTGTTCCAATGCATCGGTTGAAAACCATTCTCCACATAAAGCGTGTGCATTCAATAATTTATGAACCCGCTTTTCATCTTTAGGTTTCAAGTCGGGAAACCAATAGAGTAAATCAACATCATCCACGCTAACACGATCTCGAATGTCCGATGGACAAATACACGAATAAAATCCGCGATGCGCGATTCGACTCCACGCATTTTGTTTTGCATAATGACCAATTTTGATGGCATTCATATGTTTGGAACGATACACATAAACACCCATTCTATATCATCCAACACATCTGTTTATATCGTCAACGAAGCTTGTACATTATCGCCTTTCAAGAAATTAAATTGTATTTTGTATTGGTTGAAAAAACTGCTAAACATATTTCCACCCGGTCCAGATTTATAGATATTCCACGCTTCCTGTGGATTAATGGTATCACTCCAATAATTGAATCTAGAGGTGTATCCTGAAAATCCCCCTCTGGGTGTTAAATTTAAATCGGCAGTCGGGTCCAGTTTCGGCATACCAGGCAATACACTCGTTCGCACCAACTTCCCATTGACATAGATATCCACAGTTCGAGTATTCAAGGATACAATCAAATTGGTCCATTTTTGAATGGGAATGTTTGGAACCACGGTATCAAACGGTTGGTCATCAGTAACCGCCATAGTCACGTGAAGGTCGTTCTCAGTCGGAGCTAACGACAGTGCCAACAAACCTGCAGCGGGTCCTCTTGAAAAAATGATCTTTTCTTGTCCATATCGATAGGTCCAATCGTCCACATAAATCCAAATGCTATAAGTGAAGTTTACGGTTGTACCAGACGGGAGAGAGGTAGGTGGAACCACCAACTCCGTTGTCGCACTCGCAAAATTACTCAAGGTTTTTTTACCATTGAATACATAGGACAATATATAGACGACCACTAAAAATCCTACAATGGTAAGTAATAGACTTGATATGTTCATAGGATACGCCTATATTTTTCTACAATGAGATAAAGAAATTCACATCTGTTTCTACTTTTGTATTCACAAGTTCACCCAGGTTATGATGAATTTGAATACCGTCGCATTGTTGTTTAGACAGAATGAGTTCATCCGTGACGTGTTCCGTCTTTTTCACTTCCATGCCTTGAAGTTTATCCAAGTCCAACAACAGTCCAAAGGATGCCGTTCCATAGTATCCTTCTTGTCCAGTCATTACATTTGCAGACACGCCCCGCATATTGTCCAATTCACCGTGAATGGCTGCTCGAAAGAACATTTCGGGTGTTTCTTCAAAAGATGCCTTTGCGATGGGTCCAATATTGTCCTTGTTTACACCGTGGCGACATACAGACATCATTGGATGCACACTTGTCATTCGGTCACACAACAAGGACTTATGATGGTCGTTAATATACCCACCGTCAAATTCAATCACGTCAGTCAATTCTGTATAAATGCTGTCTCTTGCAGCTTCAATCCCCAGTACGTCATTGGTTTCTCGAATATCATTGCTTATCGTACGGGATGCATCGATAAAGTCCATACCCAATACGTCCAATAAATTGGTACCTACCGTATCCAATACCCATACCTCTTGGGTTTCATAGTTTCCATTTATCTTTTTGACATTATTCTTTACGGTACGAATGTTCACCTTGCGAATGTTCTTTACGCCACGCAATACCAAATTGAGTAGTTTGGTTCGAATATCCTTTAAGGTGTACACATAATCCATGTCATAGAGGGATCGCCCCTTCTGTTTTTTCTTGTTGTCCGTAGGATAGATACGGAAGACGAGTTTGTCGGCGTTGTAGTCTGAATAAATACAACTGGTGGACTTGAACTCCGCACTCTGTTTGATGGTGAAACTAATGTCATCCATCGTAATGTTTCGATTCAACATTTCTTCTGGATTCAACTCCAGACGAATCACCCAAGGGGACTCGATCGTTTCTTCTACGGGTTCTGTGCAATCGACCAACAAATCATTAAAGTCTTTGAATTGTCGTACAAAGGCGCGGTCTTCTTCCGCAACGTCCGTTTCAAAGTGAATGTCGGCTTTCGTGACCACGTCGGCGATTTTGGTGTGTTCGAGTGCAGTCATAAAGAATTTCGCTCGTTCTTTACTGGTTTCATCAAACTCTTTCAGTCGGACCGTAATCGACGGATTTTTCGTGTTCTCCGACAAGGATAGAATCTCTTCAATGCGGGGTACACCACGGGTTACATTGGATTTACTGGCTACACCAGCAAAGTGAAACGTGTTCAACGTCAATTGGGTAGTGGGTTCACCAATGGACTGAGCCGCAATGATTCCGACCATTTCCCCCGGTTGAATTAAGGCACGTTTGTACTGCATCACGATTTGTTCGAGTAACATGACGATGGCTGATTTGGTAAAATGTTTCACCAACAACAATTCTCGTGGTGACAAACAATAGTAATACACGATTTTAAAGAGCGTGCTTGGCTTGTAGGCGCCCAGTGCATCCAATTTATCATAATAGACATCCAATAGTTCATACACCTCCAGGGGCGTCACATCCAAGACAGTCTGTGGAGATAAATGGAACTGTTTACTTAGATTGGAAATGAGGAAAGGAATGCCTACGGGTACGTAAACCTTGTAGTCATTTTTATAGTCAAATATGTAACGGACCAATTGTTCTCGAGAGGTAAGCATAAAGTCAATCCAAAACTTGGAACGAGTCGTGCATTCCGTATGTTGTGAAGTATAACGTTTTCCGGCATCCGGTGATAATGTGGCCAAATCTTCCGGATTCATATTGTAATGATTGTAAATCTGCTCCATTTTCATTTCACACAAGTGCATTTGATACACTTCGACCTTGCCTGGGTCAATATTGTCCTCTCCATATCGAAATTGCACGATACGTCCTTTATGGTTTCTTACGGTACCATCGTACATACCGATACAATCTTCCATCGATTTAATCAATCGGCGCTGAATATATCCCGTAGTGGACGTTTTCACAGCCGTATCAATCAGACCAATACGACCTCCTTGTGCATGGAAGAACAACTCAAATGGGTTCAGTCCGTGAATAAAGGACGAATCTACAAATCCACGAGCCGAAGGTGTATCGTCATACTTGGTAAAATGGGGTAGGGTTCGGTCGCTAAATCCATAAGGGCACCGCTTTCCTTCGACCTCTTGTTGTCCAAGACAAGAGACCATCTGTGAAATGTTAATATCAGACCCTTTGGAACCTGATTGAACCATGATGGCAAATCGGTTATCTGGACTCAATCCACCCTTCCCAAGGTTACCCGCCTCTTTATTGGCTGCTGCTAAAATGTCCTTGATTTGTGATTCGAATTCATCCACATTCGAACGTCCCGTTTCATTTTGAAATGCGTTCAAGTGTGTATCCAAAATGAGTCGGTCCACTTTTTCCTTTTCACTGCGAATGGCTTTCTTGATGTTGTCTTGGACTTCTTTAGACGTGACCAAATCGCTAATGCCTACACTGAACGAACTTACCTTCATATACTCGTTTACAATGTACTGAATATTGTCAATGAAATCTGCAGAAGCAAAGTTTCCAAAATCGTTGAAAATACGATGAATCAGACCCTTGGAGGTAGCACTCAATGCACCCTTGTCTAACCGACCACGCTTGTAGTGTCCATCTATAATCTGTATGACATTATTGGACGTATTCACGTCCTCCGTGTCTTTGAACAATTTATTCTTCTGGAAACTGGTCATTGGAGGTAGAATCAGAGACAGAATATCGAAATTGGAAATCGACTCTGTTTGAAACACCGATACGTCTACGTGTGGTAAATTCACCACCAGATTCATCGCCGCAAGTGCATCGAATCGAATGGATGGACGAGTAAATTGGAAAGATCCCAACAAGGAATCTTGGAAAATACCGATAATGGACGAGTTCGATGCAGGACTAATGATTTGATAAGGAACCGCGGCTAAATGTCGCAGTTCAGTTTCTGCCTCCAACGATTGGGGCATATGAAGATTCATTTCATCGCCATCGAAATCCGCGTTATAGGGCTTTGTATCGCCGACATTCATTCGAAACGTGTCTCCCTTGAACATGACGCGTACAATATGACCCATCATACTCATTCGATGGAGAGAGGGTTGACGATTGAAGAGGATGGCATCTCCATCCATCATATGACGATGGACAATGTCTCCTTCCGACAACTGAATCGATTCTCGATCGGCGTATTTCAATGAGATGTGAACCGTGCGGCTATTGACCTTTCGTTCCAATAATTTCGCGCCTGGATATACGTCTGGTCCATTTCTGACCAAGGTTGTTAAACTATGGATATTGCGGCTATTCACGGTCACTGGTTTGGTGATAGACTTTGCGATTTTAAGAGGGACACCGAGTTCGCGGATGGATAGGTTGGGGTCTGGTGTAATCACGGAACGTGCACTAAAGTCGACACGTTTTCCCATTAAATTTCCACGTACTCGTCCCGTTTTTCCATTCAGTCGATCCTTAATCGATTTAAAGGCACGCCCCGATCGTTGCGCGGCGGGTTTTGCGTTTGGAATCTTATTGTCGATCAATGTTGCCACAAAGAATTGCAAATAACTGTGATAGTCATCGATACTATTCGGAGCTGCTTCCGCTGCAATCTTTTCCTTCAAGGTTTTGTTTGCTTTGATGATTTGCAGTAAGATATAGGTAAGGTCATCCTCACTACGCTGGGAAGAATCATATTTCACCGAGGGACGCACCGAAGGAGGTGGAACGGCGAGGACTTGACAGATCATCCATTCCGGACGAGACCATACTGGACTAAATCCCATAAAGGCAATATCTTCATCTGAAATTCGCCTGAATATCTTAATAAACATTTCGGGGGTAATTTTCAAGGAAAGGGGTTCGTCTGCTTTCCATTCTGCAACAATCGTTGCAAATCCATCTTGTTTGTATTTGGAGGGTTGGAGACAGCCACACCCCATTACACTGGATTCCCCACACCGGGAAATTTTCGTACAAAGGGTTTGAACCTGTCCCCATCGTTTATCGGCGGAAAGTAGCAAGAGGGACCTATATTTGGTCTTATCGATCAATAACTTACTACACTTGATGCAAATACATTTCGCGATACGTTCAATGGTTCCTAAATATTGAATGTAAAATACCGGTTTGGCGAGTTCAATGTGACCAAAGTAACCAGGACATTGAATATAATCGAGACCGTCGGTAGGACAGATGATTCCAGGGTCGAGTGTACCCATCCTCGTATCAAATAACCCCCCAACCACTGCTTTGTTGTTGACATAGGTTTCTTTGCTAGTGATTTCTGCCACAGAGCTCTTGCGAATCTCCTCTGGCGAGAAAAGCCCAAATTGGATGCCTAGAATGGTTGATTCTTGAATCATTTCTTACTATAGTTCAGTATTATTTGTTAAATCGATTTTATTCATTAATATGAAATACAAACGGCGCTTTTGGACGCAAACCACCACGTGTTACCGTAGCAGTGTGTCCAATCCCACCAACTTGATTGATGGTGAAAATCATATTCCGATTCACGCCGTACGCTTTGATTTTGATAACTCGATGATTAATAATTGGATCACTTAGACTATAGGGTAGTCCTTGTTTTTTTGTCCCGCCCGCAGTGTTTAAATTGACGTTGCAATGATAAAGGGTACTTCCAGCGCACCCGGCCCCAATGATTCTGGATTTGCTCATACCTATTGGTATATTAATTTATTTAATCAGCGATATGAAATGGTGGAAAGCAAAATACCGCGTACACTGTCGATATCCACGCCGCATTTGGTTTACACTAATACATAAAAAAAATAGCCTGATCAACATCTACCTCTCGATACTAAATTACACGGACTTGATTTCGATCGTCTGTTGAATTCTCTTCGACGTATTTCTCTCTTGTTGAACTCCGTCCACCCGATGAGTAGGGAGGACCTGTCCTTGGACATTTTGTATGCAACAAGTGGTAGTGTATACGCATATGTATTGCTTTCGGACCACATGACGTGTAAAGAGTTCTTGGATAGTTTAAATGCAAAAGTGTTGCCATCCCTGCTCATTGTGAAGGATTGTAGTTTAGATTGGTATAATTTGCGTTCAAGAATGTTCCACTCCGTAGTGAACAAAGGACTGGAAAATCGAATTTCATCGAAATCGTATAGTGTGGGTCCACATTGACGACAGTATGGACACTTCATGGTGTTTTTATATCCTTGTAAGATGAAGTGACTGACACGCGTCATCTTATATCCGTTTACGTGGTACTTTACTATATAACCTCCACTAAACGACACTGGAGGCATCGTAATACGCATACAGGTAGACTGTATCTTGTCCGAACATTCCAGACAAATCGAATGTGAACAACTCATCGTATTCATGTTCCAATTCGTCATTTTCTCGTAACAAACAATGCATTCTGAATCCATATTGTGTTTTCTATGATTGTTGCTCGTTTATTTCGATTTTATTTAAAAAATTGATATGAACAGAATAAGAGAATAGATGTATCCATCGAATGCCTCATTCGTACAATCTCCGCGACAAAAAATTCAAGACGCTTCTGAATGAAATCTTCCCATCCAAGTATATGGCGAAAAAGGTCGCCGAAGCATCTGATTCGGATTCAGGTTCCGACGAATATGAAACAGATGATTCAGATTATGAGACTGAATCGGAGTCAACCGAATCAGAATCGACCGAAGAAGAAACCGTCAATGTGAACATTACCTTTACTGTAGATTCGGATGCTGAATCCGACGAAAGTTTGGAAGTGATTGACCATGAAAAGAACGATGCATTCTTGGCCAAACTTCAGACACTTGCGGAAGGATTAGGCGAAGAATACAAAGAACTTCCCATTTACAAAACTTATTTAAAAACCCAAGAAACGATGAAGCATAAACTTGAAAATAAAAAAAAAGAGGTTCTTGCCAAAGAACGAGCCGCCAACGAATCCAAATTCAGTAAACTGTTAACCAATAAACCAGCAAGTGACTGCAAATATTTTGCGGCGATGGAAGTGGAGTCCCAACGCACCATCTTACAGACGCTGACAACGCTCCGGGACCTTAACAAACAACAAAAACCCAACCGCATTCAACTCTTGGAATCTTCGATACCATCCGAATATAAGATCCTTGCGTTACAAAAACTCGCACAAATCAATCAAGGAACAGATGGTGAAGCAGGGAAAAACAAAGCGTGGATGGACGGATTTATGCGAATCCCCTTTGGCGTGTATCATAATCTGCCCGTATCCATTGCAGATGGTACCGAAAAATGTCACGACTTCATGGAACACGCCAAACGATGTCTAGATGAATGTACCTATGGACTAAACGATGCCAAGATGCAGATTTTGCAGTACATTGGTCAGCTGATATCGAATCCAAATGGAGCGGGCACCGTCATCGCCATTGAAGGACCTATGGGTACCGGAAAAACTACCTTGGTAAAAGAAGGCATCAGTAAAATCCTACAGCGTCCATTTGCATTTGTGTCACTTGGTGGAGCTCAAGACAGTAGTTTGCTGGATGGCCATCTGATTACCTACGAAGGAAGCGTGTGGGGACAAATCGCAGACATCTTGATGCGAAGCAAGTGTATGAATCCTGTCATTTATTTCGATGAATTGGACAAGGTCAGTGATACGCCTAAAGGTGAAGAAATTATCGGCATCTTGACCCATTTGACTGACTCAACCCAAAACAAGCATTTCAAGGACAATTACTTCTCTGGAATTGATTTGGACTTGAGTCGAGCAACACTTGTGTTTAGTTACAACCATCGCGATAAAGTCAATCCAATTCTTGGTGACCGAATGAATATTATCAAGACGACAGGATATACCACTGCACAGAAGAATGTGATTGCAACACGCTATTTGAGCAGACACATTCGAGAGAATATTTCCTTCAAGGAAGAAGACCTTGTGATTCCTGATGCAACCTTGAATTATATCATTGAAACGTATACCGGTCAAGAGAAAGGGGTTCGTAATTTGAAACGATGTCTGGAAACCATTTACTCGAAACTGAATCTCTTCCGGTTGATGAAACCAGGTACGAATTTATTCGGGGAAGATTTAGCGATCCAAGTCGAATTCCCCTTTACCTTGACCATTGAGATTGTTCGAAAGTTGTTGAAACTAGACCAACAAAAATCAGAACTGATGATGTATATGTAATTATTATGTATAGAAAACATATGAGGCCGAGAAAACATATGATGCCTTTTTTGAATTGTAAGAACAGAACACAATATTTATATGATTTATTTACGATTAAATCCAGAAAATGTAGTAGGAAAAGGTGTCGAACACGTAAACGTTAAGGTCTCGGGCGGCGCATACGACGAGTTTTGGTACGGACAAACCCGAATTTGCCCTTTTCGGTAAAATAACCAGCCTTTTCTAGGCGCTTTTCCTTTTTGGCGCTCTTGTGTTTGCTTAATGATTTCCAACAACCATCTTTGGTTTGAATGAGGCCTTTTTTGGTCAATCCACCGGGAGTTTTATACGCAGTCTCATGACCCACCTGTTGTCTGCTACCTATCAAAAACTTGTAGGATTTACCATTTACGTGATAGAGACCATCTTCACCTTTTAGAATCCGAGTCATATTCTAACCGGATAAAAAAATCCCTAAACATTATAATCTCCTTGTATACTAATGAAAATTCTGTTATGGGTCTTTCTTCTGTGTATTCTATTGTTTTTTAGTTTAGGAAATAAAATTCCATTGATATGGATGCCGTCACACACTGTTTCTAAATATAAATCGCCTCCTGATTATTATTCCGATACCATGGCAATACAGGGCGTTTTTTACAAAACAATCGAACCCATGTCGAATGCCCCTAAACTGGATGGTTCTAAATTATCCAATAAAACTACCCTAAGTACGAATATGGGGCGTTCGGCAGATTTAACTCAACTCAAAACAAATCAACCCATGTCCAAATTTCAAGGACGTAATCCACAACCCGTACAGCTTCGTTCCGCTCAGTCTACTTCGGCCATGAACGCAAGTACCTATCCCGGAACACGCGGCTTGAATGTACTGAGTGCAAGCTGTACCGCAAGCCAATATGGATGCTGTGACGATGGGATCACGGTAAAAAATGCAGATGGAACAAGCTGTCCTGTCCCTGCGAGCGCAAGCTGTATCGCAACCCAATATGGGTGCTGTGACGATGGAGTCACTGCAAAGAATGCAGATGGAACAAGCTGTCCTGCACCGATCGGCTGTACCAGTAGCCAATACGGTTGCTGTGACGATGGAGTCACTGCAAAGAATGCAGATGGAACAAGCTGTCCAGTTCCAGTGAGTTCTAGCTGTACCGCAAGCCAATATGGATGCTGTGACGATGGGATCACGGTAAAAAATGCAGATGGAACAAGCTGTCCTGCACCGAGTGCTAGCTGTACCGCAAGCCAATATGGATGTTGTGACGATGGGGTCACGGTAAAGAATTCAGATGGAAGTAATTGTGCCGAGTATTCTACAACGAAGCCATCTGTGTATGTTCTGCCCGTTAAACAGCCAACTCTTTACCCTCAAAATACACAATTGACTCAACCTCACCCGTATACGCGTTCGGAAGAAACGATCTACTTGTCTCCTCCAATGGGTAAACCAGCTGTACCTACTTGTCCAACCCCACAACCTTGTCCTCCTTGTGGTCGATGTCCTGAACCGTCCTTTGAGTGTAAAAAAGTTCCAAATTATTCAAGTACTTCCAACGTATTACCCGTACCTGTATTAACCGACTTTTCACAATTTGGTATGTAAATGGATTAAAGATAATCCTATAGATTTATCAAGATGATTACCTTGACACTTGGATGCATGTATGCCGGAAAAACCAGTGCATTGGTGAAAAACATACCTGAACGAGATTACATGGTCATCGATTATGCCAGATGTGTTTCTCCTTATGTATCAACGCTATCCACACACGATAACGTTGAGGTATCGTGTACAAAGACCCAGTCGCTTCTTTCCGTTGACGTGTCTACGTATCACACCATTTTAATCAACGAGGCCCAGTTTTTCGACGATTTGATTCCATTTGTAACACAGATGAAATCAAAACACATCCACATCTATGGATTAGATGGGGACTTTAAACAAGAACGATTTGGGGATATCCTTTCCCTCATTCCGATATGTGATTCGTATGTTAAATTATATGCCACGTGCAAATGTGGAGAGTTGGCCCCCTTCTCGAAACGACTGTCGAATAATCAGGAACAATTTTCAATGGATGATCTATATCGTCCTTCTTGTCGTCGATGTCTTACTTCCGACGAGTAGTTCGATCGCCACCCGTCTTTTTCTTTAGGGTACGTTTTTTGGCTGGTTTAAGTGGGGTCTTAGCCTTTATTTTTTCTAGTTCCTTCTTTTCCTCGATTTGGGCCAATAATTGTTGAACTTCGACCGGCAATGTATCCTGCTGGAATACGCCTAATGGTGGGTCAATTTGTACAAGTAAACTGAAATGTCCCATATCTTCGTAATCGGAGATGATAAATTTCGTGTTCTCATCTAACGTTTTCTCTTGGTAAGTGGTAAATTTGGCAAACTCGAAATCTTGAACTCCCACGCGACCACGGTCATAGTTGAGATTTTCGTGTTTCACAAAGAGCATCTTTGTATTCGTCATTTCTTGATAATTGGTGATAATGAACTCGTTTGCATAGATACCCGGTGTGTTTATCTGTTCCAAAAAGATGGCCTTGATTTCGTCGTCCTTTAAGTTCTTTTTTTCTTGGAAGTAATCTTTAAATTCGGTTTGAAACAATTCGTCTAAATAATCCGGTACTTCATCATAGGGTTCATACCCTTCAAAATCCTCCATATTCAATCTTTTCTCGTCGATTTCTTCTTTTTCGCGTTCATTTTCCATTTCTTTTTCAATATCCTCTCTATCCCAACCTTCCTCGTCCCTGTATCTGTAATATTTTCCATACAACCAATCATCCTTCATTAGTCCAGGAACATAATTGTTGTATCTGGCAATCAAATCGGGTAACCTATCGGCACTTGTAATGTATTCTCCCAACTGTTTGCGTAGTGCAGCAACCTTCTCTTCGGAGGTTTTATAATCGGGTGGTTCAGATAATGCACACGTGACGGTTTCGTAAAAGCAATTACCTACCGTTGTACTCAACGTTTTTATGTTTTTAAAATTGGCATTGGGATCCGGATCCGCATTTTCAATATCTTCTTCGGCTTCCACAGCTTCCACAGCATCTTCTTCCGCTTCTGCATATTCTTCGGCTTCTGCAGCGATCTCAGCATCTTTTGCAGTCTCTTTCTTTTCAGTTACCTTTTCTTTCTCCATCTGTTTGGATTTACCTATATCTGTCCATATGGGTTCACCGAACCGCGCCACATCAAAGTCAACGCCTTGAGAATCTTTGACCGGCGTATCTTGGTCCACTTGGTAGTATCCTATAGTCCCACCTACTGCACCATTGACCACCGGATATACATTATAGCGGTCGTGTCCCTTTTCCACATACTTTTGGCCGATACAAATTTGTTTCGTTCCAATGGTTTTCGATGTAATACTAAACACTCGTGTGTGATACCCCCTATCTGATTCGCGAATGTCTGCCATAGTATTCTTGTATTTTTTATTTTTATATTCTTTAGTCAAACTTCTGTAAAAATTGCAGGAGTGTAATATATGGCAGGCACCCGAAACAAACAAACCCAACTCAATTTTAATACCTATCAATTCGAACTTCAGAAGCAAACAGAATGGAATTCGCCTGACATCCTCCAATCACCTGCTTATCCTTGTTCAGGTGTGAATGTACAGAGAATCCCTGCGAAGTATTTAGCCACGAACGCAGTCGATATTGAGACCTACTTGTATGGGATCGGTGCAAATAATTATGTATTTCCAACCCTCTCTCCGCCCTTGGATACGAAAACGCTACCCGCGATATCCTTTACGCCTACACCGAATCTATATATACCTATACTTCCTCCGTTGTTACAAAACCAGCGTCCTTAACTGAAATAGCGCACCAATATCCATAATACAAGCATTGCAATCGGGATGATAAAATACCATTGTTGTTTTGTTTCGGTTGGGTCATATCCAAATTCGGTATAGACATTTAAGCTTAAGGGAAGACTTGCAAATCCTTTAAGAATGTAGGAAATACCAAAAACACTGATGAACAATACAACACAGAATCCAACTATCATGGAGTCTAGTTTTTCTCGTAGTGTATATACGGAATAGACAATATAGGATAAAATAAACAGATTGCACGTGATGATACGGGTATGTAAGGTAGTCTGAACTTGTTCCATAAAATAGGTTTTACGGTAATTTGTTTCCACTTCAGACATTCGAATTTTGTCCAACAAGGTTCGTATATGATTCAATAAAACGGTTTGAACATCGGAAATGTTACGAAGATAGGTACGGACAGACTCATAATAGGATAACGATTGATTCACCTCATCCATTTGCGATTTATGGCGACTTAACATACGGTCACGTAGACCACGACCCTCTTTTGAATAAAGTTGTAACAAATGGTCTTGATAACCATCTGGGCCGTCTCGTACGCTATAATATTTTTGTTCCGCCGCCGTTACACGAAAGGGGGCATTTTTTGCAGTGGATTTTGCATCCAGTACATCTTCGTATAATTTGGACAAGTTTTTCGAATGGTGTTGCGAAGGGGTCATCTCTAACAACGATTGTTGTTGTTCTTGAATGGCGTCTAATTTTGCTTGAAGATCCATTTACAATACACCCAGAAAACATTATCGCCTTGTTGTTACAGAGGTATCTACAATACAACCCGAAGAGTCTGTCCATACGGTTCCTTCACTACAACACGAAGATGCTGCACATACAAAGGGAACTTCAATCCCACTAATGTCAAATAGAGAACCTGTACTATTCGCCGTAAGTAGCTGTGTATCGTTGGTAGGCGCCATTGGCCAAATGAATTCGTCGTAATTGTCTCTACGTCGTAGTAACATTTGTATGATACGCTTACAAATAAAAAACCCACCTACAACCATGATAAGAATCACAAGGGGTTTGGATAAGACGCCTAACGGTTCATAAATGGTTTCTAACATGGTGGCGACTAAAATACACAACCCAACAATGGCAATCATTTTCATCAACCTACGATGGGCATCGTATTGTTTACTATAATACGTTGTAATCTCGATCATTTTCAATTGATTCGTTTTTTCATCATGCATTGTAGCCACTTTCTTCTTGGATTTATTCAATTCTTGTTCTAAGAGTTGTAGTGTTTTGGTTTGCTGTTCAAGTGCCTCATTGGCATTGCTTTCGTTAGAAGCCTGACTCTTGTAGGTTTCCGATAAAGTATTGTATAAATTAACACGTGAGGCAGACAATGAGTTGATTTGTGCGGTGATGTCTTGAATCTCCGTATCGGAAAAGGACGGTTTCCCTAAAGCCACATTTTCAGCGTTTTGTGTAAGGGCCTTGTAGAGTTGTTCTTCCGTTCCCTGCAATTGTTTGATTTTATCAAGCGTATCTTGTAATTCCATAGACTTTGTGAATATTTTATAATCACAAAATTGATTTGAGGACTTGATCATTAGAATAGTATACAATGGACGCTCCATTCTTCTCGTTAAACGGCACATCTACTTCAGCCACGATTGTCAAGGTGTACGATGGGGATACCATTCACGCAGTCTTTGACTTTATGGGGAAACCCTTCAAATGGAAATGTCGCATCGCACACGTAGATACGCCAGAATTGCGAACGAAAAACGAAGAAGAGAAAAAGAAAGGATATGCCGTTCGGGATCAATTGTCGGAATTGATTTTGAACAAGGTCGTCCAATTGGATTGTCAAGAATTTGATAAATATGGTCGATTGTTGGTGGAAATCACCCTTCCCGAAACAAAAGTGCGTGTACACGAATGGCTCATTGCCAATGGACATGCCAAGGCGTATGAAGGCGGCACAAAAGAGGCGTGGTAATTATCTATGGATAATATATGAATTGTTCAGACTTCTATAAAACAGAACGGGTACAAGATTTACAAACAAAAGCAATGCGTAGATTCTTGGATATGTTAATTAAGGAATATGGCGGATTACCTGCAAATGCTGCTGCGGATTTCCAAACGGGTTACAGAAAGGGTTTTATGGCAGAGTGTAAAAAGAAAAAAAAAGAAGATAAACAAAAAACAGAATCTAAACCAAAATCAAAAACGAGAAGACGATAGTTTTTTATATCATGACGTGTTTTTCAAAATAGGGTTTGGTCACGGGTTTTCGATGATGCAACAGTGTATAGTCCAAATAAAAGGCGTACATCTCGTCTATATTATTCGAATAATCGATGTGATGTTTATAGACCTCCATGGCAGTCTCGATTTCAAACTCCTTATCCCACAGTACACATTTGATATTGGGAATTTGGTCCGTCATTTGAGGATACTCCACACTTAAAAAGGCCTTCATCGTACTCACTTGAATGGGTACTCTTTCGTATTGATTGTACAAATCCACTATTTCTTGAATGTCATAGGAGGCATCTTCGTCAAACACCACATATTTCTCCCAAAAGTGTTTAATGTTCAATAAGGGAATTTGCGTCAAGGTGAGATTCATACATAAGGGTTTGCCTTGTGTCACCGTTTTGAACTTGTGTTGAGTGACTACATACGGTAGATAATTCTCACGTAAAAATGTTTTCCATAGAAAAAACAAGTCCTTGTAAGAAATAGGAGGTCCGGTTGGAGTCGTATACATTGACAAAAAGGATTCAATCAACGAATCAGGTGTATGGCGTTGTAGCATGAAGACGTTGTTATGAATATCACTATTCCTCACGTATGCATCCGACGACCCATATTTCGTAGATAAATTAATGGCTGCAACTACGACTCGAAGTGGGTCTGGCATTTCGTGGACGGTACACGTACCCGAGATCACACGACAGAGTTCGTATTGATGTTCGTGGTATTTATGCTTGAATACATCCCCGACAGATTTATGAAGTAATAAACAGATGGAGCGGTTTAACTGTTTTAAAAAAGGTTTATACGATACGTCAAGATAATAGATAAAATCATTTCGTTTGTTCAACAAGATGTCCCCTAAAATGGTAAGAAAGTAGGTGGCATAGGATTTCGAAAAAGGTAAGGATTGTATCACCAACTTTAACATATAAGCATCCATGGGAGCTTTATAAATGTTTTTTTCTTTGTACGACTTTAAAATGTTCTGGGTGATTTTAAATTTGGACCCCATCAACGATTTTTCCATATTTGTGCCAATCCGATGGAGAATATGATCTTCGGGTACAACGGTGAATCGGTCATGGTCCAAATATAATTCCGTTTGTGGAATGTAATAATAAGGGTGAGACTGTGTAAAACTTGAGACAAATGCCTCTCGGGCATTTCGAATCTCCGTGCGTTTAACCTCTCGTTCTTGTTGGGTCTCCTCAATCGTTTTCATGAGAACAGGCAAATGATTGAGGTACTGTTCGAGCTTTCGGCTCATATACTCATCTGTTGCATACTTGTTTCGCAAAGATGAAATGATGTCCATTAGATATTATCCATTGATTTATTTAAATCTATTATGAAATACGTTTTGTAGGTATACTTGCACACACACAGTACAGCGAGTTCTCGGTCATCACAATATATTCCGTGTCTACCTTGAACACTTTGGAAATTGGACTGGTATATTCTTCCTCATTTTTCACCAGTAATTTTTCACCTCCTTCTCTTACACCAATGACCACTTCCTTGGATATGGATTTTGCCCAATAATCCAACACGATGGGTTTATCGTGTTCCAACGCCAATTTTACCAAATGTTTCATGACTAAATCACCCGGAATACGTTCGGTCATATATAACTACGTAATACACTGCTTTAAATCGTTTATTAAAATATTCCGCTTTATTTTTCGACAATGAGGTTCTTTCTTGCTGTGCACACAATTATGGTCCACTACGTTCGAGTATTCCTCTGATAATATGGTCGTCAAATAATCGTAAATGTCATGAATGACTTCTTGGGTACATTTACCTACAATCAAAATACTTCCCGTACGAAATATCATAAAGGATACCGTAATTTGTTCTACCGTCGTCTTGACGCCATCCTTGTAATAGATTTTGCATTGAATGCCTGGATAAGAGCACGGATCATAGACCGCTGAAATATGATATTTGTATTTCAACAATTGATAGAGTTCGGCGCGATTGATAAAATATCCACAATTGAAATTGGAATTGATCAGTACCGTTTCTTCACACGACTTGTTGTAAAGTAGACTTGGATAATACTTACGCAACACGGACAAGAGTAAATGGATAATGTAGGTAAGATGATCGTAACATTGTATTCCAGGTATCTCGATTTTCCCCGTATTGAAGATTTTCACGTGAAATTCTTTATAGAGACCCTCAATTTGAACACGAAGAATCATCACAAAGCAATTGTAAAATGCTCCCTTGGGTTTGATACGGTAAGAGATAATGTCCTTTTTTGAAATGCCAATGGTCACCTTACGCACGTCTTTGTATTTGATATTGCCTTTGGGATTGTCAATGTGCTGAATAATATTACAGTGACCATAGTCATAAGTAGACACATTCGAATCGATCTCGGATACCTCCTCGGGAGTAAGACTGTTGAATTTCATTTGTTTTTTAATCACCCCAATCGAAGGCGAGTTATAAGGTATGACGGGTATTTGCCAAAAGACCGTTTTTAAATCAATCGGTTGATTTAAAAACGAAATGACCGTATTCGTAGACACATACAGTGGCGAGGAGACAGGGATTCCATCCGATCGTACTGCCGTTTTAGTCTGGTCCACTTGTCCCATGTCTTTTAGGAACAGTTCCCATTCATCGTTTAAATCCATCTTGTTACTATTCCTCTAAGTGACTATTTAAATCAATTTAAAGTTAATAATACGTGTCGGAGCATATGTTCTGGGTTAATATTACTGTGATGAAATGCATTGTCTAATTGGGTGATGGGGATGGTTGGTTTGTAATGCACCCATACGTGATAGACAAAATCCTTTAAGATATGTTTGATATCCATGTTGTATTTACGACTGATGTCATACATCTCTGCAGACAGTCGATCTATGGATTCAGAACGTAACATTTGATAAAGATTATCCCATACTTGCGTATGAATAATGTCCATGGCATGATTATCCTGGTTCAACTGTAAACAGTTTATCATACTGCGTATATCCGATTCATACAAGGTTTGAATGTATTCCAATTGTTGGCGTGTATAGGTCAACTTTTCAGAACGCACAATGGTTTCTAAGACGTTTAGGATAAGCTCTTTGGGTAATTTGTTGAACTTGATTTTGATAAACATGGTTTGAAGAGAGTCGTCGATTTTACTAATGTAGTTGCAGATTAAACAAAAACAGACATTTAGTTTCGTGTGCAGCATATAGCTCAACGCCTGTTGTGCATTTTTGGTCATGGAATCTACTTCATCCAATACGACGAATTTGGTACCCGTTTTGAAGAGGTGTTTTGAATGCACAAAGGAACAGATTTGAGAACGAATGGTATCCACCCCTCGTTCGTCCGAGGCATTTAAGTGAATGAGGAATCCATTGTTGGTTTCCCCGTGTTTTTCTTGGTAAACTCGTATCAAATTCAAAATGGTCGTGGTTTTACCTGTACCCGGCGGTCCATAAAAAATCATATTGGGAATATAATCGGATTCCATAATTTTCGAAAAAAACAACCGATTGCAATCATCCAACACAATGTCTTGGAATTGTTTCGGACGGTATTGTTCAACCCATGGAGAGCCCATGGATAGAGTATTCGTATACTTATTAAATGCTCTTTAAAATTGAATTAAATTCATACAAAAGAAGAAGTATAAATGTTCAACGATGGAAGACATTTTCAACGTTGATTTCCCTGAAGTAGAGCTTCGACGTACCTTTGGATACGACCACCGTACAAATTCAGAGTTCAATAAGAAATTTCGTGCGGGTGGGCCTGGGTATGGTCAGAAATGTTTCTTGATAACGGTTGACGGTATTAAAAATTCAACTGATAGATTCATAGCGACAACGCGGAGATATTATGTATTTCCGACATTTATTGTCATTTGTAGGGGTGACGCAGGCGTTTTCTATATTCACACATTTAAAGAGCATCGTCTTGGTAACATTGGACTTAGATGTCTAAAACTTGCAAATTTTAATATTTCAAGTGTTAATCATTGTTATCAAGATCCTTGGACCTCTGTTGGAAATTTTGAAAAGGACCTTGAACGTTACCGAACAGTAGTCGAAGAAGAAAAGGTGGCTCATGAACTCAAAGTTGTCCGACAAGCGTTTGAACTCGAAGAGGGTAGACAAGCATTGGAACGCGACCGTGAAGCATTTGAACGTGAACGTCGAGACCTTGAACGGGAATTGGCGAAATACAAAGGTATTGTGGGGGATTGTCTGAAGGAAATCTCAACCTATTTGGAGTAAGAGCCCTCTTTTTTAAAATTGAATTGGTTTATCCTTGAACCCTTATTTTCAAGATTGACAATGCGTTGTGAAGTCTGTGCAAAAAAAACTGTGATGGTATTCACGTGTGCTTGTAAGAAGCAGACGTGCATCAAACATCGTTTACCAGAGACGCATCAATGCGATCAAAAAACGGAATTGTTTCAGATTGAAAAAGTAGTCAAAGAGACGAAACTCACGATGATTTAGTCCAATACTGTGGTACATTGACCAACGCGTTCACCTTTACAAGATCACGTATACAATACAACCCTAGTTTGTATTGAATATCCATACTTGCAATGGTTTCAGTTGCGGATGGGTGAACAATCATCCAGGCATCCTCTTTTTTATAGGAGACTACTTGAAATGGATGTTCACCATATTCTGCATTGTAGATAAGGCAGTCATCCATCTCGTCAAAGAATTGTGGAATACATTCATCGGCAAGAAATGTCAATCCAATAGATTGTGCCTGTTTAGGCATACGCAATTGTTTAGACATCTCGGGTTGATTTATTCTAGTTAAGAGTCTATTTCAATTTTTATTGCGTTTTCTAAACGTCTAAACTTAAAAAAAAGGCTACCATTACAAAGGCTATGCACGCTACAATGAATCCTGCAATATCCCTTCCATTTGCAAATCCTAATCCTTCAACCACCTTGAGTTGGAACCATAAGGCGCTCAATAAAAGGGCTAAAAACAATGGAATGTACATACTCTTACATTTCATAATATTTCCTAACTCTATAATATGTCTAGCCGTTCGCACATGATGGGAGCCGGATTTGCCTGCTCGAGTCTTTTTTTAGTCAATCCCAACCAGAATACCGCCGGTGGAAACAAGAAACAAGGTCTCACGTCTCGGGTGGGATTGAATCCTTGGTCGGACCGCGCCGTCCAGATTAATGCCAACGGTTCGATTCGTGGTAGAAATATGATTTTTGTCGTGAATCAATTAGGCGGTGTAGGCAGAGGTAAAAGTCAATTCAATGTTTCAGGAAGTTACGGGGCCAAAGACGGTGTACGGAATACATCGTATTCGTTCGTAAATTAGGATAAAATTGAATATATTTTGTGATGCATCACGTGATAAAAAATGGAGTTTATCACATTATGGTTTCTCTCATGGTTCATTGCACTTTTCCTATTCTTATGGAGCGAGAATAGACGACTCGAAGCACAGCGGATGGACTATTTGGAACTGGTTTAAAAAGCCGGTGTTTCCGTAAAGACTTCCGTGATTTTTGGAGTGACCTTCCCAAAATGTTCCAAGGCGTACAGCCCAGCTACACTAGATACAAAAACGATAACGCTATCCTTGAGATTGGGTCGAGGAGATTCTTTGTAATGTATGGCCATTTTTAGGACCGTGAAAATGACACTAATCACTACCGCTAAAGTAAGATTCATATACATCGTCCTTACATTTTTTGGTGTGTTCTAACTCAATACTTCAATATCTAATTCGATAGGTATTTCTGCTGGTGTATTTTGTACAGGTTTGACAAGGTCATCTATTTCGATCGTCACGGGGTCATCGAATATCTTTATTTTATCGTCTTCTTCCTCGATTGCCTTTCTTTCTAAATTACGAATCTCTGCAATTTTTTCAAGGGTGGGAATGTCCTTCGGCGCATCAATCACCACGGGTTCATTGTTTACGGTCATGGCATTGTCCTTGTCTGAAAAACTGATGCCTTTCTTTTCTTCAGGTTTCTCCTTTTCCTTAATCAAATCCGTCGTTTCATCTAGATAGGCTCGAAGCAGTTTTTCAATCGGAATACTTTCCCGAATAACATTCAAGATGGCATTCAGAATGATTTCATTCACCTTACTGCGATTTTTCTGAAAGACCAACGGAGGAATTCCCTTTTCAAATAAATAGACCGATGCATATAAATCACGGGATACAGAGATGTAAACCTTATGGACAAACGACGAGAGTTTTGGAATATCAATTTCGACCTTCTTTTGCGCCTTACCCGTTCGTATCGACGACAATATTTTCAATTGGGCAATATGTACACACGTAAGCAAATCCTCTAAGTAACTACATCCACTTCGTTCGACAATGCGTGCTGATTCCTTTTTGACGATTTCTTCGTTCCATTTGGGAATCCGAGACAATAAATTCTGAAACGTCATCAGGTATTTTTCATCTTCTTCTGAATGTTTGCAAATCGTGACTGCTTCTTGAAACATTCCCTGAATGCCTTCATAAATCAAGGGTTGTATGATTCGAGTCAACCGGATAGCCCATTCATGTTGGGAATCGTGTAATGTAGGTACATTATTGTCGTCCATACACTCTTTATGAATTTATAACCGTATCCTTTACGAATTTAAATAAAAAAATGGACTTGGGAATTGGAACGGTGTACGAATAAATACAATAGAATATACAACAACAAGGACTCTTCTCTACATTCTGCTCTAATTTTGGAGGATTGCATGAGCCAAGCATATTTCTCTTTTGCATCCAGGTCACTTTCTTCCACATAACGTTCCAAATCCATCGCAGAGTGTCCGCCTTGATACAATGCATCAGCAAGTTCTGCTATATTTTCCGAGTCTAAACGTTTCATGTATTGTTGAAATCGTTCGTATTGTTCGGTTTCATACGTTTGAAACGGATAGACTTTATTGATTTGTTGAAGATGATAATTCACGGGTGAAGAGACATACAATTCTGAAAAACGAGAGAGAATGGGTTTGATTAATTTATATTTATCGGAAGTCACCATAAAAAAACGAGTATTGTGGCTGAATTGTTCAATACATCGACGCAATGCAAATTGTGCATCGGAGGTTAATTTTTCCGCATTCAGCAACACGACGGATTTAAAGGTGCAATGAGTATTCATTCTCGAAAAATATTTAATGTCTTCGCGTATGAATTTAATGCCTTTTCCAAAGGCGCAATTGACGCGCATCACCTGTTCTTCCAACACTCTTTTGTCGACGTAAATCTTATGCAAGAATTGATTCAACAACGTCTTTTTTCCGCTACCAGCAGAACCGTGAAAAATAAGATTGGGGATTTTGTTTTGAGATAAATAATAGTCTAATTTTTCCATACCCTATTTAGGTAAACTCTTTATCTCTTAATGGAAATTGGTTTTCCCAAACATTCCATTATGTGCCATATGGTTCATCGTGACGAGTTTCGAACGCCATAATCGCTATATTGAAATTACTGAAAGTACATCTAAAAGATGTTCGAAATATCCTGTCCGAAGCCTGTATTGTAACCACTCTCTCCGGTGTTATACGGTGTATTGCCGGGATCTATAGTGAAACTATCATTATTACCCTAAAATTGAAATGGTGCATTTATATCGCAATCACAATACACACGTGGTCCATACCAACGATTAAGACCATACCCAGCATCATTCAATACAAGACCAGTACTTACGGGCATCAGCCCCGGAGTGTGATCACCAAAATAAATTCCATTCCACGTATTGATAAATGCAAGATAGAGTTCCATATTCTTTCATAAAAGGTCGACATTTAAGCAGCCTACGGAATTTCATAGCTTTCAACGTAAAACGGGTTAATCTTCGCGCGTACCCTATTCCAGTGCATCGATTCCGCCTCAGCCGCTCGTCCGCGAACCAACCGCCATCTGCTCTGGCGGAGTTTGAAGCCATGCGGTTTTACGGTTGGCGACATCCGAGCCACGGCGCGACAAAGGCAATCTCATATTCTTACTTGAATATTCTTAAATCTTATAAAATTGAATCGTTTTACCAATTTAGACCTTACCATAAAGAATAAACAATGGAGTGTCCTCCACGTCAGATCGTCCGCAGCAGATACGGAACCCTGCTCCCTGCAATCCCTCCAGAGAAGCTTGAGGAAATTGCTAAGGAGGCGGCAAAACGGTTCCAAGCCAGTCGAGACGCGGGTTTTACAGGAACTTTTACGGCTGACGACAGCCAAGAGACCCTGGAGCTGGAATTTCATTTAGGCCCTGACTACGTGTAAGTCTGTACTTTGTACTTACATACACTTTTTTGATACGTTTGCTTAAATTCTGTTGTTTTGCCAAACCACTGAGAATATGATTCAAACGAATTCGTCGATTGGGCAAATCCAAAGGAAAAGTATAGGCCTATCAAAATGAATACGGGCGTGCGCCTCATTTGCCAATTCGGAAAACCCTGCATCCATTAAATCTTGTTTGATCCCCAACATATTCCAACTTATACGGCTCGAGTGTATTCGTTACTGGATTGTAGTTACAAGGAGGGTATAAGGATAGAATGTATGCTAATCGTAGATTCATAGCGGCAATCCTATTGTTTACGGACTAATGTTTTTTACGCCATCCACTTGTGTAAATCGCCCATTGAACACGCTGCGACCTGCACCCACGCCACCGAGCTGATTCATGACAAACAGCTTATTTCGACCGTAGCCGTTCGAGTACGTTTGAATGGCCAAATTGGCCCAATTGTCTAAACCAACCCGTGAAGTAATGCCTTGTTTCTTGTCTCACCACCAGAGTTCAAGTTCACGTTGGTATTGTACTTGGTACAACTCGCATTTCCAGCACACCCATCATTCTCGTTCGAGAAGACATACTACAGAGTGATAAAATATTATGGATACAACAATAAATAAGCCAAGAACAACGCAAAGAAATTCTTTGAAAATAAATCAAGTATATTGTACATGACATTCTTGGCGGTGTAACTCAGGAGAGCGGCGACACCGTACAAGCCCCATATGAAGGTGATGTAATAAAACGTGGTTACACCAACGGAAGTGTACTTGGCATAATTCTCATAAATCAGGTAAAACATCAATACAAAAGGAATAAATCCTAAAGGTGTCGATAGTCGTGCATCCATTTTCCCTATTTCGGACAAGTATCCAAAAAATAACATGGTCCAATTTAAAAGTAGGATCGTTCCTAAAACAGTTTTGTTATGTTCCACTGCAGCATACAAATCCGGCAACGCTTTTTTTTTGTGCAATAGATACATCGAATAGGTAAACAACATAATGGGTGTAGTGACAACCCAGTCATAATACCTAGCTACGGTAATGTTCTTCATTTTTGTAAAATGGAATACCATCCAGATATAGAATGTTCCCTCTATCAGATTTACAATATACTCAATCCATAGTAATTGTTTGATTAAAGTGAGAGAGGTTGGAATCTTGATAGACAAGGCATATGTACCAATCACGCTAGTGATCATTTGTATACACAAAGAGACCCATCCACTGCTATGAATGATTTTCATAGCGTATCGTTATATTTTTCTGAGTCAATAAACATAAGTCATTGACTTAAATGCAATCAAATTAGATACTCAAATGTCACACATTGAACATATGCTATCTATGGCAACACAGCACGCCACAAAATCTACCATGAGAGGGAGACACGGTTGTGTCATTACTTTTCACGGAAAAGTAGTGGCCAGTGGGTACAACAGTTTGCGAAATCAATCCAACGATGGACTCTTGAAAAACTGTTGTTCGTGTCACGCAGAAATCGATGCGATCCGAAACAGTGTCAAGCGCAAAGTAGTTCTCCGATAAACGAAAGCTTACGTTGTATGTAGTTCGGCTAAATTGTTTAAATGAATGGAGTGAATCCAGACCGTGTACACATTGTTATCATCATTTGTATCAGTATGGCATCAAAAAAGTGATTTATACTACCGATACGGGTTGGGAAGTGATGCGATTGACGGGTCAACAACCCACCAAGGTCTCTTCCGGACACGCCTTTGTCAAACGACTGTTGGCCAATTGAAGTTTCAAATTGTATATCATTTCATTCGCGGCCATTTGAGTTCGTAACGTTTCCAATCTCTCACGTTCGAGTAATTTCTCCGTTCGTTCTCGATCCAGTAAGTAGTCCTTTTCGACAAGCTTCCTTTCGGTTTGTTCTCGTTCAAGGTCTCTTTCATGCTCCATTTCTTTGATCCGATCTTTCAAGACCAACACTTCTTTCTGGAGTTCAGAAGTGGCCCCCGCATATTCGCTTCCGATTTTGCTATAATATTTTTTGACCATTTCGTGTTCGGAATGATCTAACACAATCAACTCATTGTGTCCATCGGTTTTCAGACTCTTCTTGAAAGATTTACAAAGGAATCGAATTTCATTTTCTGCGTCGAATGTGTATTTCGTATCCACCATATGAAAGACCGACAACTTCAAATCTACATTCGGCAATTTGTTATATTTATAACCGAGTTGGACACAACGGTCCCCTAAATCACCCGTACATCCAAACTTGTAAACGAGGTGCTCGTCAGGCACAGCGGGATCGATACCAAAGGTGTCGCGCAAGAGACCTACTTTTCCAAGACTAAACAGGTAGATGGATGGGAATTTAACTGCACAAGAATCAAACACTGACTTGTAGGTTTTGATATTGATATTGAGAATCTCCGTCCCCAATTTGATCTTGTCTTCTTTCGCACCCATTTGAATGGTAAACAGTTTGTCTTCTGCCCATGACTGGAAGTGATGAACTTTCTTGTTTCGAGTCACGAATAAAACGCGCAACATTCCGTGGTAAGTGAGATATAATCCTTTTTTAATCGGGGGTGACCAGACATTGTCTGGTGTAGTGGCAATAAAAAACGTATCATAATCCACTCCACGTTCATACCCAGTACGGTCACGACAGAGTGTATCGTCTAAGTTTGGAATGTCAAACGCCTTTACCACATCTTGGACCTTGAAATACATCCCATTTCGGGTTTTTTCGCCACAGGTCTCAATCTCTAAAATCGTTCCATTGGCATCTTTGAATTTTTCCGAGTCTTCCAAATGCACTAACGAAAGTGTCTTGAACTCAGAATCGACAAGTTCTGGTGCGGACTCAACTTCCGTCTGGACTGGTTTGAAATAGTGGATATCCACCCACGACTTGGCAATTAGCAATTGCGCCTTTTTGCATTCTTCGGTAGACAGATTCCATTCGCTTGCCTTGAGATTGGCGTAAATGTAATCGGTCGGAGGAATCTGTCTCTTTTGGATAATGGTTCGAGGTTTGGTCCTGCATCCGTAATAAAACTCGGGATTGTAAGCAAACAAATCCTTCGAGTTGTAATACTGTTTCGCTTCAATGGTGATTGGCTTTGGTGTTGCCATTCTGATATAAGTATCACATAAGGAATCTTTAACTTAATATATATTATTATATAATCACTTCCGTTTCATTCGCCTCCGTTTTGTACGCTTTCCTCCAAGGAGTTTTTCGGGACTTGTGGTGTTAAAATCTCCCATATAAAGGGTGTTATCTGGTGTGTTTGCTAGGATATTTTTCATTTCTTTTCGTTGAAGACTTTTACCCGTAATTGGATAGAGCACAATGGATTTTAAATGAATGTTTGCAATGTTGAATGTTTTATCGTTATACGTGACGGTAACGACCGTACATTTTTTACCCTTCTTATCTGGTCTTTCAATATACTGGATGTTACTATGCTTTACAACAGGCGGAATGGCAATACAGCCAGTATATCCATCGGTTATGAAAGTATAACCTGGGAGTAATCGTTTCATTCGGTCTTCAGAAATCTCGTGTTTCACTTCATCTTGCAAAAAGATTTCTTGAAACAAAAAAATCACTGGTTTGTCAAACAACGATTGAAGGTAGTTTATGTTTTCTTTTACAGCCGTCTCTCGTTTTGACCGAGTACACATTCCTTCGATATTCCACGAGACAACGATTAATCCATACACTTCGATCGAAATGGGATTGTGATCGGTCGTTCGAATGTCGTGCACTTGTGATGCACCAACCTCGTTATCCGGAATGCCTCGTGTATATGCGAAATCTAAAATTTTAGGGCTTCCCACATAACTCGCCATGGAGTGCATCATAGATTCACAACCGTACATTCTTGAGGGAAATTGAGTGTTTGTAGAACAACAACGTTTCGTAAGCATACTCATTCTTTTATATAAAAATTGATTTAACAAAATAGTAGGCTTATTTTGTTAAAATGGACATCCAAGAAATGAGTTTCGCAACAAGCAAGAATATGAATGTTGAAGAATTTATCCAATATATGATAACATTTGAGTGTGTTGACCATATTTTGGATACTTGTAAAAATCAATCTGAGAAAGGTTCTATATATGAACGCCTATGGGATGTGTGTATTAAATTTGGGTTTTGCAATCATTTTCAAAAACCGGATTTTACGCATATGATGGGCAACATGAATCATGGAATTCTGAAACCACTTACTACCTTTACACATTATTTAACTGAAAAAGTTGTAAGCGGTAATTCAAGTGGATGTTCGGATATATCCTTATTTAATAATGCCGACGATACCTTTACGTTTATCAGTTCTAAATATCCTAAAAGTAAAGATGATATTACTAAACAAAAATCAGTTTCTTACTACGATGTTCAAAATATAATTTCGGCGCGTGATGCGAATAAACATATTTATCGTAATTTTAAAATTTGCTTACTTGTCCCAGATAAGAAGTCCGTGTTGGAAAAGGTTAAACATGCAAACAAATCGAGTAATTATATTACGAAGTATATGACAGAACAAAATATTTTAGATAAGAATGATTTGGATAAGTGTTTCCTACGCTTTAAGTCGGATATGCTTAAACATCTCCAAACTGGTAAAATGAATTATGATGAACTCTATTTATCACCTAAATGTAATTTAAGTTTGAGATTTCATCAAGAACTTATTACACAAAAAACATCCATTCTTATTGAAGAAGGAAATAAATCCTTTCTATGGGGATGTAAGTGTAGAAGTGGTAAAACTTATATGGTTGGTGGGTTAATTATCAAGCAGTTTGAAATAAAGCAAAAATTAAATGTATTGATTATTACACCTGCACCAACAGAAACCGCACCACAATTTACGGATGACTTATTTAACAAATTTAAAGAGTTTGAAGCATTCGAGATACACCATATTGAGGGTTCTAAAAATATTGAGGGTTTGGTATTGGGTGAGAGTAATATATTTGTTATGTCTAAACAACTATTACAAAAATATATTGATGATAAAACTATTATGAAAATTAAGAATCTGAAATTGGATTTCATTGGCTTTGATGAAAACCATTTTAGTGGAACGACCGATTTATCCAAATCTATTTTAGATTCATACTCATCCAAGAATACGATTAAAGTATATCTAACCGCAACTTATAATAAACCTTTGCGTGAATGGAATATATCCGAAGAATGTCAAATGTATTGGGATAATGAAGACGAACAAATCTGTAAAAGCATCTTGGCAGATGAGACAAATGTTGATAAATTAAAAGAAAAACACGGCGATAAAAGTATTACCGCGACCATTCAGTATTTTATCGATAAGGGTTTATCTCTCACTGATATGTTTAAACCCTATGAAAATATGCCCGATTTGTATTTGATTACAACGATGTTTGATAGTCAAAGATACGATATCATTAAAAATAAAATTATGGGTAGTAAGTACGGATTTTGTTTTAATGTATTGTTTGCACTGAATAAACAAAAGACAAAGTTTCAATTTGAAAATGAGGTGAAAACTATGTTACGCTTTATATCGGGATCAAACAAAGAAGTAGATTTCAAAAATGGTGATAAATCTATGTTTTCACGGATTTTGAAAATATGTTCTGATGAAGAATCCCGCACCCCTTTTACACAAATTTGGTTTCTACCGAGTGATAATATTCATGAAATTTCAAAATGTTTAGAACAACTCATGAAGGAAGATAATGTCCTCAAAAAATATAATGTGTTATGTATCAATCGTAAGAATAAAGGTTTAGCAAAAGATATTAAGGAAGATATTACAAAACAAGAAAAAATAGCAAAAGCAGAAGGCAAAGAAGGGTTGATTTTATTGGCGGGTAATATGCTGACCTTAGGCATTACATTAAATATGTGTGATGTGGTCGCATTAATGAATAATACCCTTTCATCTGATAAGGTTTTCCAACAAATGTATAGATGCATGACCGAAGGTTCTCATAAAAAATTTGGGTTTGTGGTAGATTTAAATATAAGTAGGGTTCTTAATACTTGTGTGAATTACACAATATATAAGAATGATAAAAGCACCGAAGATAAAATCAAGTATCTGATTGAAAACCATTTAATGAATATTGATGTGGATATGATGGAACAAAAGAAGTTAAATAGTGATGCGATTGTATCTAAATTAATGGAAATTTGGAAATCCGATCCAATTAATAGTTTCAAATCTCTATTGCGAAACTTGGACAATGACTATGTAGAGTTTGATACATCCACCCAAAAGATGATAAACAAATCCTTTACCAGTTCATTAAAAGACGATAAGGTGAATACTACAATTGAAATCAAAGACGAAGATGATGAATTACAAGAGATACCCTCAGGGAAAGAAAAAGTTAAGGATGATAGCGATAAATCCGAAAAATCGGAGAGTGGAGACGAAGAAACCCCTGAAAAGGAGATTAAAATATCATTTACCAAAGATGTACTGCCATATGTGATACCCTTAACTTGTATCTTAACGATCAAGAATGCAAATAAAGATTTCGTTAAGATGTTAAATGACATACAAGAAAATCCTGAACTATTGGATATGTTTAATGAAATGTGTTTGATCTGGTGGAATAAGAAGGATTTAATCAATATTATAAAAAATATAGCTTCAAATTATTTTGATAAGAACTCTAATACATATAATATATCTATTCACTTTAAAATGTCGTTGCAAAGTTTAATCGACAACCCAAAAGAATTATTAGAATTAATTAATGATTGCTTGAAACCTAAAGAGATTGAAAAAAAGAAATTTGGTGAAGTTTTTACCCCGATGAGTTTCATTAACAATGATATGTTAGGCGATTTAGACACATACTACAAAGAAAAATATAAGAAAAATATATTTGAAGATGAAACTTTGAAATGGGGGGATACAACCACAGGAATGGGAAATTTTCCAATTGCGATTTATTACAAGTTAATGGATGGTTTGAAGAAGAAAATACCAAACGAGAAAGACCGCAAGCAACACATCTTAGAAAAGATGTTGTTTATGGCGGAATACAACAAGAAGAATTGTTTCATCGTCAAACAAATCTTTAATATGAATAACGAATTTAAACTCAATTTGTATGAAGGCGATTCTTTACAATTAGATATTCAAAAAGTGTTTGGCATTTCAAAGTTTGATATTGTAATTGGTAATCCACCCTATAATGAAGAATTAACCACAAAAAAAGGTTCAGCACCTGCATTGTACAACCGGTTTGTAGAGTATTATATTGAAAAATGTGATTTACTATGTTTTGTAATGCCATCTAGATGGTTTTCAGGCGGTAAAGGTTTAGATTCATTTCGTAAAAAAATGTTAGAACGTACTGATATTGTTTATATCAAACACTTTGACGATGCAAGTAAAATATTTGGGAATTTAGTTGAAATAAAAGGAGGAGTCAATTACTTTCTCAAAGACACAAATCATACGGATGATTGTATTTTCAACGGTTCCATGACTAAATTAAATCATTATGATGTATTTGTGGATAGTAAATATTATACTCTGATTGATAAAATAGTAAAATTTAATAGTATTGATACATTATTTATCGGTCAATCGTATTCTGGTGTAAATTCAAATGATAAACGATTAAAAGATACTGCAACAGAAACAACATTCAAATGTTATGTATCTAAACAAAAAGGTTTTGAACAATACATTGAACAAAAGGAAATAAATAAGGTAAGAGATTTCAATAAATGGAAAGTAATAACTACACGATCTGCATTTGGTGCAAATAGTTGTTTTGGAAATATGTTTATTGGAAAACCAAATGAAATTTGTAATCAAAGTTATATATTATTTGAAGTAGTAAATGAAGAAGAAGCAATCTCCTTATTATCTTACATGAAATGTCGATTACCTAATATTATGTTATCATTGCGTAAATCATCTCAAGATATTTGTGAATCCACTTGTAAATGGATACCCTTGCCGCCCTTAAATAAAGAATGGACAGATGAAGAAGTCTATACATATTTCAACTTATCCGAAGACGACATCAAAATAATTAACGACACAAATATTGTTGGTTATAAAAATAGTGTTAAACAAACCGACAGAAGTCTTGAAACACCTGAACCCAAACTGAAACGGGTTTATAAAAAAAAAATACAGGTACAAGAACCCGTTGTAGATGCGATAGTAGAACCGATTGAACCAAAGACTAAACCCAAACGGGTTTTGAAAGTTGCAACTAAGGTTGAAAAAGTTGCCAACTCTATTCAAACGGGAATACCTAAACCGAACAAGTGGCATGCCCACGTCAATGAATACGTGAAAAAGCACGGTTGTTCTTATGCGACCGCAGTTAAGGAAGCAAAAGCAACGTACAAAAAGTAACTTTGATTTCTACGGTTGAAGAGATTAACCGATAAAATAGTAAGACAATTTGATTGGTTAAAATACTTAAAGACCTTTTTTACTATAAAGTATGCTTCTTTAGCTCAGTTGGTTAGAGCGAACGGCTGTTAACCGTTAGGTCGTAGGTTCGATCCCTACAAGAAGCGTTGAAGTTATATTGAATACAGTGGGTCCTTACCGTCTTTTTTTGGGTGAAAAATAATAATAGAGAAGGATACTACTTACGATCCAGTATAAAATATATAAATATAGATAATAATTACCTCCACTTTGTTTTATTTGGATGGATGTATCGCATATTATATTGACATTCAAGTCTTCATAGTTCGTGTTGGATATTTTAACTCGTCTACCAGGTTCATATGTTATGCAGTTATTTTTTTATCTATATCCGGTATGTCGACCATACCCAACTTATAATTTAAGCCATTATACATTAATATATAGTGAAAAAAAGCAATAATTTCAAGTAATATACCATATTGAGATAATTGATACATAACTGGATTGTATATGTTTTTGACAAGACTACCTCTCGATGTCTCTACAGTATATAATTTAGAGGCGTATTCATCATATATACGGTTATTTGGAAAAACTTCAAATACTTGTAGAACTCGCCGATGTTTCATCTTACCATAGTTAACACCTCGGTGATGTATATTTGCATTAAACACAAGAATATCTCCCCTATTCATATTCAATAAAACTCGTTGATTATAGATGTTGATACTCCAATCCTTTTTGGATTGATGACTTCCTGGAATAAGTTCCATTTGAGCATCGTCAAAATAAGCCAAACACGTAAAGATCGGAATGGTAGCGTTATGTGTATGATTGTATATATCGCTGTGAAAAGTGGATGCATCGGTATAATTATTGTTGTCGCTTAATCGAAATTTTACATAGTGAGGATTTGAAAGGGTACTACAATACTGAGTGATATATTTGAAAAAAATATGATCAATAAAGTATTTCACTCTTGGATAATTCACCTTATCCTTCTGGATACTGGATAATACGATTTGGGTTTCATCTTCGGATAAAACATTTCTCAACACCTGATATCCTTTCTCAGTTAAATCCATATTATATAAAAATTTTATTTAAAATTCCATACTATGCCGTATACCTTAAGAAAATTACCCGGTCAACCTAAATGGAGAGTATACAACAAAAAAACGAAGAGGGTACACGCTCGTGCAACCAGTCATGCCAAGGCACTTCGACAAATCAGACTATTAAATGACATCGACCACGGATTCGTACCACGTTAAAAATAATGTGTATGAGTATGGGTAAATATGTTCTTTTTATACCCCATGGGGGACTTAACGATATTTTATCAGGTCTAAAAATAAGTATTGACTATTGTAAACAATACCATCGAACTTTATTGTTCGCAATGAAATCATCTTGTTATTTAATTGAATTAAATGAGTATTTTGTCATTGAAGACATTGGTGTTCGTATCCTCTACAATACGGAGCAAATCAAACAACATCTAACGAATAAAACCGTATATCATTTTGACTTGGATTTAAATAAGGTGATTGATTGTAAAATCATATATGGGGTTCCCGTCAAAGGTATTCAATGTTATAACAATGTATTCTGTCAATTACCAGAGGAAGTTGTCGAAGAGGATGTGATTTTATACGTACGATTTGGAGGAGGTAGAGGATACGAAATGTTTAAACACTTCAGGTGGAAGGACTCTTTAAAAGAACTTTGTCGAATCAAGAGAGGTCTCTTGACTGATCATTATTTATGTATTCATGTCAGATGCACGGATTACCAATGCGATTATCAAAAGTTATACGAGGACAACAAGCAATTGATTCATTCGTATCCTGCAATCTACTTGGCGACAGACAACGAAGAAGTGGTACAATATTTCAGATCCAACGGACTCAACGTCTATTGTTTTACAACCTTCCCTCTTAAAAAATGCCATAACTTACATACTTCCACTATAGATCCCCACACACTTTTCTCTGACATCATGGTAGATGTTTGGATGGCAACACACAGTGATCGAATCCTCTCCAACTCGAAGGGTGGATTTATCCGTTTATTACGAGACTGTTTTGAAAACAAATCGTTCATTCGTCGCCTTAGCGAGTGCGATCCATAAAGATGAAAAAATGTTTCGGTTTAATCACGTGTAATCATTCGAGGAATCACATTCATCGTAATCAATTCTTGGAACAACAATTTGCACGCATAGGGAATGCGTAGCTTGTGAAATCCAGTACGATTGTCACACAATCGACACAAATGAACGGGTGCGACGTCGTTGTGGGAAACGATGGTTCCGCATTTTTTGCACGTGTAGACCACAAACGCATCCGAATCATCATACATACGACCTTTGGTGAATGCGGCCGCACCGTGTGAGACCATACAATCTCGTTCCATTTCACCAAAACGTAATCCTCCGTCTCTCGACCGTCCTTCAGCAGGTTGACGAGTCAAGTTGACCATCGGACCTTTGGCGCGACTGTGTTGTTTGTCTACCACCATATGCTTCAACCGTTGATAGAAGACTGGACCAATAAAGGTACTAATCTCCATTTGTTCACCGGATAAGGCATTGTACAAGAGTTCATTACCGTTGGACTCATACCCCACTTTCAATAATTCTTTTGAAATGGTCTCGATCGACAACTCTGTAAAGGCGGTACCATCCCCGAACATTCCCAACTCCAACAGTACTTTCCCCAACAACGTTTCTTTCAATTGTCCAATGGTCATGCGTGAAGGAATGGCGTGAGGATTGATAATGATGTCGGGTTTTAACCCCTCGGCGGTAAATGGCATATCCACCTCGGGAATAATGTTTCCCACGGTACCTTTTTGTCCATGCCGAGAGCTAAATTTATCTCCAATTTGAGGAATTCGGTCGGAACGAATACGACCTTTCCAAGTGGTATACCCATCACCATTTACCCCCACATAATTCTTGTCCATATAACAGACTTCATCGGTGCGATGGTATTTACTCGAATCTTCAAACTTGATTTTGACAGTAGGATCATTGCGTGCCGATTTAATGGGGGTGACCTTCCCCATGACAATGTCCATATTTTCAATCAACGTATTCTTGGGCATCAGTCCATCTTCGCCAATTTTATCGTAGTTACTAAATTTCATCCCTTTGGTACGTTGTTCGTCGGGTTTGCACCGCACTTCATCTTCTCCGTGAGTTTTTTTATCCTCATCCTTTTTCGTCTCAAATGCAGTGGTGCGAAAGAGTCCCCTATCTAGAGATCCTTGATTGAACATCACGCTGTCTTCTTGATTGTATCCCGTATGGGTCATAATCGCGACAATAATGGGTGTACCCGAAGGCAACTCGTGCAATTTCAGCATATGCATAATTCGAGTGTCTACGAGGGGTCGATGAGGATAATTTAAAATCCAGGCCGTTTTATCCATTCTCGTATCGTAATTGGTGACGTACACCCCTACCGCTTGTTTACCCATTGCACATTGGTACGTGTTACGAGGGGACTGGTTATGGTCTGGAAAGGGAATACACGAGGCAAGTACGCCGAATATCGTGCTTGGATTCAATTCGCAGTGTGTATATCGTGAATGTTCCATCGTGGTAGACAATGAAATGAAAGATGCATTTTGTTCACACGGGTCAATGTATTCAATGACGGAGGATTCGCCTGCAATCAATTCATCCCACATCAAGGTTCCACGCTTCAATCGTTCGGTCATTTCTTGGGTGTACAACAATTGACCCTCTTTCACTTTAAATACGGGTCGGACCAAACGTCCCGAATCGTTACAGATATGAATCTCGTTGTATGTGTAATCAAATACAACCGAAGTAAAGACGTTGATGATAGAAGCCGCCTTCTTTGCCTTCATCGAAAGGAACAATGCTTGTGGATTGTCCGAACAACCAACCCACGCTCCATTGACAAACACTTTGGTTTTCATATCCAGTGATATCGGTATCAAGAAGGGTTCGACATGCTTGTAAAGAGAACTGCATTCCGACCGAACCGTAATGTGTGTCATATAACTCATATTTTTGACGACACCGACCGACTGGCCTTCAGGTGTCTCTGCTGGACACAGAAATCCCCACGTGGTCGCAGACAATTTACGAGGGGCCACCAATTTACCATTTTGTCCAGATGGATTGTTGATTCTGCGCAAATGACTTAGACTGGCTGCATACGTGAGACGATTCAATACTTGAGCAACACCTACCTTTGCAATGGTTTGTTTTGTACCGAAATCACCGGTTGATAATGCCCGCTTCAATCCATTTTCAATCGTAGTTGACTTGATGATTTTATAGACATTGGTGGTTGTAATGATTTGAGCATAATCCTCTTTCGATTTCCATGACCCCGTATTGATTTCACGAATCACTTGTTTTTGCATATCCTTCACCAACTTGTTGAAATAATTGCGATACAAATCATTCAGTAAACTACCTGTAAGACTGATCCGTTTGTTCAAATACGAATCTCGGTCATCAAAGGGACGACGTTTCAACGCACAAAGTAATAATTTATTCGCCATATAGCCCAACAGATGAACTTGTTGTTCTCGTGTTTTACATTGAGAGAATAAATCATCGCGCAGTACATCCACTACAAATTCTTGCTTACGCTGCGAAGGTTTGTCCGAGTGAATGGGTGTATACATTGCGTGTACTGCGATGTAGGCGATGGCCTCGTCTTGCGTCAAACACGTGGAGGATTCCATGATGGAACCTCGAATCAACTCGGCGAATTCCTTGTCCATAGCGTCCATCGTCATATACCGACAAATGTCCTTATCCGACAGAACGTTCATCGCTCGAAAGACAATGCCAATGGGGATATGTTTACGAATACGAGGAATGTTTACGTGAATGACATATTCCCCAGTTTGTTTGGATAAATACAAGTTGACTTGTTTGGGTGAAATTCGTTTGGAATCAGGAGAACATTTCATCTCTGCCTGGAACAAATACTTGTGTGAAGTCGCTGGGAAACAGTAAATCTTGTTCTCCGCCGTCCTCTCTTGCCCGAGTACGGTTTTTTCCGAACCATTGATGATAAAATAGCCGCCAGGATCATAACGGCATTCACCCGTCACTTCGTGACTTAGATGAGAATATTGAGTCAATACACAAGAAGAGGATTTTAGCATAATCGGAAGTTTTCCGATGTGTATTTGTTTGAGGACATTGTTGAAACACTGTATTTCTTCCAAGTCAGGTCCACTACGAACAATGTATTGAACGTTAATATCGACGGTGGTCGTGGCTGCATAAGTGAAGTTTCGAAGACGTGCTTCTTGGGGAAACATGACTTTGGTGGAACCATTGTTTTCGTGTATTTGTGGACGACTGATTTGAAAATTGGTAAATCGGACCATAATCTCCAGACTATATAGTTTCAACTCCTTGTTATAATTTTGGTCGGAATGTATCACCACCGGATTGAACTGTTCAATCGTCTGTCGAATCTGATGCATCGTGAATTCATTGTAGGATTCGATTTGGTGTTGAACCAAACGCTGAAGATGGGAATCCTTGAAATAGGCATTGATTGCGCACCATGGATCCATTTGTAATACATATGCATCCATACGTGGTTATCATCAATTTTATCTTTAAATCCTATGGAGAAATACGTAGAATTAAAACAATCTTAATTGTTCGGGTACAATATGAACAAATCGATTGTGGTGGATCCTCTATTACTTGGAGGGAAACGATCCAAAACACAAAAACAAAAGAAACCGTCTGGAAGTGAATTAAAAAAGGCATTATTGGAATCGTTATCCTCTCCTGATTTATCGGAAATGATTGAACCTAAACCCCCTGAACATGAATTGAAGACGGAAGTGTCAACTCAATCAACTTATGGATGTTTAAAAAATGGTTCTTTGCCTACCTTTCGACAATTAAAACGTTCTTCCAATACCATCAAACAATACGCTTCCTTTGGTAAACATAAAGGTACGGTACGTGTGTTGATCAAAGACCGTGAAATGTATGCCAAAATCGAACGCGACAAGAAGAAAATAGACAAGCGTTCCATGTCCGACATTCGAGACTATTTACGTAAAAGAGGATTGTATAAAATTGGTTCCACCGCACCAGACGACATTCTTCGCGACATTTATAAAAATGCGATACTTACAGGTGAAGTAGAGAATCATAATTCGTCTACGTTAATGCATAATTTCTTAAATGAACCATAAAATGATTTAAACTGACGCCATTCTTTCACGTTATGGGTGCATCGCAATCTGTGGAATCACAAACTGTGGAATCACAACCGGAATCACAACCAGTGGAATCACAAGTGTCTAGCCTGGAATCGGAACTCAAAATAGAACCTGATGCATCCATGGATTGGTTTTGGCCTATTATTTAAAATAGAGCATTGAACTATGTGGTATATTGTCATCCTACTCTTTCTTTTTTTTAAATTCATCATGGCAAAACTACAAAATCCATTATGTCCTTCAGGGGAGAAATCGTGGAATGAACGGTTGAACGACTTAATTTAAAATACTTGAGAAAAGTATGTCAGAGGTTGATTTATATGCACTCGAAGCAAAATTCAACGAGACCAAGGCCGAATATATCGCATTGATGGATACGATTCAGACCTCTTGTTTGGGGGACCAAACCTCTGCTCAATGCCAAAAGGCGGCCGAGTTGAACTCTTCCATGCAAAATTTACTTCTTCAAATGTCCAATCAAATGAAGAAAACGCCCACTTCTTTACCGAAACAACAAGAAATGTTGAATCTGTCCGGACAACTGGAACTCGACCGAGACCAGTTGGTGACCGAATTGGCGCAGAACGACGACTTGAGTATACTTGGGGATATGAATCATGGATATTGGCTTGTATGGGGCCTAAGTGCAGTGACCATCTTTTTTTTGATTATGAATACCAAATAAAATAATATACCCCACTACTAATGGAATATCTTGAAACCATCAAAAAATACGTCTCAGGGAAACAATACGCATCATCCAACGTGAGATCCTCGGATGGTACTCTTGCCTATATGACGTCGACGGGGATATCCAAACGATATCCATCCCAGAATATCTATGATGCCACGGCGGGAAAAAACAACTGTAAATCCGATTTTATCCAATTAACTCCCAAATGGAATGAATTAGGATTTCCTGTAGGTTCATTGATGAAATCGGGACAATCTTGTGGAAATGAAAATACCTTTGTTCAGGCAACACCCCCGGAGAACAATTTTGATTGGAATTATTACATCCAAAACAACTCGGATGTTCGTGATGCCGGTATCACAACCGAGTCGGCTGCACTCGACCATTGGAACACGATTGGAAAACGGGAAGGACGTTTACCGAATGCAACCATTCTTTCTTCAATGTCTACTCTTGGAAAAGTAGGATACATTGATGTAGATACCACCATGCACTACGTTCCCCCCACATACAAGGGGACGTTTTCTTCCTATGCGGGTACATCCAACGTCACGGGTACGCATATGGAGGACTGTTCACGACCTATACCTGCAGTCAATTATGGGGAACAAGTGATTCTGGTCAATGGCAATCGCAGCGGATTTATGAATAACTCGTCTCAATTAGAATTTGGGAATTCTTCAACCAATTTGTTCTTACGACCTCCTGTAGGAAACGATAACCAAGGTAAACCAGTGAATTGCGGGGATGAAGTCTCCATCACTACATCTGCCTCTTCCTATACCACGGACTGTGGATGGTGGGGATGTAAAGTAGGGCGGATGAATCACGACACCAAACAATTTGAATTCGGCCCTGGCGGAGAAGTTGCCTCGACCTTCAAAATTATGAATTCACGAGGTGCAGGGGTACCTCTGAAATATGGGGATCCATTTATGATTACCTGTTCTCTTCTAACCAATAAATGCGATTTGAATCAAGATGCTTTCTTACTTCCAGGAGAAAGTATCAAGAGTTTGAATGGCAAATATATGTTTATTTATCAAACCGATGGGAATGTTTGTTTATACAATTCGGGTGGAGTTGGTATATGGTGCTCCACGGCATTACATACCCCGGGTAAATTAGTGATGCAGTCCGACGGGAATTTGGTGGCGTACGATAGTGGAGGTATTCCCAGATGGTCTACTGAAACAAACGGACAAGGTACTCCGCCATACACACTTACCCAAAGAAATAACAGAGTTGTTGCAGTTATCGATGCAAATCATACGATTTTATGGAGTAGGAGTATTACCGATGATAGCAAAGACCAATATTCGAATACCTATACAGAACTACAAGGGAATGATAGTGCTGGATATGACATTCCAGGGGCAATGTATGAAACCGCGACCGTAGAAGATTGTAAAACAACCTGTAACAACAATACAGACTGTGCTGGATTTGCATTTAGTCAAAATGTATGTTATCCCAAAACGTCCGCGATGTATCCCATTGGTGCAAAACAACCCAACCCAGAAATCGACCTTTATATGAGAGAGGTTACCTCCAATCAATCTTCGATGGGAATCGTATACGTCAAAGGAACAGAAACAAAAATTGGTACATTCATGGAAGCAATCGGTTCTGGGTCTTATATTTTCTCCTTCAAACCCCAATCACCTATCAACAATACGTGTGACGTGGATAAACTAAAACAAATCTGTAATGATTCGGATTGTAGTGGGTTCGTTCATTCCCCGTCGACCAATTCGTGGCAAATGATTACATCTGCCTCTACCGCATCGGATTATACCATTACGAGTAATCGTCAAGACGTGTATCTAAAAGATGCTGCAGTGGACTTGCAAGACAAATCTTGTCGAACAGGAGTGCCTCAGTTTATCGACCCCACCTTGTTCGCCCATTACAATCAAGGAGAGGAATATGTACAAGGTGGATTGGGTCAATGTGACTTAGCCATTCAACCCCCTCTGGAACCAGATGCTTATAAAAAAAAACAAAAGAAAATGATGCAGCAAGGACAAAAATACGTAGAAAAATACAATACGTTATCTGTTGAAAATGTGCAACAACAAAATGTACAAGTCACACAAGATATGAAGACCAAAACAGACGAATACACACAGGTATTGGGTGAAATCAAGACCTTGAAGCCTTCGATTACCTTGGAACAACAACAAACGGATATGACATTGTTTGATAAACAAAATCAATCCAGAGCGATTATATGGGGTATCATTGCTACCGCCATCCTTGCAATGATTTTATTACGACCTAAATAAAATTGAGTCACTTTATACAATAGCCTATTCATCACTCATGAATATGCTCGGTCCTCGTTCTACCCAGCACATTTGCTATTTTATGAATCGGGCAAGTGGTCTATGTGGATGGTTAACGCCTGAACAGGTCATTGAAACCATGGAGTGTGCACTGGACTACGAAACGATATCCGTGGAGAGTATAACGGATACGGAACAAGATGGAGAATTCTGGTATGGATTCCGATTATGTGTCACGACCGAAGAGGCTCCTGAAGAACACATTCTTTGGAACGGACAAGTGCGGACCCTTGCAAAACGTTACTTTCAACAAGAAGACCACAACTATTATTTTAACCATAAGGAAACACGAGATGTCGTACGGAACTATGTGAAATAAAAAAGGTACTTTTTTAAAGGATACGTTCTTCGTATTGGAAATTATTTTGTATGACCAAGAGAATAAATAATGTACATCGTGTCGATAATCATGGTCAACTACGAACATGGTTGAAAGAACGTAATGATCAATTTTTTTATTCTAAAAAAGGGCCGAAGCCCGTTTAATCATTAATTAAATAACTTCATCCTAACCCCATTTAGACATTTTGGTACAGCGGATTGTTTCTTCTTTTTCGGCGGCGCCTGTACGGGTTGTACGGGTGGGGCGATGGGAGTAACAGGGGCTTGCATTGTGGTCTCGATGGAGGGGGACATTTAGATTTTCAAAAACCATTCCTTATCCTTTCGTTTCAATTTTATTTTGCTCGCAGGGTCTTGTTTTTAGGACCAAGGGAGGATAGGGGTGATGCGGATTCAGACCGAAGTGTATATTTCGACTGAACCCGAATCAGGGATGGAATGGACACAATCTTTCCTTCTTCAGCATTGTAGACCACATCCTTCACGCGTTGTAGACACTTTCGGTCCAAACGTGTACGCAACAATACTTTTAATTGTTCCGTTCGCTCCTCGTCCAGTTCATCCTTGATTCGTAATTCTTCTGCAAAATCCATCATCCTTTTTAATTTCAAAGACTTGTTTAGTTTATTCCACGAAAGAATCTGGTCCTTCTCATGGATCGAGACAATCTGTTCGAGCGTCAACATATTCATATTACTTGTTTAAGTTTTAACTTGCTTTATATATTGTTGAATAAAATTGAAACCGTATAGTCTATATGCAAATATTACAGATACGCAGCCATGTCCGAACATTCGACGTATATGCGTTCGGTGGCAGTCACGTTCGAGTCAACGGTAGAAATTGATCCGTTGACCGGCCCGTTATTGAAGCCGGATCTAAAACGGCAACACACTGTTCGTGGTACTGGTGACCCTACACCTGAAACGCTCAAAAGTTTATTAAACTTCGAGGAGTACATCGCGGCGAAGACGCGTAAACATTTTCATTGATACCATCTTACGGTGTTTTAAACACCCTTTTTTAATGGACACATTTGATGCATATTTTTTAACTTCTATAGTATGGATATTGCCAGTAAAATCGTGGCAGAATCCTTGACGAGTTTATATCCCGTCTTTGTCAAAAATATCGGTCTACCCTTGTCCATCCAACTATGGAGTCGATGTTTCACCTATGTTGCTATTTCACTTTTGTTCCTCAAGTACACTTCTCTCTGGAAACAAGTGTTTTCAAAAATGGGTCTCTTGCTTTCTTTGATTACGATGATACACATCTATACATCGTATCAAGGATTCTTGCTATTGGAGAGTGGAACCGCTTATTCCTTGTTTTATCTATATCCTTTATGGATTGCTCTCTTTTCAGGCGAGTTCCATCCAGTAATGCTGGTTGCTATGATGGGGGTTTTTTTACTCGCAGAGACATTTCAGGTAAGTAGTGGGTTTGGTCTAAGTATGATAATGTTGGCAGCATTGACCGAAGCCATGATTTATTTTGTTGTTCGTGAAATTCGTGCATCCAATTGGCATCACATTTTCATTTCGTATATTTGGGGAGCTGTATTTTTGACGGGCTATTATTGGAAGGACCTACATTTCGAAAAGACGTTGTCCTTATCCCTATTGTTGAATGGCATCATTGGAACTGCAGGGTACTGGTTACGATTTTACTCGATGGGAAAATTAAGCCCTCTCTTGTATGCATTGCTGTCGTATGTGGGAATTGTCATGTCCTTTGTCTATGGATGGTGGTTTAACCAAGAAAAAATAACAATGTATAAACTAATTGGGGTCATTTGTATTGTGATACCCAATGTCTATCTTATCCTGAATAAACGTTAAACAAATAAAATTGAAGTATTCCGAAATAAAATGGATGTGCATAATTCGAATGGCTGAGATTTCCGATATGATTTCAGTAATACTGGTGATGACGACGATGATGACGATGATGACAATAATGAGTACTTCGTGTATATTCATTATCATGAACCGGTTGTGCGAAAAACCCCAAGTGAATGATCCATCCTATAACGAGGATGACCAGTCAGAATATCAGGACGATGAAGATGCGGACGAAGTTGAAGACGATGGAGATGAAGTCGATGAAGATGCGGACGATGGAGATGAAGTCGATGAAGATGTGGACGAAGTTGTCGATGAAGATGCGGATGAAGTAGATACTTAGATGTTCAAATCCTTTTTTATTTAAAATTGAAATAGAAAAATGAATGTACGAGTACAAAAAGCGTAATGTATCCTCATCCTCTTCTAATTCCACCACCGCCACAGTATGATCCTGAGTCTCTGGATGGATATTTGTTAGAGATGGAGCGTGACAGAATAAACGCGAAACGCGCAACATTTGCGAGGGATCTTCTTATCAAAGAACATCCGGACCTTATTCCCCAAGATTTCGAAAACGTCAAGAATGAACTTCTTGAAGTTGAATGGTGTTATACCCTTTGGTTCCTTTCAAGAGATGATCCGTCTTTGACGAATTATGCAATGGCCAAACTCAAGGTGATTCAATCCCTTAATAAATAAGCACCATTCACTTTTTTACTTATGTAAACCACTTAACAAGATATTGAGTAATATAAGGAATGGAACAGGTCGAAACTGCTCTCATTCTCATGACCGAATACGTTCATGAGAATATCGAATTCCTTGCAGACGAAGATTTTACAACCGAAATGATGCGGAACGTCATTCCAGTAATGGAGGCCCAATTCGATTCCGTGATGGAAGAAGTGTACGTTCACGCATTGAGACTCTTCACGCAAGGTCGCACTACCTATACTCGTATCGTGGTAGAAGACGTGGGTGCAAAAATCGATGCCTTACGAAAAAAGCCTCAACCCGTTCAGCGTACACCCGAATGGTACGAGTACCGTCATAAACTTATCACGGCAAGTTCTGCGTATAAAGCTCTCGGTACGGAAGCTAAAATACGTGAATTGGTCAAAAGCAAACAGGGTGCAGTCGTCATTCATACCGGAACCAATACAGAAGGTCCAATGCATTGGGGGGTGAAATATGAACCCGTTTCCATCCAATATTATACTCACGTCAACAAGACCCAAGTCGAAGAATTTGGATGTATTCCACACGACACCTATACCTTTTTAGGGGCATCACCCGATGGGATTAACGTACTGGAATCTTCTCCTTTATATGGTCGAATGGTGGAAGTCAAAAATCCATTTACCCGTGAAATCACTGGAAACCCCAAAAAGGAATACTGGATCCAATGTCAATTGCAATTAGAAGTGTGTAATTTAGAAGAGTGTGACTTTCTAGAAACCAGTTTCAAAGAATATGAATCCGAAGAAGCGTTTCACGCCGATGGTACGTTTCAGAAAACCGCATCCGGACAATACAAAGGCATTGTTCTACAATTTTTCACCGATAAAGTGTTGTACGAATACGCTCCCTTCCAATGTACCCAAGATGAATATACGGAATGGGAGCGAACTCAATTGGACGACCGTTCATGGGTGCGTACGATTTACTGGAGACTCGAAGAAGTCTCGTGTGTTTTGATTCGTCGAAATCGTGAATGGTTTCAACGAATGGTTCCTCAATTCGAAACCGTGAGCAAACTTATTTAAACATTTTTCAAGAGAAGAGAACAATGCTGTGCTTGAATATGATTGTGAAGAATGAATCAAAAATCATTCGTCGGATGTTGGAGACGGTTGTTCCTCTGATTGATTGTTATTGCATTTGCGATACGGGTTCGACCGACGATACACGGGAACGGATTACCGCTTTTTTCAAAGAAAAGAATATTCCTGGAAAAATCATCGACGAACCGTTTGTGAATTTCTCTCACAATCGAAATGTGGCGCTTCGGGCGTGTGAGGGGATGTCCGACTACATTTTATTGATGGATGCAGATATGAAACTCGAAATCGGAACGTTTCAAAAAGAATCGTTGAAGAATGCATCGGTGTTTCAAGGCCACGAAGGGTTTTATTATAAAAATACACGCATCGTGAAAAACGACGGGAAGTCTTTGTATCGGGGCGTCACTCACGAATACTTGGATACGCCTACCGTTGAAACCTTGGACAAGTCCCAGTTGTTTATTCGAGATGTGGGAGATGGTGGTTGTAAAGCCGATAAATTTGAACGAGACGTTGCCTTGTTGACTCAGGGGATTGTGGATGAACCCAACAATGCACGCTATCATTTTTATTTGGCCAATTCGTTGTATCATTTGGGAAAATTCACCGAAGCCATCGAACTGTACACCAAACGCATCGCTATGAATGGATGGCACCAAGAAATTTGGTATTCACATTACCAGATAGGACATTGTTACAAGAGCCAGAAAAGAATGGCCGATGCCATACACTCGTGGTTGAATGCGTTTGAGGTGATGCCCGAACGCATTGAGAATTTATATGAAATCGTCCGTCATTATCGTATCCTTGGTAAACAGAAGTTGGCCAAACTGTTTTATGATTTGGCGATAACTCAAAGACCCAAAGAGGATTTTCTGTTCTTGCACAACGATGTATACACCTATAAATTGGCATACGAGTATACCATATTGGCCGCATATGTCAACATTCCACAAGCGAATGATGCCTTTGTCACGGTCTTGAACCATTCGGAAGAGTTGACCAAATCTTGTTTGTCCAATATGAAATTTTACCAGAACAGACTCAAGTTTGTCTCGGAAGTGGATAGGACCTTTTCTATCAAGCATACATTTGCGGGTAAAGAACGAACCTTTTACTCCTCTTCTGCCTCTCTCCTTCCGTATGGAGACGGTTATCTGATGAATGTTCGATTGGTGAATTATTACATCAACGAGCGAGGAGAATACTTGTATTGTGAGGATTATATCATTACGATGAACCAACGAATGGAGTTGACCCGTGATTTGGAAATCAAAAGTAGCACCTTGATGGAGCCAGTGTTTGTCGATGAGCGTTATATCGGGATTGAAGACATGAAATTGTTTGACGATGGAACACAAATCGTCTATTTAGGGACGGGATTATCCAGTGGGAAACTGGGCATGATTATGGGTGTGTATGGAGAAACGGCACAAGCATTGACGTGTGGATTCCAACAAATGTATTGTGAGAAAAACTGGGTGTTTGTGATGTGCGATACACCCCACATTGTCTATCAATGGCATCCACTCCAATTGTGTAAAGTGGAAGATACGACGCTGGAGTTGGTGAGGACGATTCCAACACCGCGATTGTTCAAACATGTTCGTGGGTCCACTTGTGCTTCCCAATACAAGGAAGAACAATGGTTTGTGCTGCATATGGTCTCCTATGAAACCCCGAGACATTACTATCATTTGATTGCCGTGTTTGATATGGAGATGAAGTTGATGCGGTACTCTGCACCGTTCAAATTTGAAGGATTATGCATTGAGTATTGTGTGGGATTGGTGGTGGAAGAACATCGAGTGTTGATCGCACACAGTGGATGGGACCGAACGACCAAACTTCGGGTGTATGAACGTGGTTATATCGAAAGTATCTTAAAGTATAGTATATAACTAGTCTATAACGGGTCCAAATATATCTGTAGATTTAAATCTCCCCATACTTGTATATTTTCTTCGTTATCTGATTCTAATTTTAAAAGGTATGTAGTGTTAGACGTGGTTGTAAAATATTCGGATACGCATAATGTAACTTCTGAAAATGTAGCGTCGTTTATAGCTATAGTCGAAGGATATGGTTGATGGGGTATGATAGATTTGTCATCAAGTATTACTGAATCATATGCAAGCAAAGTATACTTTGCAGATGTAATATGTACAACATCGTCTGTATCCGGATATATATTTATCCTACCTCGAATCGTACAATTACGATTCGATAGTAATGGTGTTGTGTTGAACAAATTAATATTATTAGGTGTTTGTGATAAACCCTGTCTGAGCTGAAAATTTAAAAATACGGTTTGAGCAGGACCCGTATCTCCTTTCTCTCCCTTGGCAGTAGGCCCCATCTCTCCTGTCGGTCCTTGGTCTCCAGCTGGTCCCATCTCTCCAGCTGGTCCCGTATCTCCTTGCGTTTCCACCACCTTGATCGGCTGACATCTTCCTTGTTGAATGATTTGGGATTGGCGCACGGCTCGACTTTGGTTCGCAGTATTGGGGGCCAACACATTTTTCGGGAAAATGACGGGTTTCGGACAATTCATGGATTTACTCTATTTTTTGTTTTAATCCGTTTTGTCCAATACGTTTATTAAATCGCCCAGATTCTTTTTGAACAGCGCCAAATCGTTAAACTGTCGAACTGCATCAGAACTGTCGTCCACTCCGATTTTACCCTGTGCAAGAAGATTCAGCATACTGTTGTCCGCCCACGTTTCCAATTTTGTTATCATTTCTTCGTAGGACGTTCGATACGTGGAAATGTTTAACGTATCTAACAATTCGTTGTTGGTACTCTCCAGTTTGACAGAGAGATCTTTCGGGGTTTTACCAGAAGTGAATCCTTCTCGTGTCGACCGCATCCACAACACACACGTCAATAAAAAAGCAAGTATGCCTACATAGAAGGCATTCATTAGAATTACTATAGATTAAAATTGAAACATCTTGTTTGAATTTTAATCGAAACAAAAAATGTCTGAAGCGTATCACGTACACGGAGCGTCATACAGTTGGGATGGTGTTGCCCCACTGGACGGTATGAGCTATCAATGGGGACATTACATCTATCAGGGAAGGAGTGGAGAAGGCTACTACATCTCCTTCCAAGAGAAAGCCCGGCGAGACCAAGAAAAAGAAGCACAAGTTACTTATGTAGAGGATGAGATGGCACGGTTCATTTCTACCTATAGTTAACCTTGTTTCCTGGAGGAGGCACCCCCTCGGACCCATCCATCCATGGCAACCCCTTCCACCAAATAAGCCGGATTCGTCACCGTCTCTTTAATTGATGGAATCAAGGGGTAATTGGTCATTGGAATGTAACTAATCTCCGATAGAGTGTTGACACTTTTTTTGTTGTTGGAAAAGGAATCGGTTTGTTGCAGTTGAGATTCAGCAGTTGGGTCGAATGGACCTTTTCCTAGATAAGGGACCGTGGCAAAGGGGCGGTGGAACAGAGAAATGCGACTTTTGGGGTGGGTTTGCAACGACCCCAACAACAAATGAGAATTCTCATCAATATTACATCCTCCAACCCCACACTGATTACCCATCCCTCCAGCCGCGCAGAAATTCACATTGACCTGACTTGTCGCAAACTCAATCGGCTTTCGCATGGCACAATCCGTATCAAACGGTTGAAGCATATATTGGTTTTGTGCACGGTCTTGTATATCCATTTGGGTCATACTGACTTCATCCACGCCAATACGTGATTGGTTAAAAAAGTTCATATATGTATCCTATATTTTATTCTAGGTTCGTTTCTACAAAAGGAGAGGCTCGTCTTGCTTCAAGAGCTTCGTCTTACTTCCATCTTTTGCGGAAACCATATTCCCATAACAGAATTCTCCAAACCCTTCTTGATCATTGGGGACCGTTGTATTTGCCGTGGTATAAAAATTTCGCATCGAATAATCCAACGTCATTTCGTTGTTTAATCCCTTGTAAATGGCCGGGTCGGGTATACCCGATTTCACCTTTTCGTTAATGGCCTTTTCGGTTTCAGGTTCATACGATTTAAGGGCGGATTTACGTTTCGGATTTCCGTTGAGTTCTGGAAGCAACACATTCATCAATGGATTCTGTTTTGTGGGAACCGTGTGATGGGCGAGGGTTTGAGCCGTAAAATTTTCTACTGGTTTCATCGATTTCTGGTATACGACCAAAAGGAGTATCGTGATGACACCAATCCATATAAATTTAAAGGTTTGCGTGAGGACCGCGCCTAAGATAGACAACACAATGACAAACCGCGTAATGGCATTTAATTTTTCATCCATAGTCATGGTTTCGGTAGGCCAAAATTGCATTTGGTCTTTCTGGAACAAGAGCGTATAATTCTGTATCCAAAACGTCATGCTTATCCTTTTTATTATTTTTTATCCTTTTTTGCTTTTAATTTATTCTGCAAGCGTTCCTTCGTCTTGGCCTTGGACATGGTTTCCTTCATTTTAGACTGTGTAGCACCATTCATCTTACCAAACATGGATTCGAACTGTTTCATACCTGGCATACCCTTCATTTTCTCGAGTAGTTCAGATGCTTCTGAGATGAGTTCGCTCTCTTTCAAATCACCCGCTTTGATTTTCTTGTCCAGTTTATCCCCTACCGTATGCATCAACGAAAACAATTTGGAGGGGTCTTTCATCATGGTTTGAAACTCTTCCATTTCCCCCACTTCGCCTAGTGTTTCTTGAGCAATCTCTTTGGCAAGACTGCCCAATTTTCCATCCATCAATCCTTCAAATTGGTCGGGTTGTTTCATATCCTCCATGGTCTTCTGCATATCGAATCCTTGTAGCAAAGAAAACCCGTCGTGGTTGATATGACCCAGAATGGAAAACAGGAGAAGCTTCAGGTATTTCCATAAAATGGTTTTTGTTTTCTCTGTAATGTTCTCATTCCACAAGGGTTTGAAATCTACACCCGGTAAAAAGATACAAGAGGATTCAAACAGACTCTCCTTTTCAGAAAGAATGTCAAGCATATGTTGAGGGAATACGGAGACGGTATGGTCAAACACTTGTTGATAGACGTCTTCGCCTGAATCAATGGCAGAGATGATTGCATTTTCTTTCAATTCGGGAAAGGTGCCAACTAAATCGGTGACGAAATCTTTCAGGATTTTTAAAAAATTGGGCGGAATCATATGCGTTTCTATACTGTTACTATTTAAATGATTTCAATAAACATAAAGTTTACTAAGCTTGCATAAATTTTGAATGTATTTGAGTGAGATGGCCTTGTTTTCTTCACTCATACGCCTCACGGTTGATCGTAATTCTTGAATGACACTATCCACCGACAGAGTATAATTTCCAGCATCTTCGGTATAATCCTTGGTCAAGAAATACTCAATGTCGCCCACTTCAATCTGGTCGGCGTACTTATCCGTAACCATGGTTTTCCAAGTCGTGATAATCATTCGCGGGTTTGATTTTTTGATACCCTCTAAATAAAGTCTACCGCGTTCGAATCGATTGTCTACCGAATAGGTCTTGGAAATATCGTCTAAATACTCATCAATTTGACTGATGAAGGTAGATAAAATCAAACTATTGTTCATCCGTAAAATACAAGACTAGTTTTAAATCGGTTTTCAAACACGTTTAATCGCAGGAGCCAGCATACTGTCCCGTTCATTTTTATATTCTTCAAACGTTTTTCCATTTTTACCTATTTTATCGGGTACGTAATCCTCTGTCGGTGTATGAATCGTAAAAGAATCTTCTAATGGCACAAAATTATGCATTTGTCTCATTCCACCACCTCCTTTGGTCGTTAATTCATCTGGACTCTGATCCCAAAAACTATAGGCATCCGACATTCGGGACATTTGAGACAGCGAATAACATTCCGGTTCTCCATTTCCATTGGTTTCTGCCATGGTGATGCTCACTTCTTGGGGCATTAAGAAGTCATATATGGCTTGTTCAAACAATACTTGTTTGGTTTCAATCATAAACAAGGCAGGGACTTTGGTAACTTGGGGGGGTAAAACCACGCGGTCATTCTCTAAAAGAATAATAATGTTTCCTTTAGAATCTCGGTCCCGTTTGTCAATACAAATGAAATGAAGTTCGTGTTTTAATTTGGTTTTGGCAATACGTTGAAGCAACTTCTTCGAAGGGTCGCAGAAATTGCTATAATAACAAATCGACATACGTTAATCCATGTATAATATTTAAACTTAAAATTGATTAAATAAATATCGCGTTGAAGTATTAAAATGGATTCCAAAACAGTCAAACGATTTCGTATTGCCGGGGTGGACAAAAGTGTCGTGAATGCACTTCGTCGTACCCTGGTAGGTAATATTCCGATTCTGGTCATGAAGCCGCAAGACTGTGTGATTACGGAAAATACCACACGCTTCACGAACGAAATTATTAAGGGTCGATTGGCCTCTATACCAATTCACCATTCAGAATTTGAAAAATTTACCATCTCGGTAGACCATACCAATGAAACTCAACAAACGATGTATCTCACCACTGAAATGTTTACCGTTCAAAAATCTGAAAAAAAACACGAAACCTTGTTTCCACCTTACGTCAACAAGGGATTGGATGGCAAAAAATATTTCTGTTACATCGACTTTATCCGTCTCCGTCCAGGAGAGAAATTGACTTTGAAGTGTGAGACGTCTATCGGTACGGCAAACGAATCAGGAATGTACAATTCAGTGGGGACGTGTGCGTATGGATGTACCCAAGATATAGACGCCTCGAATAAAGCTTACAAAGAATCCGATGGAAAAAGCAAGGAAGATTGGGATTTGTTGAACGCAAAAAGATACGTCGTTCCCAATTCGTTTGATTTCATCCTAGAGTCTCTTGGGGTATACACCAACGAAGAATTGCTGAAATATGCGTTGGTTGTATTGAATGCACAATTTGAACATTGCAAGACATTGACGACTGAAAGTGTGGAAGCATCATTGACTACCATCCAACACTGCTTTGACGTGAAGCTTACAGGGGATTATACTCTAAAAGAACTGGTTGTTCATGTAGAGGGTGATTATACCACCGGAAAAATGTTAGAAGCTCAAATTTTCAAGCGTTTTCAAGATGCAACACGGCCCATTACGTACGTGGCCTTCTTCAAAAAACATCCTCACGATAAGTTTGGAATCTTGCGCGTGGCCTTTGAGGGTGCTACCCCGAAACTGATTGTAGAGTTGGTCCAAGAAGCGTGTGGGGAGTGTATGGATGTATTACAATCTTTAAATCTTTAACTTCAAATGCAATAAAGTCGCCAATCTAGCCGGAGGCAGTGCATCTACGTATTCAATGACTCGTTTTTTATGTAACCCTCTAGGTTTCAGTTCATTCATATAAATCCCGTGTAAGTCGTACAGATAGGACTTGGTAGGTAAATCACGATGGGCAATACGTTTATGAATGAAACACGCCTTGTAATCTTCTAGCAATTGAATCACACATTCAGAAATTTTTTGCTCTATATGTATGGAACGTACCCTATCTTTTGGGAAATAGGTAAAATGAAGTTCCGCTTCTTCTTTTTTCCGAATCCCAAGATACTTGTACTCAAAGGGAGTATTTCCTTTGATTTGAGACATGGTATTGTAGGATTCGTTTCGAATCTTCGCACGAACACCGCTGCATTTCAACATACAACCTTTGCAAACAATATTCTGAATGGTATGGTGGGCTTCTTCATAGGAGGAGAATGAAAATCGAGGAGGTGCCAAGAACGGAATATCTCGTTCACAAACGGCATCGGACAATATCTGGTAGACCGCAACTAGATACAATTTGGGTTCTTCTACAGGCAAGACAATCATATTTTTAGGATGTTGCATCACAAAACTGTAGCAGCAAGCAGGGTCTAGGTGATGGAAGGATAGTTGTTCTTTATGAAGACATTCCTCAAACAGTTCGGCAAAGGACGATTCGGATTCAAACGTACACTTTGCATCCAGGACCGATTTGGTTGCAATCTTCCATTGGTCTTCCTCGTTGAAGACATTGATCATCGTGCCATCGATAAACGGTTCTACGACCACTTGTTCAATTGGAAATTGGGCTGTGAACGTTTCCAATGGAATGGATTTAGGTGGAGAAAAACAACACAATTTGTTGTTTTTATAAATCACAGACCGGAAAAAATGATATTCTGGGTTGTGTTTCTTTTCCGATGGATATTTCACCAATTGATAGCCCGCACTGTTCACACGAATGCAATCGGCCGGGGGTGACATAGGATAATGCATTAATACACTTACATTATTATCTTTATATTATATTAACATATGACTGAGATTAAACAACGCGATATCATCAAACTATACTACGAAAATGGGGAAACCTCGTATGCTTTAGTCGATGAAATCCGTGATACAAACATCCAACTTCGCGAACCCCCGGATAAAACCATTGTTCTCGATATCAAGGATGGAGTCATGGAAGGCGTAATGTCCATTGAACTGGTCTATTCCTCACCCGTCACAGGCATTGCTGTTGCAAGAAACTTTGTAGAGGGTCAGTCCATTGTGCTTGTCTACAAAGTCAATCCCGAAGAAGAAAAAGTGGGTCTGATTACTCGCCTGGAAGAAGATATGATTGACGTGAACATTGATGGTGAAATGGTCTATATCGACTTTGGTTATGTGGGTGTACCTGACGAGTTTCAGTCCATTACGTTGCACGGAGGCTTCATTTTTGAAATGGAAGACGATTATTATATACCGGAAAGCCAGCATCGATACACGTTAGAACGCCAATTGACAGACCTTATGGATAAATTACTTGCAGTACCCAAACAAACGTCTCGCACCATTCGGAATGCAAACCGAGTGGTCCAACGTTTCCGTGAATTACGCCAGCTTTACTCGAATGACCAAATGGATCCTCAGCGTGCATTGTTCGAGGTGGATCCCTTTCACGTCAAGTGGATTTTACCTGTATTGAATCGTCTGGGACGGGGGCGGGTTCGTCGAGCCTTGTTTAAAACAGACGAGGATTCCATCGCTTCCTTTCAACAAATGTCGAAAATTCAACTTGGACAGAATAGTTCTACCAGTAGGTCATTTCGTTCCATTTACACCAAACTCTTGAATGAAATGGCTCCTTTTATCAGTGATTTGAATGGAACCACGATACATTCCACGATTGAAGTATTGCTTCCAAATACAACGCTATTAAAATCGATTTCTCCCAAATTACCGTTTAAAGAAATCAAAGGGGGATTTTTTCCACAGGTATTGGTGAAACCCTATGCGGACCCGTATGACCAGATACATACTATACCTGAGATTGCGGAGTTTGCTTCCTATTACGTACTTCCAGTGGACTATACGCGAGCCTTTGTTCCTGGAAATACACTTTTGTCTCGAACCCATTATTCAAAATTGGACCTCTTTACGCATCGGGTTCCCACGGGAGAATCGTTGGCCTTATCGGAATGTATACCTTCACACATGGTAGATACCCGCTATCCTTTTTATTCAGTACAAGGATGTGTACAACAATTATCACCCTACTTGGTTCATCAAAACAATATGACTTTCTTATATGAATCTATCCTTTCCAAATTAAAAGAGTTCATTCAATCCTACACCAAAATCGACTTACCCGAATACATATCCAATCCACTCCTTGAGTACGACCATCAATCTGCGTCTGAATATCAAGTGTCTTTACTGCATACGGACAATGGGAGTTTATATGCCATTCTTCAATGCAAACAGATGAACTTGGATTATAGCAACCGATTAGATAAGCATATTGAAAAAAAGTTAGAACCCTCTCAAATTGCTCCACCCGTTGTGAAAGTGTATGACAACCTAAAACAACTTACGGCGGATAATAACAAAGAAACTATATATGACCCAGCATTCGACAAAACAGATTACACGTACTATCAAGGCATGGATCTAGAAAGATTGATTGAACATTTGGTTCGCGTCGAATATATGCAGCCACCAGAGGCCTATCTCTATGCGCCCTATTTTTTAAAGAAACAGCGACCGGTCTTGAATGGCGATTATGCGCAATTGACCACTCTAAACGGAAATGTCTATTACGAACGTATCAATCAAGAATGGAAATTAGACGCCACTTGTTCAGGACCGTACCCTTGTACTTCAGACGAACCGGAATGTACCGTCGAGGAAACCTCTTGCGTGGATGTGTCGTTTCGTTTGAAACAAAATTTGATTCAATCCATTTTGGTGGATTACCAGCTGGAGATGTACAAGAGTAAAGCCGTGTTTGATAAATTTATCCAAGATCGAGAAAAGACACTCACGTATCTCCTTGAGGTAAAAAAACACTTGTCCGAACAATCCGTATTGAAATACAACAAACGAATGCTTGCCATGGGGAAATCCATTGTCGTTATCCAACAATCACCAAAAGCTCCATTGTTAAACCTCATTATGGCGAAACCTTTTGAAGAACGATATACAGAACTCATCTACTTTATTCGAGATTATACGCGCGTCGCGCATTCTACCGAAGACGAACATTGGTTATACTGTGTTACTGGACTCAAATTATTGCCGCGAGTATTCCAATTACTCATCAAAGGGTTTGAAGAAGAACGATACAAGGAGGTATTGGTTCAACTCTTGACAGAAGGTTCTCTTGTCAAAGAGGATGGTGTCATTTTCACAAGACACGGCGGTGTCATGGTCGAACAGATCGATTTTGAACATACCTTTGATGAGATGGTGCATTCGACTGAATTTGAAGACGACCCCATTTATAAGTTGAAACGCGAAGATAATCCACTCAACCCTTTCTTGGTGGAATTGTTGAATATGACCAGTATAGCCATCGGGGTCAATGTAACGGTGTATTATACTTTTATGATTATTAAACTATTATCCTCTCCCAATCGGTTGGTTCACTCGATTGCACTTGTCTTGCGATTTGCAGAGATTGAATATTCGATTGCGTTACCGGAAGAAATCGCGAAACTGGTCAAAAAGAAATCGTCCTATCAAGCCCTCTTCAACAAATTCAAACAACCCATGGAAGATTTATCCGCAGAAATCATTGAGAAAGAAATCAAAAGGGTTTCCACCTATTACGAAGTGAAACGACTGCTTCAACGAAAACCGGCCAGGATTGGATTGCAGAAAACATCGTCTACCACGTGGGATACCTTTTTACCCCCTTCTAACATACGCGTCACGAGCTCCAGAACAGAACATAATATGATGATGACGATTTTACAGATGATTCAAACTCAATCCCGTAAAAAGCCACTGCGTGAGGGTAATTATCGTGTAAATACCATACTCCCGCCCATAGTTCCTATGGATGCAATTCCTTTGATGCGACATTTTGAGGTGCCCCTACTCTATTCAACCACCTCTAAATTATTTATTCCTGTAAAACTGACGTTACCCTATGACAAGGAGATTATACAAACCATCTTGCCTAAACTGGTACGTGGAGATACAGGGGTAGTACAAGAGGATATCCCCTTTGACCAATTGATCCCACCGCTTCGGGACGAATTAATACAAATTGGGTTCACACCCTCTTTGAAGACACAGGATGTACCAGTGGTTTATTTACAATCTTTTATTCAAAACATTGGACGACTCTACCCTTCTTTCTTATTGAATAAACCTGAATATTATGAGCAGAATGCATACCCCGCTCGATTCGACAAGGTTCTGTTACCTAAACATCTTCAACAACTTGAAGAAATGAGCCATCATTCTATCTTTGGTAAATTAGAAAAATGTTCAACTCAACATATTGGATTACAAGGTATACTCGAGGATACTACAATCGATGATATGATTGGACAATTCAGTTTGACAAGAACAGATGTCTCTCGTGAACAATGCATCTACTACATCTACTCGATTTTTCATAAGTACATTACCCGATGTCCAATGGACCATCATAGAGTCTTGTTTCGTATTTTGGATATTTACTGTGACTATTTTACCCTAGACGTGAAAAAGGTATTTGTCACCATGAACGCCATTGATACGTACATCTTAAAACAAAAAACCATTGAAGCCAATGACCGTCAATTACGACGAGACCAAATGAATTCAGATGATAAATTCCTTTTCAACTTTAGACAATCGATGAATCTTTCAAAGGAAGCTCAATTAGCACGAAGTCGTGTCTACAACGCGGAACAGCACGAATTGGAATCGGCCTTATTTGGAAACGATTTTGGGGTTGCAGAAGACACTGACCTTGGTGGCGATGGAAACGAGGGCGATGAGAATGATTAAAATAAAATCGCATCACCTACTATATGAATCGATTAACGATAGCGATTGCCCTGTTTGTTCTCTTGTTTATTTTGGTCAATGTTATGAAACCCGTACTCTTGTACAATCCAGACGGATCGTTACGTCCTTTTGGGATTGGTTATCGAAAACGTACGGTTGTACCTCTATGGCTGGTGGTGATTCTACTCGCAATCTTAACCTTTTCTGTGTCCTTGTATGTTACTCCGTGAAAAATTTATATTGTACTGTATGGGTACTAGACGACGAGGCGGTAAGATGTTATCCAAAGGGAAAACTGCAAAAGTGATATATATCCGGCGATTCCGTGTAAAGACGGAAGAGATATGACAAACTATGTGTCAAGAGTTATAAATGACGATAGGGAACTACTGTTTTTGGCGCATCATAAAAAAGAACTGATTGAAAAACTTAAGACAATAGACCCTGAACAAAGGTATTTTATTTATCCTGAATATTGTGAACCCGGTGAACTTTTAGAATCAAATCGTGAAGATGGTGTAACCGATGCGAATAAACATAGGTCCGAAATCATGGTCAAGGCAATCCCTTTACGCAAAGGAGAACAGTTCAACACAAAACATCTTTTGAAATCAATAAAACTTCTCCATTCCAATAAAATTCTTCACGGTGATATTCATAGTGGGAACATCGTTTTAGGAACCGATCATCTCCCCAGACTTATCGATTTTGATAATGCAATCGTGGACGCTCCAACAGAAATGATAGACCTAGAAAAAAAATACGTTCGTAACATTTCACCCTCGTTTAGCAAATATCGCGATTTACCCTTATATAGGAATATTCACACATTAGCAAGAGAACGATACTTGGATACGATTACTCCGTGACCGTGTACAAGGGCAATGGCGTGGGTTCCGTCGTGTCTGCCATGGCGACTTGGTGCGATAAGACATAATCATCCACTGATTTCGTACACTCCCCGTTCATCAACATTGTATACGAGGTACTAATGACAACAGACGCAGTCAACAAATACCAAATCCACTCGGACACAATATCTTTCAATCGAACGATTTTGAAAAAGGCTTGTTTGGATTCTTCGGTATACTCCATATCTGCACTGAACGATGCAAGAACGGTATCGAAATTACTTGTCGTAAATTGATTGAGGAGAAGGGAGGGGTCGTTGTATACATAATGTAACTTTACTTCGGAACCAGGTTTTAACAAGGAGAGTAACGTTTGAGTTCCACCTGCCAATCTCGCCACCATATATCCTAGGGTATTGGAGAAGGGATTTTTCCATTGTGGGAAATACTGAAGAGCCATCATCATGGGGCCGAACATCAATAGCCACGGAAGTAAAGTAGCCTGAAAGACCGACCCGCTTGCACCACATTTGGTCTGCATAATGCCCACGTTGATAAAGTACATGAACAACATCACCAGGATTAAAAAGAAGATACCCAAATACTCGGGAATAGACGCAGAGTACTTTAGATAAAAATAAACGGTAGATATCCAAAAAAACGAACTAAACGATAAGCTCATCATACAGTTAAATGCCTATTTTTTTTGTAATACCTGAACGTATGGACCATTTGATTGAACCAGGCATTCGTGATTATTTCACTGGGTCTTTCCAGCAATGTAAAGAATACAAAATGACGTATTATACTTGGATTGTCAATACAGTCTTATTTGTATTGTTTGTTCTTACAGTTACCCTCATCTTGTATTTTAAACGTAAGAAAAAGCTGACGCCTGAACAACTTCGTAAGCGAAATGAAGAGGACCGAATGTATATCATCAACAAAATTCGTTCTCTACAGATACGTTAAAGGGTACGTATTTCTAAATCATAGGCTGGTGTTGGAACCGTCTCGTTGTAGATTCTCGTGTACTCGATTTTATGCAATTCATTCAGGACGTGATTGAGTTGTGTGTGTATTTCAGGACTATCGCTTGTTTTGAGTTTCGATATGAGTTCATCCCGATCTTTCTTGAGTTGGGGGTGATTGGGGTCCGATTTCTCCCATTGAATGTACAAATTATCATAGACCTCCTTTTGTCCCAAATAATGGTCCCGCAATTGTTCTAGATTGCTGGAGGACTGATAATCAAACAGTCGATCAAACTTTGCGCGCAGTATTGCCTCTATCGATTTCTCATAGTCTTGTTTGCTTTGTCGAGCGTATTCATCATAGGTGATATAGGTATCTTCGAGTATACGCATATTGCTTTTACATGAAGGACTACACGTCGCGGTAAGAATTCGATCGATTACCTTAAAGACCATCTTTGATTTTTTACAGTTTGGGCATTTACCCGTTTCCTCGTATTTTTGTTTGATTCTGTAATAATCCGAGTACGTAGGAACAGGAATCGTGACCATATCCTCTTTTTCAACGTTCATGAATTACAGACATATTTTAAGATGGACCAAGTGAACAAATCTGTGTATACAGTATGTCATTTCAACCGTTTCGCGAACTTATGATTCCCTTGTCTGGAGTGATCAAAACGACTCTTTTACAAAAAGGTGATAAACAAATATTTCTTATCGGTGAAAATCATACCCCCAAGTTTTGTCGTGACAAAGGGTTCACACCTCTTTGTTCCATCATAGAGGAGTATCTTCAAACCCGAACAAAGGACGAACCCGTAGATTTTATGCTAGAACAGCACAATGAACCACAATATCTACCTTTTTTAGAGGAAACAAGGGCGATTTGTAGCAAACAGGTGAATCCTTCTAACATTCCTATCATTGGATTAGTTTGTGCGGTGGTAGACCAATACATACCACCGGTAAGATCACCTATACTCCAATCTGAAATACTTCCGCAGAAAACGGTTGTATTGCCCAACGCTCGCGTGCATTGGCTAGAACCTAGATTCACGCACGCCAAAGGAAGAGGAAATAAATTACTCAATATGATGGGGTTATATACGGATATTTATATGGAAATGAAGTATTATGATGTAAATTGGGTAACCACCGGATTATATACTACTAGAACCATAATTAATCATTTATTGGAGATTGGCCCAGATATACCTTGGGTGCTACACGAACCGCGTGTTATCGATATGTTCCATAAAGACCCAAACGAATTAAATACCCTTGTGTTTGACACAATACCAGATAGAGAGTTGTTTTTACAATCAAGTGAATCTTCAAAAATAGCATTTTTCAAAAAAGTGTATGAAACGCTTGCTGACTCTAAATATTTCAAAAAATGTTACAGTGGTGGCCGATTCATGGAATGGAACATACTTCGAGATGCATTTATAGAAAATTGGAGAGATACGATCGATTACAAAGACAATAATACCATTGAAAATTTTTATTTTTGCGTGCAACGTTTTTTGATGGACTTTTTTACGTGCTGTCGCATCTTGAAAGAAGAGGGTCGTTGGTACAAAAATATGGTCATTTACGCTGGTTTTGTCCATACTAGAAACATTGAACGAATGTTACTTTCGTTAGACTTTCAAAACGTTCCTTTACCACCCATTCACTATGATCCAGAATGTTCAACCATAAAAAAACGTAAAAAACGCAAAACGCGGCGTACTATAAAAAGACAATAGAATTCATATCTTCTAATGTTCCGGTAGAGAGTTGCGGAATTTGGACATATCCACTTGTTTTCAACAAGGTTCGCATCGACTGAAGTAATTCACGCCACGTTATATTGGGTTTTAACGTGTTTAACAAAGACCACGTCATTGCCCCTTGCGCCTGTTTGTTAATCATGGCGTCTGCACTAGTTTGTCTATCCATACAACCACTTATCATATACACTTTACCCGCCGTTTCCAGATTCTTTGGATTGACCTTATCGACATCCATATATTGATACTTGAGATCTAATATCGTGCCGCTATGACAACAATCCATCAATACAAATAAGGTGACCCCTTTTTTCAAGTGATTGACCAATAAGGATTTCAGTTCATCATCCAGAATCCTTCTATCTAGACAAACCATGGCTTCGTCGTACCCATCTACTTCGTCTCGATTGGTATCTCTCACATAAGTACCGTGTCCGCTATATTCAAAGACCAAGACATCTCCTGCAACGGCATTGACAAGAAGTTGTTTCAAGGCATGGAGAATGGTGTCACGTATAGGTTTCAAGACCGTATGATCCGTAATGAGTTGACACGTAAATCCTTTGGAGCTTAAATAAGCATTTACATTGTTTACATCGTTGATGCATCCAGCCAATGCGTTCGACGTGCCTAGATAATTAATTCCCACCAGAAGCGCTTTCTTCGTGATTCGCGTGTTTAACGCTGTCAACCGTTCAGCAGTTAAACGTGCCGCATTCAAAGCATTTAAACGTGCAGCATTTAAACGTGCATACTGCAACCGTAATTGCTGTAATTGGATTGCCTTGTCTTTGAAAGACATCATCCTTCCTTGTATTTGTCTTTTCTGGTACACAAAGCTCATAATATGTTTGGATATTTTATAATCGAAAAATTATCTGGTATAAGTATGTCAGATCCATTTCGACCGTTTCGTGAACTTATGATTCCCTTGTCGGGAGTTGTAAAAACGTCTCTTTTACAAAGGGCGATAAAAAAATATTTCTTATCGGTGAAATACATACCCCCGAGTTTTGTCGTGACAAAGGATTCACCCCCCTTTGTTCTATCCTTGAGGAGTATCTTCAAACGCGATCAAATGACGAACCCGTAGATTTTATGCTAGAAAAGAGCAGTGAAATCAGTGTGCTACAAAGGGTCCGTGGAATCAAACCACTTCCGTTAGAGGAAACAAGAGCAATTTGTAGCAAACACGTGAATACTGGTGAAGCGATCATTGGATTAGTTCATAATATGGTAGACCAATACATACCGGTAAAGTCACGTGTACAAAAAATACCATCTACAAGGTCGCGTGTACTCCAATACATACAATCACGTGTACTTCAATACAAACCTAAGTACCTCCCGAAAACGGATGTACAATTGCCCAACGCTCGTGTGCATTGGCTAGATCCTGTATCCACTATACCCAGATCAAAAGGAGATAGGTTAGTCCTTTATATGAGGGCACATATAGATATTTACTTCGATAGTGGTGGTCGTGAATCAATCATGTCATATAGTTTACGAACCATTATTAATGATTTATTGGAGATTGTTCCAGAGGATGGTATACCTTGGGCGCTACGCGATCCGCGTGTCATCGATATGTGGCAAAACGACCCTTTCGACTTGCAAACAGTTGTGGTTGACCCAATACCTGACAGAGAGTTGTTTTTACAATCAAGTGAATCTTCAAAAATAGCGTTTTTTGAAAAAGTGTATCATAAGCTTCGTGATTCTAATTTTTTCAAAAAATGTTACAGTGGTAATCGAATCATGGAATGGAAAATACTTCGAGAGGCATTTATAGAAAGGTGGAGAGATTACTCCAAAATAGGTCATACCATTGAATTTTTTTATTTTATAGTACAACGTTTTTTGATGGATTTTTTTACCTGTTGTCGCATCTTGAAAGAAGAGGGGCGTTGGTACAAAAACATTGTTATTTACGCTAGTTCGTTTCATACTGAAAACATTGAACGAATGTTACTTTCATTAGACTTTAAACCTATTCCTTTACCACCCATTCACTATGATCCAGAATGTTCAGGTAGAAAACAAAAACGTAAACGCAAAACTAGGCGTTTGGTCAAATGAACGATAAATAGGTTTGCAAATCCAGGTTAAACTGTCTAGAGAGTCGTATCAAACGGTCCGGTTGAAAAATATAGCTCATCAGTTCTTCTCGAAAGTCTTGTTTGGTTTCTCTCTGAGTATAATCCAATTTGAACAACAGATGATTCGCCTTTGGATTCGCAGACAATTGATTCCAGTTTATTTTATCGGGATGTTTCTCCAGTAAATGTAGTGCACCTGGATTGCAGGAGAGTTGTTCCCATACGATATGTTCGGGGTATTTCTCTAATAAAGGGAGTGCGTTGGGATGACTTGATAACCAATCCCAACATTTGGGACATAAGTACTCGATGTGTTTTTCAAGAAAGGGAATGAACTCTGGGTATGCATACGTACATACCGTGTCCCATTGGACCTCGTGTATATTTTTTTCCAACAAAGGTACAATACCTGGATTGGAAGAGGCAAAGGACCATTTGATACGATGGGGGTATTTTTCCAAAAGAGGCAAGGCGTTTGGATTTGTAGATAACCAAATCCATTCAAGTTCGTCCAAATCTCCCGTGAAAGCAATGCGTGATTCTAAAAGAGGTATTGCGTTTGGATTTTTACATAAGATACCCCAATGAATACGTTCAGGGTATTGTTCAAGAAGAGGGATTGCATTTGGAAGCGCACATAACCGGTCCCAGTGAATTTTATCCAAATGTGTTTCCAACAGAGGTAGGGCACCTGGATTTTGAGATAACATATCCCAATGAAGTTTGTCCAAATGTTTTTCCAGTAAAGGGAGGGCATTTGGATTTTGACACAATCCATGCCAATGGATTTTATCCAAATGCCTTTCTAAAAAGGGTACGATATTTGGATTGAGAGACGCCAAGTACCAGTTTATTTTTTCTAAATTCGAGTGGAATAAATAAATGGCGTATGGATTCCGAGAGAGAATGTTCCAATGGACTTTATCTAAATGGGATTCTAAAAGATGTACTTCTGGATTCGAAGATAGTTTAGCCCAGTTCACGTCTGGATGGGGTATGAACATTACATAGATTATCAAATTCTGTTTATCTTGATAAAATTGAAACTCATTATCTTATAGAGTATACGCACGACATCAAAATGCTGAAACCCACAGTCAATGCCCCAGTCCAATCAGACATTGAGCGTCTACAGGCGAAAATAGACGAGATTAAGGCTGAGCAACGCCTCCTTCAAGATGAACGTGCTCGTGCACGGGTTGCTGCTCTTTTCACACGCTGAGCACCAGATTTTTTTTCAAAAAATCTCGTGCTTATACATACGTTTTGAATTTTTCAAGTAAGGTTGAATCGTTCTTGTATGGAATCAACGTCTGATAGCATTGTCGTGCTGCTTGCTCCGTCTGAAATATTCGCATTTCTCCTTCCTTGTCATTCAGCTTTACTGTGACCAGGTACTCTGGTACACCACTTTTCAGGATAGTGAAATAAATTCGTGGCATTGCGATACTTAAAAGAGGGTTATAAGTCACTTCAATTTTGTACGGAATATATCATAAAGGATATAAGCAAATACAAGGGTAAAAAGGGGACTGAACCAATCCGTTTTCAAAAACCTTGTAGTATAATAATAACCATAAAATAATAACGGGTACACGATTGTGACGATTGTACTGAAATGTTGACGCTTCAGTAATAGATATAAGGTTGCGGTTTGCAGAATCGGATTCACGATCGTATAAAATAGTTTCATCGCGGGAACATAGTTCGGTCCAACTACAACATAGATATCCTCTGAATATACATTGCTACCCAGAACATAGTTGGGATCCTTGTACTTTTTTAAATAATAACTCAGCGGACATTCTCCCTTGTATAAACTCCATAGCAAGGCAACGGTATAGATAATGCCTAATAGGAGAACATCGTACTTGCTACGACTAAATAGAAATGCATAAGAAGCCAAAAAGAATGCAGACAATGAATGGCAAATTGAAACAAGCATACTATAAACGGAGATTATCGTGCATTCATCAACGCGGCATTTCCACCAATGAAACTAATGACGTTGAATCGTTCTTCAATGACAAGCATATTGTAATAATACGTGTACAATTTGGCCACGCTTTTACTCGTCCCAATGGATTGGCCTGAAAAGGGGTCGCATATGGTAAGGACATTTAATTCTGGATTTACAGGGGGAGTAATGGTAGATAATTCAAGTTCAATCACGGAAAATTTGGATAAATTGACCGCGCCAGAGGGTTGGAGGACGAATGGACTCGTATTCAAGCAAAAATTATAACAGTACATTCCATCCAAAGAAGCTTGGCCTTGTCCCGGAATGCTTAGGTATTGTTGGTCATATTTATAGAGAGTTCCCGACCGTACTTCTTCCCGTACTGAACCATCAAATAAAATACCCAATGCCTGTAAAATATCTTTTTGGTTTTCAGGGGCGTATTGTCCCGTTTGATACATAAGGTTTCCGTTTGCATCAGAAAAGCCTGTGGGTGTAATGTTTGAAGGCAAGTAGTCATAGGCCCAATTGGTGAAATTGCTCCATTCATTTCGTTCCGAGGCATCCGACCGTTGAAAAAACATCATCCATGCAAGAACCAAACTGGTAGAATTTTGCAACCATACCTTGTCCGTAATAGATACGCTATAAAACCAGGTATCATACAATTCACGTATCAAATAGGACTGTTGTTTGGTAGCGAAAATATAGGATTCGTCTTCGGACAAGAAACCATACGTGCACGACAAATGTGTATTTTCATTCCACGATGGATTAAATGCACCATACGGGCCATCCGGTGGCGACTGTAAGAATCGGGACATTTGATGTTCTGGAATCACCATATTGGGCGCAATCACGTTGTTTGGATTGCCCGTCAAATTGGTAATATCTCGTATTTGGAACAATTCGCGAATCGGACGAAGCGTGACTTCGATTTGAAGCTCATTGTATTGAAGAGAAATCAACGGAAAGGCTTGTTGCGAATTCAAGCCCCACCAAATGGGCAATGGCACTCGTAATGGACGCCCTCGAATCGACGGTTCCGCTCCTCTCTGTTCATAAAAGACATTGGGATATAGTCCGCCTCGACTCAATGCAGGATTGTACAAATCGGATACATTGCCAATCATTTGATCCCATTTTTCCTTTTGGGTCATGGTTAAATCTCGATTTGCCAATGCAACAATGTCATAGCCGGACATTTGCTGAATGAGACTCCCTCCTATGGTGAAACGAATCGAACGAATCATCATCGCGCCTATGTTTTTGATCCACGCAAATTCATAGGGTTGATTCTCATATACGGGACTGTAAATATCGGGCAATTGAATCGTAAAGACCGTATTCGTGAGTAAATCAGCGTACCGTTTCACTTTGAACACATAGGTTGTATCTGACGTGAGTTGGAGTTGACGCAACCCTTCATAGTCTAATCTGAAATTTTGCAATCCAAAATTTGTAATCTGTTTGTAGGTACTTGTCCAATAAGTCTTTTGCGGGTTGCCATACATGATGACGTTTTGTGTACCCCCAGAAACCAAATTTAATAAACCACCCGCCATTTTAATACGTTAGATATTTTGTATTTAATACATTAATTGGTTTGTATTTCAACAAGTCCAGCGTGCTTCCAGTCGTTTGAAAGCTCTCCGCTCCATAAATATCCTGCAACAATAACCATTCAAACAATCCACCAACATAGAGATAGACGCGACCTCCCAATTTTTTAATTTGATCGTATTTCACATAAATGGTTTCGTCATTGCAATGTCTCCCGTAAATGAGAATGGGTTCTTTCAAAAGAATGGCACGTTCCACCGATTGAATCTCCATCTCACAACTCATTGTTTTCAAAATAAGCATGGATTGTTCTTTAGCGGGCAAGGTATTGATGATCAATTGTCCCACCGATTGGGCATATTGAACGTCTTCGAAACTAATTCGTTGGATCGGACTATTCCCCATACTTTCTATTCACAGGAAAGATTTAAATACTAAAATTGAAGTGGATTCCTTCTTCTGCTATAGACATAAAAAATGTGGTCTGAATCTCGTCAATCGTTGGTGCAATCCGCAATGCAGGCACTGAATACCATACCTATGGAACAGAACGAATGCTATTTCGAATGCTATTTCGCTTATAGGGTCATTACCTATTTAGGGAAAGAAATTGCCATTCATGGAATACCTTTCCAAAAAGAACACATTATTCATCTGATGAAATCGGTCGGTTATGAATGGGATGAAAACAATCAAGTGTTCTCATCCGATAATATTTCTGGATATTTACATTTAACTACCTCCGCCGTATGGAGTGACGAAATTGCCGACATTGTGGATGAAACGTTTCAAATTCGGGCAGAAATCAATATGACTCCTTTGTTAGATAGAATGACCTATGAACTGATCTTTGACGTGGCTCCCGCGATTATCCTGTATGGAAACGAAGAACAGCTTGATCGTCTCAGTATATTCATCGATGAATGTTCGTGACCGGACTTGAACCGGTGACCTATGGCTCATAAGACCATCGCTCTAACCAACTGAGCTACACGAACTTACTTTTTTACCTTGAGGTGTCTTTATATCGTTTTTAGTTTGAATTGTCGACACAAATGGTAAATAGTTGTCCGCCTTTTTGATCACGTTCCGTGGAAGTTCCGATGTTTCTCAAAAAAAAATAAATTTAAAATAAAAAAGGGCAATTTGGCTCGGTCAGACCAGGCCTTGCTCAAGAATCCACTGCTTGAATTCATCGAGCGCACTGTCTTGGGTCTCGGCCTCTAAGTTTTGCTCGAGTACCGCGCGATCCTCTTCAGGCAACGCTTCAATCCAAAGCTTGAGTGCATCATTGAGCGCACTGTTTTGGCCATTGGATCTGCCACAATAGTACCAGCCGTATCCATACGTGAGAAATTGGCCGCCATTATAGTCGCCAAATTCCGTGTTGCCTTGAGCGAGGTTCTCCATTTTTATTGTTGGATTCAATTTCACAAGTCAATATAAATTAAATACGTTTCAATTTTTATATTCAGTAGTGTATGTATGAATATTTTACGCACGGTACGAATATGCACGGGCTAAAAGCTATTCTTCAATCGGGTGGCTTGGATGACACCTTTACAGATCATGAAATGTATTACACCATTGATATACCCAACGGTATTTATTGTCATTATATATGGGATGGTTTACCGGTCTATCCTGATATGAAATGGACTTATAATCCTATCCTATTTGTGATGGATACTTCAATCGCGAAAAGGAATGAAATGTATATTTGCGATTCCGGATACTTTGGTGAATGTGTAGAATCTCGCGAATCAAGAATCCGGCATTCAAAAGGGAATCTAAAACGTAAACCCAATTTTAATCCTTTGAAAAAGAAAATTCTAGCAGATTTACATGAAAATGTAGAAAAAAAAACAAAGAAGACGAATAAACATGTTTATTTAATGAGCCACGAGGTTATTTTCAAGGGACAAATACCGTTAACTTTTGTAAAGGCCATTTTAATACCCAAGGATGATTATAAACGGTTAGGAAATGAAACTCAGAAAATAGAGGAATACTTAAAACAGAGATCCATTCAACTCATTCCTTACGCACCTACTAAAAACTTTCACGAATATTATGAAATGATATAGAAACGCACATTTTGGTGAAGAATATAATCGTATATGATATGCTGTACTATTTATGGAATATGAAACCTGGCGAAACGGGTCAACCGAATCCCAAAATAATACAACACAATTCAACCTACTCTGAATATCGGATTTTAGGACCAGAGGATATTTTACCTTTAGTGGCTAGATTTTCACCCGAATTGGCAAATCTCTGGGACCGAATTCCGCACTGGGTGATTCAATGCGATTTGGGACGTTTGTTGTACATCTACTATCATGGAGGGATGTATATTGATAGTGATTGTGTGATACGAAAACCCATACCCACCTCTCCCGTTGTTTTGTTTACAGAAAAATCAGTTCCCCTCTATCAATTAGGACCTCGCGAAAAAAAATACAGTGTTCGTGTTGCCAATTATGCATTTGCATCGGAACCTCAACACCCCTTTTTGAAAGAAGTCATCCTCGAATGCATCCGCCGGTTGACCTTGTTGAAAGGAATCACGCATTCGGATATCTTATGGGTATGTGGTCCCGATGTCATCACGACTGTTTACCATGAAACTTTACACAAAGACATTGCATTGTTGGATACGACTTACTTAAACCATTTGATTATGGGGTCTTGGCGTGAGGTTCGCTAGTTGTTGTAACTGCTTTTTTGTTTTGATTGCGTTGGTGTATAACGGTAGGACAAACGCCGTGTACATCTCCATGGCAACAACGTTCATCAGTAAAAAAGTCGCACAATAAAAGATGATACTATGGTCGAATCTTGTAAAGGGATGTATTTTTTGATAAGGAAACGTTTTATAAATGAGGAACATACATACTCCGAATTGAATCAAGGTACTGAAATTACTGAGATACTCTTTGTCTATAATGGCAATCCCAAAAAAAATGGCTAAATAAGCCATATGCGTTAAGAATATGGCTCCTTGAAATGCATATATTTTGTGCGTGTCACTCAACATTACTATTAGGTCACAAAAAATGTTTGGGAAAATCAATTCGATTGGGCTTGACGACTTCGTTCTTGTAAAAGGGCCCGAGTCTTGATATACTTGTCGTGTGCTTCATCCGCTGTAGGAAAATTCCCCAATTGAATCAGTTCACCGTTCAGCGTAATCGATGCGGCGTAGGTATTTTTCAAGTGGTCGTATTGGAAACCGGAAGTATCCGTTCGATAATAACTAATCGAACTGTACGTTTCTACCGTTAAATTAGATAGTGCACAGTTCAAACAGTTGCCGTCTATGTGATGCATCACGATCTTCTCTGTTTCGCGCTGCATAAACGCGTCTTTGAATGCAAGAAGCATTAAACGACTTCTCATATATTGCTTTTTATTGATCATAATGACGTTGTACCCTCGGTTATGGTTCGCGGAATTTTTCACCATTTTCCACGAACCCGTCTTCATTTCGCGTTGAATCTCTCCCGTTTCAAACACGCGAAACTTATAGCCTGAGATTTCGATTTCGTTCATCCTGGTTGATATGTGATTCGTCTACCTAAAATTTTTATTTCAATTTTATAAGTATGGACACTTCACGAAACTGGATGACACTTTCAAAACTAGTCTCGTTTGTATTGATTGTCTTTATGTTCCTTTACGTCATTCGTCAAAAAATGAAACATCGGTGTTCATCCATGGATATAGCACCCATCACCGGGATTGGGAAACGAGATGACCGATTCAATTATAAATTACGAGATTTTTACATCAAATCTTCTTACAATAGCTGCTCTACCGGACAATTCAAAAATGATTGGGTTGACCTATGTGCCTTAACCAATGTGATTAAACAAGGGTATCGTGTTCTGGATTTCGAAATCTATTACGTCAATGACAAGGCAGTCGTGGCAACCTCTAACTCTACCAAGTTTACGGAAAAGGGAACCTACAATTCCATTCCCATTGAGGATGTCATTCAACAGATTTCAATACAAGCCGTATCCAGCGCGATGACCACCGACACGTGTCCCAATGCATTCGACCCGTTGATTCTGCATTTTCGAATCAAAAGCACCCATTTAGAGGTATACAATCAAATTGCCGATGCTTTGGTCCAATATTTAGATTCCAAATTATTGTCGAATCAATACAGCTATGAAAATAAAGGCCATAATTTAGGTATGGTGAATTTGAAAGACCTTCTTGGAAAAGTCATCATTACGGTAGACAAGGTGGAAAACAATCATATTCAAGGAACGAAACTGGAAGAGTTGGTCAACATCTTAGGTGGAGGCGCCTTTTTACGCACGTTTCCCTATAACGAGGTAGTTCATACACCTGATATGGATGAGCTCATTGAATACAATAAGAAAAATATGACGGTTGCCTACCCCAATTTATCCTATCAAAACACCAATTACAACAGTTCCATTGTCATGCAATATGGTGTACAAATGGGGTGTATGTGTGCCCAAAACAACGATGTCTTTTTACAAGCCTATACGACGTTGTTCAGCCAGGCAGGAACGGCCTTTTTATTGAAGCCCGAGAACTTGCGTTATGTTCCTGTCACTGTAGAAGAACCGCCTCCCATTAATCCAGACCTTTCGTATGGATACAAAACCCACGCCACCAACTATTATAATTTCAACCTTTAAAGGATTTAAACCCTCCATACGGATACAGTGTATAATGGAGACCATTCGTCCAGTGTTGTCTCGATTCAAATTGTCCAAGGAGACACACGATGAATTGAGGCAACTGACTCCTTATTTTGGATTCAATGGTCTAGGCGAAGTCGTATTTCGGCGTACATATTCTCGAAACAATGAGACGTGGAATGATGTGGTGGTGCGTGTGATTGAAGGTGTCTTGTCTATCCGTAAAGACCATTTTTGTCGAAACACGTTGCATTGGGAGGACCGTGAATGGCAGACCTATGCACACGATATGGCTATCTCAATGTTTCATATGGAATGGTTGCCTCCCGGTCGTGGGCTTTGGATGATGGGAACCGATTATGCGTACGAACGTGGTTCGGCAGCACTCAACAATTGTGCTGCCATTGACACCAAAGATGATTTGGTGCACTGTGCAGAATGGACGATGGATTTTTTGATGAACGGAGTAGGCGTTGGATTTTCAACGCGATGGAGAGGAGAGGCGACCATACCCGATAAAGAGGACGCCATGGATTATGTGATTCGAGATTCGAGGGAAGGGTGGGTCGAGAGTTTGATTAAATTAATGTGTGCATACATTGACAGTCCAAAATACGGGAAGAACAAGTATCCACGATTCGATTATTCGGCGATTCGAAAAGAAGGAGAACCCATTTGCGGATTTGGCGGAACTTCTTCGGGTAGTAAGCCGCTTCAAAAATTGCACGAACGTGTCGATGCGTTTTTGACGGCATTCTGTATCGGAACGTTGAACAAAACCGTGGACACATATACCGAAGTTGGAACAGAGTTGGTGAAAGGAAGTACCACCGTATCCAAAGAATATAACCATACACGGTTGATTGCCGATATTTTCAACTCCATTGGAGCTTGTGTGGTCGCTGGAAACGTGCGACGATCTGCAGAGATTTGTCTGGGAGACATTGACGACACTACGTTTATTGATTTGAAGAATTATGAGGTCCATCCAGAGAGACAGGAGATTGGATGGATGAGCAACAATTCCGTCATGTTTTCCGACAAACCCTATGAAGTCTATCTTCCAGAAATGGCCAAGCGAATCGTACAAAACGGAGAGCCTGGGATGATTAATTTGACGAACATCCAATCCTATGCTCGATTTGGTGACCCTCGTCCGGACGAGGCTTGTTTGGTCAATCCGTGTGGCGAAATCCCCCTGTGTTCTGCTGAAATGTGTAATTTGGCGGAAACGTTTCCACCTCGGTGTAAAAATGCGACCCGATTTTACAAGGCACTTGAATATGCAACGTTTTACGCAAGTACCGTCTCCATCTTGCCGACCCATCGTCCAGAAACAAACGCCATCATTGCCAAGAACCGACGCATTGGTGTAAGTATTTCCGGCATTGCTCAATGGGAAAGCAACCAATCTCTCGTCGAATCCGAATGGGGACTGATGAATTACGCTAAAATGACCCATTACCTGGAAGAAGGGTACAAGGTCGTGGTGGCGGAAAATGCTCGTTTGGCTAAATCGGCAGGAGTGCCTGCAGCCATCCGTGTCACGACCATCAAACCCTCTGGAAGTATTTCGTTGTTGGCGGGCTGTACACCAGGCGTACATTATCCAGTCAGTCGGTTTGCCATTCGACGCATCCGGATTAGCAAGGATTCTTCGTTGGTTCCTGCACTCATTGAAGCCGGTGTTTCTTACGAGGACGATTCCTATTCTGAAAATACGTACGTGTTTTCCTTTGCCATTGACCACGGCAATGTACGGTCGAGTACAGACGTGAGCCCTTGGGAACAATTTGCGGTGGTGGCTATGCTCCAACGATGCTATTCAGACAATTGTGTATCGGCCACCATTTATTTTGACAAGGAAAAGGATGCGCCAGACGTGGAGAAAATGTTGGCGATGTACACCCCCATCTTAAAATCAGTCAGTATGCTTCCTCATTCGGGTCATGGATACAAACAGGCACCTTATGAGCCCATTACTGAACATCAATACATTCAATTACGCGATTCTTACAATGCACCCGACTTCAACACCGTCGAAGACAACGTACCTAGAGGGAGTGAATACTGTTCGGGGGACCAATGCGATGCCTGAACAAAATTGAACTTCGTTTAGAATATGGACGATATCATTTAAACTATGGACTTTGATTGGCAAGAACCAACCCGGAACTATTCATCGACCCCTGAAATCACAGTATGTACTCATAAGCATTCACACCACGCAGGTGAATATCATACTTATAAATCCATCTTGCGGATTCAAGGGAAAGAATGTGGATCGTTTATCTTAGGCGCGATTGGTGGATTCCGTTCCGGACATACCATGTCGATGGAGATTTCCATTGAGGAGGAACATCAAAAAAAAGGATACAGTACGCTTTTGATACGAACGTTGTGCCAGTTTATCTCTACTATGGTACCAAATTGTGAAAGTCAATTGCTCTTTATTGATACGGACGCAAGCAGTGGATTTTGGGACCACATTGGAATGAAACCCAATCGATACTATGAACGATTCACTGCCGACCGCGAAGGTGGAGGCTATGAAAAATTCATCACATTTGAAGCCTTATGCAAAGTTTGAATACTGTGATTTTTTTAAATAGCATTTAAAAAGATCACGTATATAACATAGATGAAATTCGTAAACTATTTTTTAAGATGGATACCTAAAGAAATACCCAAACCGGTGGGTCGGTGGAGAATAGAAGAATGTCATAAACAAATGAACCAAAAAATAGATTTATCCAACGAAGACCATTGTGGTCCGTGCGGACAATATGCACTCGAGAAACATTTGAAAAAATGAGGTATTCTTAACGAATCATCTTCACGTATCGTTTCGAGCGATTGTAGGTTCGCGAATCCTTGTACGTCTGATTCACCTTGTGGTCTGAATAGAGTTTGGTGTGAGGTTTGGGCATTGTGAACGCATACGTGTTGACTTCCGTCCACATAATACGCAGACAAGTTTCATCCTTGGATAGTTTAAACGCAAAGGTTTGACCATCCTTGCTCATCGTGAATGAAGTGAATCCAGAATTGAGCTTGCGTTCAAGAACGTTCCATTCAAGGGTACGTTTGGGAACATAGTAACGAATTTGATTGAAATCATAGATCGTGGGCTCGTATCGACGACAGTAGGGACATTGCAATGGGTTATTGTGTCCTTGCAACAGAAAGTAGTTGAAAAGGGTTACCTTGGTTCCTTCCTTTGAGCACTTTATCGTGTAATCTAGTGGAGTCTCTTGGTCACATTGGAACGGAACCATATCTTCGACTTCATAGTCACTCAAATCGCTCGTTTCGTCACTCAAATCGCTCGTTTCGTCACTCATTGTCTGAATCCTTGCCGCACACTCAATGCAAATCGAGTGAGAGCAAGCCATAATATGAGTGTTCCATGACGTCATTTCTTCAAAGCAAACCATACATTCCATTTTGGGGTTGATACATTGTATATACATCTTTCATTTCAATTTGTTACCTAATCGGTTGATTCTGTGATACTTTTATACAAAAAAGATGCTGACAAGACAGTACCTACTACCATTAAACTAGCGGCAATGGTTAGTTTTCGCCATATTTCAGATCCAAACTGCATAGTAGACGTACGAAGTTAACTTTAAATCGTTTAAGGTTCGTACATGCTTTCATATTCTTCTTCACATTCGTATTTGGTTTCTTCGTCGTCGAATGTTTCAACCATTGGGTAAAACCAGTAGAAGAGCTTGGATAGAATGAACATTTTATACGTAGTGCTAGTTCCGAAAAAATGTTCAATTTTATAGTAGATACAATTGTTCCAGATAAGATTCGATGTATTCTGCTGCAGATGAAAATTCAGATAATTCTTCCATTTCGTCTCTCATCGAAACTCTATGGAGATGTTTGCGCTCCATTTCATGTTCTGAACAGTACGATTCTCTCTCACAAAACGGACAGACAGGAACTTCGGGTTTACAGAATAGAAAACACATTTTTGGTTTACAATAACATAACCAAGAAATTTATTTCAATTTATTATGCGCACTCGATACGACTGTATTAAAATTGAATCAGATTATGCATTTTATCATTTCTATAAAAATGCAAGAGTTTCTCATACTCGTTATTGTGGTTGCAGTGGCCGTGACGATTCTCTTGATAAGTGGACTCTATTATATGTATCACGCAATTCGGATAAATCGTGTTCGAGACGTCATCTAGCCTCTCGAATTAGATAGGTTATGACAACACGCTTTCCACTGGTAATGGGCTCTGGTTTGTTGTATAATTCTCCATCATACATTATTATTTTTTTCGTCTTAGAATTGGTTTTACCATCAAAGGATTCGATCTTTTCTTCGTCAGGTGAATAAAACACTAATTCGCCTCCCTCACAATCCATGTCTAAAAAAACCGTAAGAACGCGCACCCCATCTATATCACCCTCATTCTCTTGATGAATGACAAAGTTCGATTCAACTGGCTTATTTCCCGCATTCGCATATTCTAGTTCGATAGTGTAGTCTGACGGTTTTAATTTTGTTTTCACGGGAAGCCCATGTTTATTTAATTTGTCTGAAATAAGAGGAAGGATAGTGGATATGTCTGGTGTTACCAGAAATCTTGATTTAGATACAAACCATCCGGGGGGTGATGCGACAACCTCTTTTCTAAACCAACCCAGTTTATCGTATTTCATCTTCATTTTCTCGATGAGTTGTTGCTTAATGCCTTCTGAAAAGACGATGATGGGGTCATCGACGGATAATTCTAGTACAACGGGGGCATCTGGTCCATACTTGCCTCCTTTACGGATACGTTTGCTACGTCTATTTTTACGGGTCAACATATCATGCATAGAGATTAATAAGAACGTATCGCCATAATGGCCGTATAGGCACCATTGTTGGACCCTCCAAAACTGTAGTCGTTGTAATTCTTCTGTTTCTGATGTAATTTTTTGTAACGAGTATAGACCGAACTGTCATAGACGTAATGTTGATTTCCCGACGCTCCATCTCCCGAATGTACATTGTCCGTGACACTCAATGACCATCGTGAAGCACCGGCCGTTCCTACCGAACCCTTAATCTGATTCGACCCACCGGGTTTACGTTGACGCATCAGTAAATCCCCTGCATTCATCGCCACACGAAATGGGGTTTGAGGCCATGACCTGGAAAACACGGGGACACCTTGGAACACTGAAGAGTTGGGAAATACTGTTCGTATTATGGTACGATCGAGTGGAATTTGACTGGCTTCGCCTAAAGGAGCCACGTTGGAGTTTCCCTGTTGAGTCGTGTTGGTTACTTTAGGTGAAATGCCCGAAAATCCTTTCATATATAGTATCCTTATTTTTTAAATTCAGACCATGCTATTTTTTTGGGGTCTACTCTGGGTACCGAAGGATACAACTCATCCGTGCGTTTCGATTCGGCCAATTTCCCATCAATGTAGATTTCTTTCAAGTACGACCCTACTAAAAAACTTCCTTCGTGTTGGTCCATCTCGTTGTTCTCAATTCGACCCAATACATCGATGAGTTTATCTAATATTTTGAGGTCCATGGATTCCTTTAGGATTAAGTTGTACAACTCCATATAATGGAAAAAAAGGAATCGACATTTTTGTACAGAGATTTTCTCAAACGATTCTTTGTCCGTTCGCAACAATTCTGCATACTCTTGTTTGAGCTGAATTAGGGCAATAATGTCCTCTCGTATTTTGGCACTATGTTTTAATTCACGTATTTGTTCGGTCTTGTCTACCACATTGTTTTTCTCAATCATTTGGCGTAGTTGAGCCTTGTCGTTGTCACTAAACATTATCGTTCCCAGCCATTATTTTTTTATAGATTGAACGTATGTTTGAGGCAAAAACAACAGGTCTTACTGCAGGTATGCAAATCAATCATATGAACAATACCCGTGTGGCGCAAAACAATTTAGCCAATGGAAAGCGTGGAGGCGCAGTTACCGTACCCCAATTTGCGACTACCGGTCCATCTGCGGGTCCGGGCGCGAATGCAGCCATTCAAGGTATGGCAGGAAACCAATTGCAGGCAAATGCACAGGGAGGATACAACCATTGTGTAGGGCAAGCAGCCGGCACCTGTGGAAATATAAACAAAGGGGGTACACGAAGGCGTTCGCGTAAAAAACGTTCACGAAAGAAAAAGGTAAAAAAGCAGCAAAAGTAACAGAAAGTACATGAAAGGGTTATACGTTTGGGGGTCCACATCAATAAAGGTCATGATACTGGTAAATACAACGACCAAGACCATGGCATATAAAATGGAGAGTGCAACCTTGTTCACGTAATCCATATGCTTTGTAAGATATTCTTTTGACGGAAATCATTTTATAAAACAATTTGTACACAATTTAAAAAATTGAATTAGAATGTATGCGTCTCGAATGAGAAAGCCCATAATGGAAAAACTTCCTCGTATTTTTATCCATAGTTTATTGGGATGTATCCAATCCTATTTATCTTTCACCGAACCCGATTGGGTTGATGTGAAACATGAAGAAATGAATAGGGATATCGATTGTGTAACAGACATTTATGATTGGGGTCTCTATGATGCTGAATCAGATACATGGACTGAATTAGATTAGATCGTACTTTATTTTTTACAAATAGACTCACTCAATCTTTCGAGTCGAGAATTCAAAATAAACTCGGTTACTTTCTGAGCATCTCTTTCATCTTCATAATATTTGTTTAGACTCGTCATCAATTGTTTTTTGTTAATGGGTTGTTTCGTCTTTTTGGTTTGGCGAACCAACTTGCTTTCATTGTTCAAGTCAAACTCATCGATTTTCTGATCCTTCATAATTGTCAACAATCCCTCCGACAAAGCCTTTTTGGCTTGATTGAGAGACCGCATTCGTTGACGCAGTTCTGCCATCTCCTCGTCTAACTTGACCCAATCCTTGATGTTTTGTTTCAACCGTTCCATTTGGTATACACAAAAATTATAATTTAAATCCTTTTGGTTTATTTGTTTTCAATGGGTCGAACCATTCGTGTGCACCATTTTTCCTCGGCTACATCGCTATCTTGTAAAGTCAACGTGTTGCCATCTGTTCTTGTCTAATGTTTGAAAAATCTTAAGCAACTTAGAGAAAAAAAAGTTGACTGGAACTTACGATTGGTTGGCGACCAGGGTTCGTAGTTAGTATAGCAACGATGTTCGCGCTCTAAAAGCTCTTTCATTCTCTATTGCCGTCGTAACATCCGCCCACGCCGCGTCCCGTGCCGCTCCTCGCGGTAGCGCAGACGCCACTTTGAGTGCTGCATTCGTAGCGTCTGACAGAACCGTTTTATTGCGTTCAATGTCGAAAAGCCGTGTTTTGTTTGGCGGAGCTTGGCAAGGTAGGATGCGAGCTTGCGTGAATTCCATGTTTATTCTCTTCTCAGAGGGCTAAAGTAATGTATTTGACCAAACCGCTTCAATTTTTCTTAATAGGATCAAAAAAACTTATCTGGTTGTCTTATTCCAGGAAAATGGCGGCCACCTCGTCGAAGTCTTCGAAGTACAGTACACCCGCGTTTCTCTCCTCGTCGTCTTCCGGAAGGTCGTCTTGGTACTCCGCTACCGCTGCCACACCTGCTTCGTACTCCGCCATGAGCCCGTCGCGTTCCTCTGCGGTCGTCGCGGCCCACCATTGCTCAAGCTTGTCTGCAGGGAGCAGGTGATGGCGGTTGGTTTGGCGGACGAGAGGAGGCCGGGGGAATCAGAACCTCTGCAAGCATCGCGCGGTAGTCGTAAGGATATTGGTCAGGTCCAACTGCAAACAAGCGCGCCAAAAGGCGTTCGCGGTAGACATTTTCGAAAGTTCGGATGCGTGCTTGCATGAAGTTCATTGTTCTCTATGGCAGAGGGCTGAATTGCTGTATTGTAAAACGATTCAATTTATAGAAACCTTTAAGCAAACCGAGACCAAAACGTGACAAGGGTTTAGGAACAAAAACAATATGTTAGAATATGAGATTCGCATACAAAACAATACGCCGCGCCGTCGGATCTTCAAACAAGTCGTGTCAAACTTGGCCATATGATTTCCATAGTGTATGTTGAAGTTTTTGTGCCTCCATTTTATATGCCATTCGTAGTTGGGTTGTATTCATTTTTATACCTTTGTAGAGTATGGCACTTACTTCAAATGATTTTCTACAAATGTCCCCCCTTTTCATCGCCGTATTCATGTTGATGACCTCTATGTTCAATGGTGACGTCAAAGGATTTGTATGGCTCGGATGTGTGATTGTGGGAATCGTCCTCATAATCTTTTTAGGTAATACCAAATTATTTAAAGCGGAAATCAACGATTGTCAAAAAGCACCGGCAATCATTGACCTTTTTTCCAATTATCCAAATCTTTCCGTCTCTACTTTTTTCATTGTATTCACCTTAACGTATTTGATTTTACCAATGTATCAAAACAAGGATTGGAACTACTACGTCATTGTTGGGTTTTTAGCAATGTTGGTGACGGATACTTTATTCAAACTACGAAATTGTACGAAGCCGATTGGCATTTTCTCAGGATTCACCTTAGGTGCTTTCCTTAGTTGGATCTCTTATATCATTATCCAAACAGCGGGTGGAGACAAATTATTGTATTATAACACCATCTCAAGCAATAACATTTACTGCTCTCGTCCCAAAAAACAACAGTTCAAATGTTATGTGTACAAAAACGGCGAAATCATTTCCACTTTGTAATAATATCGCCTCTATGTATGTATAAACGCGAAACCACTACCTCGAAAATAAATGGAATCGTAAATACCTTGGAACAATTTACCTTTAAAATGCACGCCGCACACGCCAAAAAGACCATTTTACTTCATCAAATTTATCCATCGTATTTTTTGGCAGTAGAACAACCCGATCAAAAGGGACTCCTCATCAATCACTATATGGGTACTGGAAAAACAACCACGGGGATTCAGTTCATGTATACCTTTTATCAAAAAAAGAAGATTATTGTATTGCCTAGCTACATTAAATCGGTGTGGGAAAAGGAGATTCAAGGATATGGTTTTGACCGAGAGATGGAGGAACACGGACTGGGCGAATACACGTTTCTCTTTTACGAAGAGGTATTGGATTTTTTTCAGAAGAACAAGGACATCCATGACACCATCCTCATTATGGATGAAGGACACCATATCGTTGAATTGATAAAACAAAAGTATACCGCTGCAGAAGTCATTACGGTCTTATCCGGCTTGAAAAAAATGGATAAAATAATGTTAATGACAGGTACTCCCTTTAGTATGGATGAATTTGATATTACGTATCTCATCAATATTGTAGCAGGTACAACGCTTCTCCCTTATTCGAAAACGGAATTTCGAAAACAGTTCTTTTATACCAATAAACTATCTGCGTTTTTTAGTGGTTATTTCAGTCCGGTCTTTACGTCTAAACTTCCACTGTATACGGGGTTTGCTTTTTTTGCAGTATATATGTGGGATTTTGTCAAATATTCGACCGACATGTCCTCGAAAATGATGCCCATTCAATATGATCTAGACTATCAGGATTGGAAATACCGGAAACGGATTAATGGTACGTCAAAGGAAGAGGACGACTATTATGAGGGTGCTAAATTAAGTACGGTCGCCCCCAGTGTGAATACCATGACAACGGTGGCAGCCTATTTAGCCTTGTTCAATATGTCGATTGCTACCACGGCAGCCGTTCCCACCCTAATGATGCCCTTAATTCCGGTATTTCTTGCTATTTTCTTATCCGTCTATTGTTACATCAACCGATTGTCTGAATTGGAAAATATTAAACTCTTGAACCTCACAAAATTAAGTAAGGTGATTTCTAAATACATTAGTTATTATGAAGTGCCGAGTGACACCAGTGGGTATATCAATCATTTAATTACCTATACATCCAATGGATTTAGAAATCAACACAATTCGTGTTATTCGTCGACCCAGTCCAAGATAAGTAACAAAACGTTGTGTTGTCCCTTTTATAAAAAGAGAGTAGCCAATGGAAGCTTCATGTTTCCAGAAATCAAAATCACACAATCCTTCATTACGTATAATCCTGAACAATGCATGCTCTTTCTGAGAATGACCTATAATATGTTAAGCCATGATGATGCCTATGACTTGAAACTCACCTCTTTGCCCAAACTGGATAAAAGCATCGATCCGGATATGTATGAATTGGATAAATCGTTGTCGACCCATGTAAAAGATTTATCCGTGTTCAAAGACAAGGGCCGAATCATTGGAAACATTGGACCGATCCCTCCTAAATTTGAGGCTATATATCAGACGATTGGAGAGGAACCTGCCGTGGTGTATTCCAATTTTTATGAAGAAGGTCTGTTATTATTTGAAAAGTTTTTGAGTCAAAAGACTAAAACCTATGCCCTTATTGAACCCTCCATGTCGCAAAAGTCCATCGACCACATCCTACAACGGTTCAAGACAACGGAGCGTTCCAAAGATAAAATCCAAATCATTTTAGTCCATCCTTTATTCACGGAAGGCATCAGTATCTTTGAATGTCGACAATTGCACATTCTTGAACCTATGCTAAATTATGCCCATTATGAACAATTGGTTGCACGTGTCGTCCGGTATAAATCTCATTCCATGTTACCTCCTGAAAAGCGACAAGTGAAGGTACACGTATGGATTACGACCGTCACGGATATCATTACCCGATTATTATACAACAAACTTGGAACAGAACATAATGAAATGATTGCATTATATACGTATAAAGGTACAAACACATTAACCCGATCATTAAATCATTTTTCAAGAAAGGTGAAATCCTACATTCAGCATTCGCCTGAAACAATCTATTGGAGTCGTCTCACTCAATACAACCAAGATATTACCCCCGATACGTTGGTCTTCAATGACCTGTTAAAACTGAAAAAGACGATTAAAACCTTTCAAGAAAAAATAAAAGAACTGTCCATTGAATCTTGTCACAATCAAGCACTCTGTAAACTGATGAAAGTCTCTCTCAAACAAATTCAAAAAACACGAAAGAAAAAAAATACTTATACAGAAGAACCTTATGACACCCAAATTCCTCGCGTGACGTGCAAGTAATTACGTTCGATTCCCATACATTACATTTGCAGGACTACATTTCCCAGCATAACACGGTAAGGCTGTTTTATTTTTCACGAAAAACAACGTGTCTGTCGTATAGGCAAAACGCACATTGTACGTACGATTGAACGATGCATTGTTTCCCGTTATCGCATTGTATTTGACGCGGTCTACGTAAGCACTACTTTGTACACTTCCTTCCGTGGAAAATCCAGGATTGTTCGGTTTGTAAATGGTTCGTTTGCACGCAGGTACATCCACGACGGCATTTTCTTCAAAGCAACTACTATCCGGTAATTCATTGTCGGGTTGCAAGGTATAATTGACCCCTGGAAGGGTATGGAACAACATTTTCTCCGAATAGGTATTTCCGCGCTTTTTCAAGTAAGCGGAATAGTTGGAATAATACGTGGGGGACAGATTGGTCGTTGCGGTACGTATAATGAATGGACAGCAATCGGTCTTGTTTTGTCCATTGTCCATTTTTCCAAGTCGTTTGAACGTGGTTCCCACAATCTGAGAGGTAGAACATTGACAACTCGATGGAAAGGATTTGTTTGTATTCAGTGAACTGGATACGCCTTGTTTACGGTAAATATGCATAGGACGTGCACTTGGATACGATAATCCGTATAAATTCGGAATGAAATTTTTCGTCATGATAGGAACATTGGTGACTTGGTTTTTACTTTTCTGAATCATTGTTTTAAAGCGATATTTTAAATCTATTCAGGTATCATGTACCTTCTCATTGCATTCTTGGCCGCGTTCATTGTTTACTACTTATTGCAAAAGCCTAAGGAATCCTATGAAAATTATGACGAAACGACCTGCTTGCAATTGGCTAAAAAAAACCAAGAAAACATAGACTCGCTTAAGAAAGAGGTGGATGACTTACTTGCGCTTCAATCCAAAGTTCAATCCATACAATCTTCTACCGATACCAATACGAAACAATTAAGCTCACTCGTGGATCAGGTCTACAAAACGCCGACGACATAATATATTTTGTAACAACTTAAATAAATTTGAAATATAGATTATGTGGAAGTAATGCGGTGTGGCGCAGTGGTTAGCGTGACAGGCTCATAACCTGGAGGTCATAGGTTCGATCCCTATCACCGCATATCGCGGTATGGCGCAGAGGTTAGCGTGCCAGGCTCATAACCTGGAGGTCATAGGTTCGATCCCTATTGCCGCGTATCAAGACAACTTAACGAAGTATAATGCGGTGTGGCGCAGTGGTTAGCGTGACAGGCTCATAACCTGGAGGTCATAGGTTCGATCCCTATCACCGCATATCGTGGCATAGCGCAGAGGTCAGCGTGCCAGGCTCATAACCTGGAGGTCATAGGTTCGAATCCTATTGTCACGTAAAAAGTAACTTCATTATTCAAGGTCGAAATGAATGGCACTGTAAATGCGAACATCATTTCTGAGCGTCTCTTGAGACAATTCGGTCTTGCAAATGGTACATCGGAGAATAGACGTATAATGTTTCCGCAAACATCCCATACAGATGTGAGCACATTTACATTCAAAGGTCGAATGGTCCCCTTCAATGGTGTCTTGGCACACCACACATACTCCATCGTAAAGAGCATTGCTGATGCGAATCGTCTCATACGTGTAGTTGACCTCCCATCCTTTTTGTTTCATCTTGAGGATGCGTCGCGAGGTGCAATGTGAAGTACACGTCGCCTTTTTCATCCGAATTTTTTCAAACAGGGTTGCATAGATGATGGAATTTCGCAAAGACGTAGGCATCCCATAGATATCATTCAATCTTCCAACGCAATCTAATTGGTTCGAATGAACAATCATCTCGTGTCTCGTCCACCATAACGCATTGACATCCATATCGTAGTTCTTGAATGGACAAATAAGTTCATCTCCCTCCAGTTGGACAACCATATCCAATTGGAGGACAAGGGGTACGTCTTGTAAGTCTACAATGGAATATCGATGGAAACGATAATGTCCGGATGGCATATCTAATCCAGACATGTAATGTGCATCAACATCTAAGGTAACCCGAACGTGATAATGACGTTGAATTTTGTTTAGCAATCGGCCGCTGTCTTGAGCCAACATAACGCAATCGACATCGTTGGGGACGACGAATCTTCCGGGAAACTCGGTAATCTCCACATCGTTGTATTGTTCTACATCATACTTTTGGCAAAACTTACGTGCATCATAATCGTGAATGTACGAGTCGCGTGCGGCACCTCCAAAGATTGTACCGTTGTAGTCGTGGCACATCGATACAATCCGTTTGACCATTTTCCATTTTTCTGCCATGATTCAGTTTACCAAGGAAGGTTATCCTTTACGTTTCGATTTTATTTAAAACTCACTCCACGATTTATAATTGAAAGGAGAGATGGTTAAATTCTGTTGCCAATACGCGACTTTTTGTTCTACTTTGGCGGGTTCCACCGCTTCTGGATCAACGCCGTCGGGTTTCTTTCCAAAACAATTGACGCCTAATTTTTGATTTGTGCGAATATTGTATCCTCCATTGATACCTGGAATCCCACATTGTTCCTTGTGGTCCGTCTCTTGGTATTTTTCCCAAGACGATTTCTGGGTAGGATACAAGACCATTTGGTCTTCTGACCATCCATATTCACACCATTCACCGCCATGATGGTGCGCATCTTTCACTTGGTCGAGTGTAGCTAATTTTGCACCATAGGATTTGCATATGGCCCTCGACATATTGTAGTCAAATTGTCCCTTGACATGATACGTTTGAGAACTACCATTCGTGTCCTTTTCCGTGGGTTCGACAATGTCTACGTTGACTTTGGGGGCATTGAATAGGTCGTTCAAGGTAGCGGTCAACTGGATTCCAAAGAAATAGTTTACGCCCAACAATACAATGATGCATATAAAAAACACCAACATTAGATACTCCAATGCACTATAACTGTTGGACGTTAAAATCACGCCTAACAATATCACAAGCGTTGGAGCGACAATGATTAAAGGGTTCATAGTATTTATACAGCTTTTTTTCTGTAAAATAAACAATACGCGTGTGGCGTAGACGGATGATGGACGCGTCTACATTGCGCATCGCTATACTCGTACCATACATCCGTAAACACGGTCGCCGTATAATGACCACCCTCGGTACCCCCATAATGGTTACACACACATTTCAACTCATAGTCCTTATACTGTAGTGGAATGTCTACCGTAGTATTGTTCTTTTGGTTGGAATTGGTAAATCGTTTCAGGACAATACACAAGAGTGGAGGAAGTGTTTCAAATTCATACCATTTAGGAACGATCTTCCCTTCGGACTCTACTTCTTCTTTATGTAAATAAGCACTCATACATTCGTCTAACGTGGTACGTACGGGCAGCAACAGCGTACAAAACGGTTCTTCGAGATGCATTGTACCTACATAGGATATCTTCTTTCCTTGAAATAAGGGACAGCTTAGTTCATCTAAGAGATACAAGAGAAATTCGTGGGCATCCGCCTGTTGACCTCGTTTAAAGGGTAAATGAGTATACACGGTATGTACGAAACGACCTGGTGAAATACACCCAGTTCCCATCATTTTACGCAAGTCGTTGTATTCTTGTATCAATACTTTGGAATGCGTTGTTCCATCCATCCATACGTGAAGTTCAGGTAGTGCCTGTAAACATTGTACTATAGAGTTGATGAAACACGTATTCCCCAAGTTTTGCAACATAACTAGAACAGTGGATAATTGTTTGTATAGTTTTAATATAATAGAAGAATAATGAAATACATTCTCCTTGGATGCATCGCGTTTGTCTTGGTCTTGTTTTATATGAATTCGGATACGTTTAATTTGAAATGTATCGTAGCACATCGAGATGGACATAAGTATTGTGTACGAGATTCAGATCGACTCCAGGAAAGTGCTGAATTGCTTGCAGAGGCCACGCAACGAATGAAAAAGGTCGTGAGTGGAATGCATCAAAAATATCCCCACGACGAACGAGTAAAACGATTAGTGGCCCATTTTAATCCGAACCGAATCGTAGAAACCCTTCCCACGAGTGAATATACCGCGTATAGTGAAGGAAAGGGTGCCAAATTAGCCTTTTGTTTGCGTAAATATAAATACGAGATGCAATTGATTGATATCAATACCTTGATGTTTGTAGCACTGCACGAGTTGACCCATTTGATGACGTCCTCCATCGGACACAAAAAGGAATTCTGGGATAATTTCACCTTTATGTTGGAATATGCCACGGAAGAAGGACTCTATAAACCCGTAGATTACGCCAAACATCCAAGCGAATATTGTGGTCTAACCATTGATAGCAATCCATTGTATTAAATCGATTTAAACCGTGACAATGCTTTTCATTCATGTTCTTGTATAAATATGCACCCAAAACACTGGAGGAATTTGATATGCCCAACAAGGAAAATTTGGAAGAGATTACGAATGTCCTGTTACTGGGAGGAGAACGAACCGGTAAAACGACTCTTGCAAATTTATTGGTCGATACATTTTCAAAGGGTGAAAATGTTCTCTACATCAATAGTTTAAAAGAACAAGGTATCCAATATTATCGAAATGAGGTCAAATGTTTCTGTCAGACCACCTCTTTGACCAAAAAAATGGTGGTCATTGACTCTTTGGATGAAATGAGCGAGCAGGCTCAACAAATCTTCATTAATTATGTAGATAAATACGGTCATAACATTTCGTTTATTGCCATTGGCACCAATCCCCAAAAAATCGTAGAAGGGATGTATTCTAGATTCGTCTTGGTGAAATTACAACCCACGCGTAAAGAATACATACACTCTTTGATGGAAAAAGTCATTCGTGCAGAATCCATTGATATAGAGATGTCTGCCATTCCATACCTCATCTCTCTTTCGAATGGAAACATCGGTACTGCATTGAATTATTTAGAAAAATACAAGATTTTAGGTATTCCGATTACGAAAGCCTACATTGAAAAAACACATACCGATATACACGCACCTCTTTTTCAAACCTATTTGCAGGAATTGAAGGACCAACAACGAATTCGAGCTCAACAGTGTATGATTCAATTGTATACAGATGGCTATTCGTTCTCCGATATACTGGATGCGTTTTATATCTTTCTCAAAGGGGACGAATCTCCCTTCCGGTACGAACTCATCAAACTCATTTGTAAATATGTGGTGATTATCAACACGATCCACGATCATCAGATTGAAATCCTTTTTTTCGTCGAAGATTGTTTAAACGTATCCCGCCGATTTCAATAAATTATCGCAAGAGAATACAATGTTACATATAATCTTCATAGGTCTGTTTCTTCTGTTTTACGGTTTAAATCGAAAATTCTACAGAAATAAACAATTCACATCTTATGTCAACATTATTGCAGCATTAGGCACCCTGCTCATAGGCCTTGGTATTGTTTATCAAGAATCCACTTTCAGAGATCAACGTGAAGATTATCGCATCAAGTTATATCTAACCTACCCCAAACTTTTATTAGAAGAAATCAATCAATTGTTTATCGAACATCCAGAAATGAACTATTATTACAATGAGTTGTTTTATGGTCAACCGGTACACGTTCAACGTCACGCCATGATGGAATCTAAAATAAACTTTTCCATTTTAACCAAAATGATGGAACAAGTGAGTATATTGAATTACACGACCGGTTTGGACTCTGGCATATTCAAAAAATCACTGGAAAAAATAGTTGCCGTCTTTTTTAAATCCGACACGTTCAAAGAATATTACGTGCAACGTTTCAAACGCCAATTTGCAAACCAATATCTCCAAAAATATATAACTACACGATTTGGGATATAAAATTGAATAGAATTCGATTCAATTGGGAAAGAGAACAATGAGGGTTCTTGAGATTCATCGGGCTACCCGCCAAGCACTGGCTCGGCTACCCTCCGACCTAAATCCACTCATCGTCTCCTTTATTGGAGGCACACGTATAGACTGGCGTACGTGCAAAAAAAAAGAGGCCTACGTCATCTACCAGTACTTTGAACGCAGGCGATTGTTTGTCCAAGAACTGATGGAACGACGTAGACGTAGAGAGATTCCACTAAACTATTCGATTTGTGTTTATCGTCCGTGGTACTCGTATATCCTTTGCTGGAATTTGTTCGCGGATTTCTGTGGTATGGTATGGATGTTTATAAACGGTCGTTTATAAACATTATACTTTTTCAGTTTTACACGAACGAGGATATCGCGCTGGCCATAATGGATTCTAATATAGAAGTTAAACATTTATCCATAGGTAGAGTATGCGATGGATTCTCACGTTTTTATTCGGCAACGTTCTTTCCATGAGTCCAAAACTATGTATCCATTGTAAACACTTCAGAGGGGATTTTTTCACGGATCAGCGGTTTGGAAAATGCGCAAAGTCTCCAGTCATTTCTGATGCGGATGAATATTTGGTGACAGGACGCATCAACAATCAAAAGAGGGAGTATAATTACTGTTCTATCGTCAGACAGTATAATCCGCAGTGTGGTCCCGATGGAAAGTTATTTGAACAAAAAAGAACTATCTGGTCGTGAATTGGACTATTCGGAGGAATATTGTTATCAGCGCTCTAGGTTCGTCCATTTTCCAAGATGAAAATTACATCGTTGTGTTGTTGATAATCTTTCAGTGCCTGTAGATATTGGTCTTGAGCTTCGATCATGCTATAATGGCTCTCTCGAATCCCTCGAATCCCTAACCATCGAATCCCAACCCATGATATCCATAGATATACCCCCAAGAAAAGAGCACAGAATATAAATAAGACGAACTCCATTGTTACAAAAAAAGCTAGTTCGTATACCCACTCAATTTTATAAATTAACACCAATGAACAATGAATTAGCAATAGTTCAGTTTATTTAAATCTACGTTTTTATAGCTTCATTAAATTTTATCGTAGCAAAAGGTGTATTTTTATTAATAACATAATTATTTGGCATATGATATATTTTACATTCTTCAATTAATTTATTATTTACAATTGGAATTAAAGTATTTTTATAATAATCTGTATGGATTCCGTGCAAACCAATAGCACTTTGTTCTCTTATGCCATAACCTGAAATATTATTAAGGTTATAATATTTACTATTCACAAAGTTATTAAACTCATTTTTATTGTAAATCCAAAAAGCACAATATGGATTTTTATTATTTACACAATATTTTTTTTCATTTAAATCAATAAAAGTATCAAATACTTCTCCATATAAATCTGTTATATATTCAATACCATCCTCAACTTCGATTCTTACAAATCCTAAATTATAATTCATTTCTAATAAAGTTTGGTTATATTCTAACCAATATTGTATTGCTTTATATGGAACTAAAATGTCATCTTCTATATACATAAATATATCATATTCATTTCTTTGTTGGCGTAATAGTTCTCTACATTTCCAAGTTAAATAAAAAGGGTGAATATTTGACAAATTATGATAAATTATTTCAATATGTCCATTAGTGTAATTATGAAGCATCCCTTCTTGTAAATCTAGATTATTTGTATGAATAAAAATATCTGTTGTATATTCATATGTATTTGTTTCATCGATAATATTATTAATAAAAATAATTCTATCAACTAAAAAATAAAAAGAAATATGTTTTGTAATTTTCATATAGGATGATGATATTATAAATATTATAATATCATCATTCAAACAAAGTTTGAAATGTTAAAAGGTGATTACTTCCAATGTATATGTTTGCCAATGACATAATTATTTTATATTTTTTTTAAAATAGTAAGACCATTGTTATTTGTAAAACGCTCATGTAAAATCCATTCAGGATTACTTTGTAGAAACTCTTCTATGGCTGGCCATAATCCCTTATTGATTTCTTCTACTGGAAATCCGCTTACCGCGGACTGCTCCTTTGCATTCCAACCGGATCTTATGGTTTCACCAAGCCATTCATCTACAGTTGTATCATGCATGATTATATATTTATTTGTTGTTTTGCTAAATTTTTCTAGTTCACGTTTTAATTGTCCATAGATGTGCCATGTGTCAATAAAGGTTAGATCGTATGTCTTGTCTAATTCTAGCAAAAGATTACTTTTCCATATATATTCTGTTGTAATATTTTCAGTAGATGTTGCATTTAATAACTCTTGTATATTACATTCATTGATATCATTGAATAGTATATACTTTGGAATGTTGTTTGTATTGGTTAACAGTCCATAGGTAAGTGCCCAACTACTAACACATCCTCTTACTCCTGTTTCGAAAACGCTATTACACTCATTTGCATATTTGTACAGAGTGGGCAAGTGCTCATTAATATCACTACGTTGTGAACATGCAAGTTTGTATTTGTTTTTGATTGTCTTCATTATTTAAGCATACATTTTTAATTAATTCATTCACATTAAAAAATGTAACCAGAATTTTATTGAACATTTTAACACCGCCAATGACTCTCGCAATTGACGCAAGTCACGAACGTGGTCATTGGTTCATCGGCCGAACGCGTTTGTAATTGATAGTAGGTACAATTGTTCTTCTTGCACTTGAAACACGTAAAGTCCGTCGTATTCGCTACCAATTTATGGGTGAACAGATGTTCATCTCGTTTTTCCTTTTTATGTATCATCTCACGCCATTTTTCAGGATTCAACTCTTGATGGGTCATAAAGGCACATTTGTGTGGTTCTTTCATCGAATGTATCATGGGGTGCGTCACATTGCACAAAAGTGTACGCATTTTAGTCAAATAAATTTCTGCAAACATCGGATTCGCCCACTTCCGAATGATTTTTTTTTCCGTAGCTTGTTTCACCGAATAATTGTACGCACCAATCTCCACGTTTTCGCTAATTTTTTCATCTTGGATGATTTCGTTCAACCGATTCCGCATCCTTTGGCGCAACAACGGTGAATCCGTAACGGTACACATTTCTATAGAAACACAGTATGGTCCTGTTTAAATCAATTTTTGTAGGGTTCTTCTTCCAATTCATTATCTGACACGACAAAATCATCCTTCAAATAACCGTGACTGAATTCACCTTCGACGTCCTCTTCCGATTCACTTTCGGACGCAAGGTCTTCGAATTGCATCGTGGATTCATAAAATTCGCGCCACATTTCAAGCGTTAAATCGCCTGCGGGATTCAGCAGGAGGCATTTCCCAAATAACAAGGGGGTATCCATAGGTGGAGGAAACTCAAACTTGTTTTCCGTACCCGCACGTCCTCGTTTCTTTGCGTATAAATGGATTTCATACGTGGGCGTTTTCCACGTATGTTGGAGCGTACCATACGTCTTGTGTGCCACCGTATCTGAGGTTTCTTCACCCGTTTCGTGAATAATCACACAGCTCATCTATGAATACTGCCTATTTCTATTTAAGTTTATTTTTACGTGTCTTTGGTGTTTGCCTTTTAGGTGTATATTTGAAAAAACGTTCCTTGAATTCTGCACTGTTGTGATCGAGTGTTTCGTACAATTTACTCTTTTCATCCATGATAGATTTTAGGGTGGGCTGAACCCCATAACAATTCATCCCAAACCGTTTCAACAATCCCTTTTGGGCAAGTCGATTTTCTTGTTGAACCCGAAACAATGCACCGGATAAACACAACAATCGGTTCTCATCAAAATAATCACGATCTGCATACATAAACGCTAAATAGTAGCTGAGTAAAGTATCAATGGTACCCACTTTAATTTTTTTATGTCCATCTTGTATTTCATTGTAGCTATGACACGCAACCGGTTCGTATAAAAAGGCCACATAATCTTCTTCTACGGAAACGGAGTAGTGAGTCGACACCAATTCACCAATCGCTTCATGTTCTTTGACGGTAGCATCGTAACCACCTTCCTTTAATACTTTGACAAGTTCATGGGCCGTGTCCTTTGGGTCATTGACCAACACATCAAAGTCCGGAAGATTTGCCAATCGAGGAATTCGAGTGTGCTGTGTGTACAAGGCATTTGCATAACCACCAATAAAGACTACATTTTGGTCTATGAAAAAGTGTTTGATGGTTTGGAACAATTTATCCTCGTGGCGCCGATTCGACATTTTTCGTTGTACCGTGCATTTTTTATACACCAATGGATAATGTTTGTTCAAAGCATTCAACCGTCTCAACACCTTTTCCCATCTAGACACATCTCCTAGAGGCCTAGATAACTCCAAATACATGGATTGCCTTAGGAAATTGGCTGGGGCATACAACAGTCCCTTTTTCACAATCGCGGATTTCAAAAGCATTTTGTAAATCTCTGGATGTAAATAGGTAATGTCCGCAACCCCCAACCGATCCACGAATACTTTGAAGGTGCCATGATGTACCCCCGATTTGGCTTCCACCTCATACCCTTTCTTGGCAAACAAATCAGTGAGATCTGTGGCTAACTTCAAGGGTTCTGTACAAAAAAAATCATAATCGGGTAATTGATAGTCGTAATCGTAAAACTGGTCCTTTTCGGGTAAAATGTTATTGATGGCCGTACCCCCATAAATGATACACTTGTTTGTCTTAATAAACTGTTCAACCATTTGAATGACATTGGACATCGTAGGCGAATGAACCAACTTCTCACCCACCCGCTTTTCAATCTTATCTACCGATGCGTGTAAAATCGCAAGTTCACAATCTGCAAACGACAAGTTCTTACACATAACTATTCTAAATATTATATTTGGATAGTGTATGAAGACAAGGCGGGTGTTTAAACCCCAAGATATGAAAAGCGGTGACGGCATGCTTACCACCGTATGGGGACCGAGTCTGTGGCATTATTTACATACCATGAGCTTCAACTATCCTGTCCATCCCACCGCACAAGATAAAAAACATTATAGAGAATTTGTCCAATCCTTAGTACACGTGTTGCCTTGTAGATATTGTCGCCTGAATTTGGTGAAAAATTTCAAGACGCTTCCCTTAAAGTATTCTGATATGGAAAGTAGAGATACGTTTTCTCGATACGTCTACAAATTACACGAGCTTATCAATACCATGCTCGGAAAGAAATCAAACTTATCCTATTGCGATGTTCGTGAACGATATGAACATTTTCGGGCAAGATGTACGGTCAACGAACCTCCCAAAACCGAAAAAGGATGCACCGTCCCTTTGGTCGGAAAAAAATCCAAAGGAGTGATTCGAATTGTTCCCCAAGAAGAGAAGTGTGAATCCCTTCAGATTGACGCTCAGTGTTTAAAACAGTATAAAAATTGAACCGATTTACAATACATATCTCGAATGAAAAATGGACGAAATCGAGCAATTTCCCGAGGATATCCAGTATGACATCCGTAAGGCGCTCGTCCACAAGGATCCGAATGTGAACGAAGCACTGGAAATGTACATCTGTGCGAGTCGACACCTAGAGCAATCTGAACAGAAACTTAATGATTATCGAGTCTCGATTGGCGAACCTCTCATTGCATTCTGGTGTCACGAGACTCGCTCTGTGATAGGTCCAAAGCTTACTCCAGAGCATATAGACCACAAGACGCAGTTGTGCGACTTGATGTCCCTCGCTCAGTCAATCCATTTCAAAGCTTACCGCGAACTCCTGGTTCAACTCTATGGGGAAGAAGTGGTATCATTTAATGAAATGCTAGAACGACGCCAAGAACGGGGTTGAATGTTATTTCCGTTTTTTGAAGGTGGGTGCGGAGGGATGGTCGTTCGCCTTTTCACCCATGACCGCAGAGCTAAACGTATGCATCAATACATACAACACAATGGTGGGCACCAAGATGCTTATCATTACAGATGTTACCGTACTATACATGGCAATCCCTACAGGAAACGCGGGTGTCAGAAGCAGAGCAAGAGCAAGCACCATCAAGGCCACAATGACGGAAATGAGGGCAATCAATAAATCGGACAAAATATTCATAATGTTAATCACTCCTGATATGGTGGTATTGTAGACGCTCATCGTGATAAAAAGGGACGTTAATGCAATGCCGTTGACCTTTGATAATCCATCTCGGACATGTATGACAATTTCAATCAAGGGAATGATGAAATACAACAATTGATTGTACAAAGAGGCAACCATTTCCCCCAATTGGTCCTTTAACCATTGCATCAGTTTCATAAACGTCATAATGGCCTCAAGCACCGTATCCATAAACTCAATCACTAGATAGAGACAAAATTCAAAGGGCAACATGGCGATATTGAAGACCATCGAAGCATCTTGTTTGATACAATACGAAAAATTATCGATAGTATTGTCCATGGTACTCACACCTGGTTTGGGCATGATCAGACCCGCAAATGGCATATAAATGGGATTGCATTTCGATTCATTCCAGTTGGCTCGAATCTGTAAGAGGAGTGATTGGTAGGTCGAATAACTAACAATGCCAAGTGTCACTGCGCCAATCCCTAAGGATATCACGACATCTCCCCCATACAATTCAAAATAGCCTCTATTTTGATAGAGTGCCTCCATCTCTTTACGCTGTAAAAAATATTTATAATTTACCTATCGTACGAATCATTCCGCCAGGGATACCATCCCACATACTTTCAAAGGTATACTGAACCGCCGTCATAATGTACATAATCGTCGTAATGACCCCGGAAATCTTTCCTTGTATGTCCATCAATTTGACAATGATAATGTTAAACTCTATAATGGTATTTAAAAAAACACCGTAAATCGATTCAAAAATGCTGGATACGTTGAAATTCATTGCAGAAGATTGTTGCGTTGAGGCCATCATATTGTCATTGATACTACCCATCATATCGACCGTCATACTTTGCAAATAAGAAAAAGGTTGTGTAATCGATGGAGCAAAACTAGACATCATCGTTTGCACACAATACGAAAAGTTGTCTTGCGTACTTACAGTAGTTCCTTTGGGTGCAAAATATCCCGCAAAAGGCATCATCGCTGGATTACAACGGTACATGACCCAATTATCCTGAAGCGACTGTACACTTCCGTTGAACGAATCCACGATCAAAAAAGCTGAAAACATGGCTACAATAAAGATGGATTGAATCCAATCAATCACCATTACTAATCGTCGAGGTTTTTTTAGCAGAAAATGCCTGTATTCGTTTCTCACGTAGTTCGGCAATTGTTAATTTCTTGTCGGGTTCTTCCACAGGCAACTTGTCTTCAGGTTTAATTTTCTTGCTATCCTGTAACAAGGATTCCTCATACGCTTGGTTTTGGTCGTATCGTAAATCATACCACGCATCCATTTTTTATGGTCTTGGTTGATTCGTTTGCGATTCAATTTTTTCCCGATTTTATCTATCCCTTACGTATGATTGGTTGGACACACTGGGATAAGCATCTTTCAGAATTTAAAGGAAAGCCTGTCCATATTCTGGAAGTGGGTGTCTATACAGGTGCTGCAATGGAAAAATTTGCCGAATGTTTTTTAGATGTGGACCCAAATGCTCATTATTATGGAGTGGATACATGGGAAGGTTCGCCTGAATACACAGATATCGACTTCAAAGAGATTGAAAAAGCCGCCATGGACATTAAGAAAAAATCCCCTTCTAAATCGAGAATCCACATCATGAAAAAAAGTTCTGCCGTTGCTTTACCTATGTTATTATCCAAGGGGATCACCTTTGATATTATTTTTATCGATGCTTCTCACGTTGCCAAAGATGTGTTGTTTGATGCAGTATTATGTATGAATATGCTTAAGGAAAATGGAGTGTTGATTTTTGATGATTATTTATGGACCAAACTAAAACCGGCCATCTTTACGCCGAAACCGGCCATCGATTCGATTATGAAAATCTATGAACCTGAGATTGAAGTGTTGTATTCAGGATATCAAGTGATACTCAAAAAAGTGCATCCGAAGAGTTTCCCTACAAAAAGTGTAGAAAAAACGAGAAAGAACTCCCGCACAAAATCGACCGTACCAGATGATTCGACACTCAATACAATCTAGACAATGTATACCATGCGTCTTCCATCTCATCGTGGAAATACCATGCAGCATATCCCTGTTGAAAGTATTCTGTCTTGTCTAACAAAGACGAAAACTTGTCCTTGCAAACATCCGTCCAATAGTGCGATTTATCCGAAAGCGTTTCATTCAAGGGGGTTTTATCATGAAGATAGACCGCGCGGGTTTTCTGATAGTCATCATGGGCATCGATGCAAATCCTTAGTTGTTCTCGGACAGCCGGGTCGACGATTCGTTGCCTGAGTTTTTGCTTGTAGAATACGGATAGATTAAAGAGACCCAATGCCTGGTTGTATTCTCGAAAATGGATAAACACCGGCTTACAATACCCGCGAATAATATCCAAGACGTCAGAGGGGAGTTCCCGGTCAAGAGGTATGATAGAATCAATCTTCTCTTCATACTTCTTCTTGCGTAACCACATAGGATAGGGGTCCATTTTTTTATGAAGGACTCGCCCTTCATCTACCAGAATGGAGAGTTGATTCTCGGCCATATGCCCGCACCATTCCGTGTAATTACACGCTTCCTCATTCTCGGCTGTCTTGTCCTTCTTGTATACTTTCCATAGTTTGGAATAGTGATCAATCGCGTCCATACATCTTTGGATAGAGGCTTGGATTTCAGGTTCATCGATTCTCTCCTTGAGATTGGGCAATTCATCCCACCTCGACCGTTTAATAATCGTCTCGTAATCCATGTTTACATCCAATACCAGATTACGCGACCTTCAATTTTATTTTGAAAAAAATCTCGTAATCTTAGAAGACACATTTCAATTCAGCGCGGGCCTTGCGTAGTTTAGCGTACGCCTTTACCCAGCGCACATTGGCGCCACTTGCGCCCGTCATAAATTCAATCTGTGCGTCACGGCACAACCTTTGTGCATCCCTATGGGAATGAAGGAACCCACTAACGGTTTCTGATCCAGACATTCCAAAGAATTCGCGGATATTACCAATCAGTTCTTTGGGAAGTTCTTTTGATATTTTCTGTTTCTTTTCAATGGACATTTCGTGTTTTAACATCTGTCTAGGGATCGTTTTAATTTTAATAGTTGTCTCACTTATACCGTGAATGCCCACATACGGTACATCAGTTCAAAGAATCATAGAACTCGACTACCTTGGGGTTTGATTTAATCTTTTCCGGTTGGAAATTCAACAGATATAATCCTTCTTTGGTCTTGACGCGTGAAAGAGCCACATAAGTTTGACCATACTCAAAGATGGATGTGCCAATGTCGATTTGTGCGTGCGATAGTGTACACCCTTGTATTTTATGAATCGTGACGGCCCACGCAAGGACCAATGGATATTGAGCGATGGCTATTGTTGGATGCGCATCGGAATGGTAATAACAAAGTTCCATCGTTTTTGTACATCCATTCGAAAAGAGGACCACAGGGCGGTCATTGATAATATCTACAATGACCCCTTGTGACCCATTGCAAATCTGATGGTCCATATCTATATTTCGAGTACACATCACTTGTGCCCCTTTTTTGAGCAAAAGGGTTTTGCATAAATGATGGTGTTTCATCAGTTTCTCCACTTCTTGAGCAACAACTGGAGTCGTAACGCGTTCTATTTTCGTTCCATCAGGGTATGTGGTCATATCCGTGCGAATCGTGGCTTCAAATTCTCGTACCGGTGTCTTCAATTGGTCGAACATGGATTGATTGATAAAATCCGCTTGTCTGCGTAATGGAACGACCTTGGTAATCGGATGTGTCGACTCTCTTACGTATGTTTCAAGCACTTGAATGCTCTCTGGGGAAAGCTTTCCTTTTCGTACTTGCATCAGAAGTTCAATATAGGCTGGGTCCGATTGGCGAAAGAACGTCGTTAACTCGATATGGTTCGGTTTGGGAAAGACTTGAAACCATTCTTTTGATTCAAAACAAAACCCATCTTTTTCAATTGGAGGGAGTTGGAAGAAATCGCCCACAAACACCACTTGTAGACCTCCAAATGGACGTCTGTTCCCACGCATCTTTTGACCGATGAGATTCAACAACTCAAACATTCGTTTTGACATCATACTGACTTCATCTACAATTAGGATATCTGTCTTCCAATTTTGTTTCAACGTTCTAGTGTTCAGAATACGACGAAGGATGGCCTCGTCCGTCGTATTCATCATATAAATTCCACTCCAAGAATGAATGGTTTTGGCGCATTCTAACAATACCGCAGCACACCCTGTCAACGCACATACTTGACACGATTTACCTCGAGCGGTAGAATGTTCTACCATTTTGTGAATGAGGAACGATTTACCGGTACCGCCCGGACCCGTGAGAAACACATTTTGTCCTTGGCGATATAAATCGAATGCAATTTCTTGGTCGTTTGAAAACATATTGTCCATGGAGAGTACAGGTATAAAAGCTTCAATTTGCTATTAAATGTATCGTCAAAACTTAAACTATCCTTGGGTATTTACTTATGTACATCACTTTTTCAAAAATACAGAATGCTAGAACCGAAAATATCCTCTTTCAGTATTTGTTTACGAAACGAATCTCCATTGAATTTGGTCATATCTATGTTCCAATCGAAGAATTCGACCACGAGGCTTTTATCCTATGCGACTCTAATGCGAGGGATGTGCTTGAACACCGCATAGATATTTCGAATCAACATATCCTTTGCGATGGTTTTTTTCAACAAAGCGACTACTATGTACCTTTACGGGATACCTTACTCCCTCTATTGTATACCACAGAAGACTACTGGTTTGTAGAGGGAAAGAAATAATATATGAAGAGTTTTCTAACGGGTACCTTTACGTTCACCGATAACGATGTTGTGGTTTCCTTACGATTGGATGACTTTATACAATTACCTTGTGCTACGAGTGACATTATACCCCCCACGCATTATTTAACCATACTTGAAACCTGGAATTTTGACACGTTGTACATTGTTTGTGATACCATTCGGCATGAATGGGAAAAGAAATATCTTGCTTTTTTTTTGAAAAATGGAATCCCGTTTTCCTACAAAATTCGCTCTTACAAGACTGCGCAATGATGAGAGACTGTCCGAACCTGTTACATAGTAATAGTACTCTATGCTGGTTTATGAGCTTTGTGTCAACCAAACGATCGCGAATCATACCGCAAACACATTTTTATCAAGGACAAAATCTAACGAAAATAGAAGAAAAGGATATCGTCCTTCAAGTGAATCCGCTTAGGCATCAAGAGGTATACCAACTACATATCAATCCTTTCTTGAAAACGTGTATCTACCCCCTCTCTTATTGTATTGCAGATGAGTGCATTGTAGACGAAACCATTCTTGAACATAAAACATCTCTCTTTCCTGAAAAGACCTATGGTTTTGAAGACGAAACTGCTTATCATCAAATGTATCAGTCTTGTTTGTTTGCACATACTCGAAAGAAAGGGGGATGGGATTGTCTTCGTCACTATGAAATCATGGCGAATGGATGTATTCCCTTATTTAAGGACTTGGAAAAGTGTCCCGCACAAACACTTACAACCTTTCCCAAACAACTTGTACAAGAAGCGTCTCGATTACTTCCTTGGAATGACAAATCGTTGTATGATAGCTATGTAAAAAAAATGTTGCAACACATTCGTGAGCATTGTTCGGCAAGTGCAACCGCAGCCTACTTTTTGAAAACCATGAACGCTTCACCCAAAAATATATTGTTAATCGTTGGACATCGAGGCGTCAATTACACGCGGGAAACCTTTTGGGTAGGATTGAAACGGCACATTCAGCGTATCGGTGGAGTGGCAATCGAATACCCTAAATTGGACTATTTGTATGAGAACTATGGGGATACAAAACATCTGTATGGAAATGGATTTACCTATACGCGTCGTTTGAAAGAAGATTATAATGATTCGGATGTCGTACAAAAAGTAAAAGACAACTTTTTTGATATGATTATTTACGGAAAAGTGGGACCGGATGAGCTCCACGAAGGTTCTCATCCAAATATGCCTTTATGGGAACACGTGTTTAAACGATACGCGAAACATCAAATCGTCTATTTGTATGGTGGCGACGAGTGTATCGATTTGACCACTCAGAATCGATACAGTAACCATATTCTGTATCATTCACAATTTGCACACTGTTTTGTACGTGAGTACGTTTGACAAAAAATGTTTGTGTTCATACGCGGATGAGGTAAACATCCCAGTACTCCGTCTCGTTGTAGTACAGAATGAATCTGTCGAGCAATGAGTGAAAAGTCATGTTCTCTGCAAATAAATCATCGACACAGGAATCCTTGAAGAAGACGGTGAAAGACTTCCCACACACATTATAATCTGGAGTGGGGATTAATTTCACTTCGACCTTTTCGACGAATCGGGGGCCGAATGCATGAACGACATCACCAACCGTCGTCTTTGGAGGTGTGTACGGTATGTAATAAGCGTGTTTACTCATTTCTAGCAATGTTTATACAGTGTTCAAATAGAAACGGTTTCAATTTTATTCGATGGATTGAAGCGACATGGTGGTGGTTGGGGTGGATGGTTTGGTGTGCTCCACTGCTCTTATAAATTCAGGGTTATGATAATGGGTTTCGATAAAATGGACAAAGGCCGACCCATTAGCTTGAACGGTTGGATGGGTTTGTATATAGTTTTGGTTAAACACAATGTTGGCGAGGACCACATAGGACAAGACATTGGTTTTTTCTCGAAAAGAACTGGGCTTTTGGATGGATGCATACGTAAGACCCATATGATGAAGAACGTTGACCATATGCCGCATCGAATACTTTTTCTCTTGTCTCAACAAGATGGATACGGGAATGGAAGTGTAGGCTGAAATGAGGTAACAGTTGAGCGTACGTGCCCATACCTCACAATAGGCTTCGTATACATTCACTTTGGATTGGACGGGGAACAATTTGAGGATTCTCGGTACGAAGATGGGGTTCATCAACGCTTGTTCGAAATGAAAATAGTGAAAGCATTCATGAATAAAGACCTTTAACCATTCCTCTTTTCGGTACACTACAATTTTTTCATCCGAGGCGTAGCCCGTGTTGACGTGTGCTTGTCCAAACACGTGGTCTTCGGGGTACTCTTTTTTCACGGGAGATAACAAAATGTCGGCTCGCAATGGTTTGTTACAAGGCAATACAGACAAAATGCTTGCAATATACTGCATCCTTTGGTCGCAATTCCCCGAAGCATAAAAAAACTGTACCGTATGTTGTAGATTATGTTCATTCCACGTATACCGACTGGATTTCGTCAAGGTTGCAAAACTAGCTTCGACGTCGGGTGGACACGAATAATTGTCATCCAGTTTTACGTTGTCTATACGCTCAAACTTGGCTACATTAGGCCTCATTATAAATTTCTCCATGGTGGTAGTGTATATTATATCCTTGACTATACACTTTTATCGGAGGAAAACAAGATAGAAAAATCGGTTTGCAAGGGGAATTCGCCTACCTTATTGTACAAACGGATGCGAAGTCTTTCCAACACCACTGGAAACTCGTACTCTCGATGAAAGACATACGGAATTTGAATTCGTTTTTCATTCAGCACAGGAATGCACGCCATCGTATGCTTTGTTTGACCTGCATATACCCTTTCCGGTGTAAAATTTTCTTGATAATCGTAGACTTCAATGTACAAGAGTTCAGTCAAGTGACCATACGGTGCTTCGGAGACCACTTCATGTTTGGCGGTCAGGGCATTGTATTCGCTTTTGTAGCTTGGTAGTCTGAACCCCATGATCCATCCGATAGACTTGTATTTTTTCCCGAAATCAACCGTGAACGGTTCGGACGATGACAATACGGAGTTCGAATGCACTTTCAAGGTGATATCTGCAATCGTTGGAAGCAGTTTTTCCATTTCAGTTGCCGTGTACGTTCCATCCGGTAGATGCACCTCCAGGTCGTTTAGATAAAACAAGGACTGTTGACATTCCTTCCAGACGACCGGAATGTCCAAAAATTCCATTTGCAACGAATGCACTCGAATGGGTTCATGCAAAACACATACAAAATCATTCAACTTACTTCCAGGTGCTCTTTGTGTAGAATCTACCGTAAACATATACCGTGTCCACTTCTCTTCAACTTCGGGTTTCGGAGGTGGCGTGGGAATTTGAGCTTCCGACAATCGTTGCATCGCTTGCCCTAAAAATAGAGCCAGGTTTTGCTGAGTCGCAAAATCACTTACCGAACGCATCAACTTATCATGCAAGGTGCGTTCGGCGTTCACAATTTGATTGATCGTGTACCCTGGTTCAAGCCGGAATAAGTTCTCCAACTCGGTGTTGTCGTAATGGTCAATATTCGTATCCAAATTCATTCTGGACTTTTATTGGATTCTTTTTAAATACATGACCGTTTCTTCATAATTTTCTTGCGTATTCAGTTTTTGAATGATTTTGACCCGCTGAAGTGGCGGTAAACGTGACGTGTAGACCAAGGCAATCGGTGAGGTCGGGTCTAATGTTTCCACACGCATCCCATGGACCAGCATAGAGGTATGCGCCTTGATCAGCACATTGTACAGCGGTTCTCCGTGGTAGTCGACCAACGACACGGTGTTTCCGTTCACCAAGTCACGTGCTTTCACGCGGTCATGGTTGAAATAGACCCGATGGTTCATACTCATATACGTGTCTTGCGTAGGCGTGTTTGTAAACGCATAGGCTTGAATTTTCACCAAATAAGGGTCGTCGTGTTTGGTTTTGGTCAGCGTAATGGGTTGACCATTCAAGGTATGTTTTCGGGTCAGCGTTTCAATGGGGAAGATGCCTTGATCCGTCTGAACCCTCGTACCAGCGATAAAACAAATGTTGGAGACGGGAACACCCGTGTGAAACTTCACATAATGCGGGAAGAGCGAGAATTGGAGTCGGTCGTAGGTGTATTGGGTCACGTAGACGTTAATGTCCAAAAAACTCTGGTTATACTCATCAAATGCGCTGGGGTCAATAAAAGACAAAGATTCACATAGGGTAAAATCGTAGATAAATAGAGGAAGGTTGTAAAAGGCGCGTGCACCAATATGGGTCAATTGGGTTGGTGGGGCCATGCTGGTAAACGAACACTTGGCAAAGACGTACTCTTCCAATACTTTTAAGTTAGGGGGGAGAATGAGCATACCGCTCAATGGACAGCCTCGAAAGGCAGATGCCCCAATGGTTTCAATGGAGTGTAAGTTTAACGCTCCGGTCAATGCACAGTCTTGAAACGCAGACGAACCAATGAAGGTCAGTGTATTTGGGAATACGATGGTTCCAGACACCTTTTCGGGTTTATTGAAGGCATTCGGGTCAATACCCACTACAGTGTAATTAGTGTCTCCAACAGTTGTGATGGAAGGTATCTGGATATTTTGTGCGGATAGATTAATGCCGGTTACAACGGCCATGGATCCATCGTAACGATACTTCAGCTGAATGTATTGAATCTCCAGGTCGAATTGTGCATAACCCGCCTCATACGTAGATGTTTTTTTTTGAGATGCCAGAATGGTCGCTTTCCCTGCTTTGATACCTGTAACTACATTCACGTCAATCGATGCGTAGTCGGGTTGTAGACTTTCAAACAATATAGTATCCGTACTATTGGATGATGCGCTAACCGTGAAGGAATCACCAACCAAAATAGAAGATGGATGAAAATAAAATGTAATAGTTGTCGGGTTCAAGTTTACCTTTAAGGTATATGTTGCTGTTCCAGAATCATACATATCGGTTCCCGATTGGGTTGCGGTAATGTCTGTGGTACCTTCGCTTACACCATACACTTCCCCAGTGTTTATAGTCACCGTGGCTGTGTCTATATTGCTTGAAGTATATTGTATAATTCCATCTCGATTCGAAATTGCACTTATACTTTGTGTTTTCCCCACATATACTTCGTATTCGTCCGCTTCGAAGCTAAGTAGTGTATGATTAATAGACGCTGTATACTCAAGACTAGCATTGGTTGTATCGTACTCACCATTTTGTGTGATGGTTGCTGTAATCGTAAAGTCTCCAACAGCATTCACTGTTGCAGTGGCTGTAGTGGTGTATTCCGTGGAACCTTCTTGAGTGGAATCCAATGGTATGCTAATGCTTACATTAGCAGGTGAGTTATAACTAATGGTACCCGCACTTGGAGAGCTTGTAGTCAATGTAATTTCAGCACCTACAAGCACACCTCCTTCTACTGGAGTACCGCTCAAGGTTAGGGTTGGAACTACAATATACGCTGTAT